ATCAATCTTGCGTTGGCGAAACCCTTGAGGTTTACGATGGATGTTCTTAACCCAACGCGTCACGCTCGCCACGCCAACATCAAACCGGGCCGCCACCTCGGCTATCGTAAGTCCTTTTTTCTCTCTAACAGACAGGACTTTACGGCGGAAATCCAGTGAATAGGCCATCTTTAAATTATAATCAAAATTATCTGGTTGTGCTATAGCTTTGCAGCGTTGATTTCCCCCGTAGACGCAATTCCAGCGGTAGACAGGACAAGCGATTGCCGGAAATGGCCTGGAAATAATGCAGACGTGCGGCCAAAGTGCGAATGCTGTTAAAGCCAGTGGTACGGAAAATAAAAATTCCCAGAGGATCATCATCACCAATCACGACATTCAATCTGCCGTAGGGTTTACAGGCTCCACCTTTGGCAAGAGCACAGCCATCTGGCGAGGGGCAAGGAAAAGCAACCACCCCTTCTTCCGTTCTGCGCCGGCAGGTTTCACCATTGCCGACACATAATGGTCTGCCGGTATTTCTATCGAACAAAGTATATTCCGCACGGAAATTCAACTCCGGTTCATTGAACATCAAACGGATCGGGATACTGCGGATTTTTCCGCCCTGTGCCTTGCGCAAGCCTTCATCATACGGATGCGGCAGCCACCCTTCCCTGCTCTGTATCTGGCTGGTGATGGTAAATTGATCATCCTTTTCCGGCAAACGCTTGCCGTTTTTCTCAACGATCTTACCAATCGATATTCTTCCGAGTATTGGCGGTGTAATGGTTAAACCTTTTAGCATGCTATGCTCCTTTACGGTAGTTTGATCGGTCTGCCTGATCATGATCAGGCAGACGCATAGGTTTGAACGAAGAATCAGGGCGATTGAGGTGAATCAATGACGACAAACCGGCGGCTACCCGCTTTGCTCATCGAATAGCGCTGCAACAGATCAGGCTGCTCTTGAAGTAGACGGGTTACATCAAGGGAAACGCTGTCTTTGCTTTTTTTCCAGCTGACCTCCCCTGCTATGAACTTTGCCCGGCTAGCCTCGCCCATGACTTGCTGGATGGACTGTTTGTATTGCGCTTCCAGCTTCTGTAACTCCACCAGACGCTGGCGGACACTTACGAGATCAGTAAACGTTTTTGACAGGAGCGGATTCTGACTGAAATCCAAGGTAGCACCACTGTCTGCTGGGTACAAACAGCGTAAAGCCATTTCTGCCGATTCAGAACCATCTGCCGGCGGTGGCGTATCGGATTCAACGTAGTGCCAGAAGGCCTGCTCCAATCCAATCAGGCGGTCGATCAAGGCGTCATCCCGCTGAATTCGATGTATTTCAAGCTGTTGTCCACCTATTAACACCGCCACATCAGCCGCATATTTCCCGGTGACTGCTAACTGATGGTGAACCTGTAGCTGAACATACTCGGGTACACCCTCTTTCCACAGCTTCGCGCCATGAATACCGGCTGTTTTACATTCTAGAATTTGAACCTCACTAGAACCGATGACTTCGCGGTCGATGTTGGACAGCATCCAGGGCAGCTCGTGATGCTGCAGCACCGCATTGATGCGCCGTACCCGATAGCCAGTTTTCTGGGAATAATGAGTAGCCACAATCGGCTCCAGTATAGTGCCCCAGTAAAGCGGGCTTGCTTCATCCTGGGAATCGGCTTTTGGCAGATTGCCGTCACGACCTGTTTTCTCCAACCAAAGCTCTAGTTGCGATTTATAGGGATGCAAACCAACGGCAGCAGCGGCATCCGAACTGCCGATGCCTTGTTTTCTGATCGCGAGCCATTCTTCTCTGGGCATCGCTTTGGTACGTACCAGCTTCAAGGCTGCTTGAGCCTTGGCGGGTACATGAGTGGGTAGGATTGACATGACTTTCTCCTAATGAGATGACTGTATGCACAGAAACAAAAAAGCCAGATAAGCAATCGCTTATCTGGCTCTCTATCTCTCTTTCTGTCTTTAGGCGACTAATTGCAGCGCTGTATCCAGCGCGCGCTGTTTAAGGATGGCTCCCTGTCCGAACCAGGCAGAATCCAGCCGATGTTCATTGCTGCGCGCCCGCTTGTCATGATCAACATATTCGGTGATGGCATTGAGCAATCCCCAGGCAGTACCTCTGGCGGAATCCAGTTTTGCGCCACGTCCTTGCCCGTCATAAAGACCTTGCACCTTTTTCAAGGCACGTTCGTTATTTGGCAAAACCTGATCAGCCTTCTCTGGTTGGGGATCGCACAGCAGCTGCTCGAAATAATTGATCGCTTCGCGCGCCTTTACTTTGCGTTCAGTCAGATGGCGCATGCGATACATGAACTCATCCCAGCAGAAAACGGCAATGCCGAGCTGCTGCTTCACTGTCTGTGGCTCAAAACGGGTGCTATGCGGCACCTTGATTGCCTGGGCTGCTCCATTTAAGGAAACAGTAAGCGTGTTGTTGCAGACCACACGCACCGTAGTAGGGGTTGCTGTCGTCGCCAATGTGCCATCGCAGGAAGTAGCCAGCAGTAGATAGCCATTGACTCGGTCATTGCCTTTCAGTGCTGTAGCTTGTCCAGTCCTGGCCAGAGCCCAGAATTTCCTGCCTCCCTTCAGCACACCGGCTGTTTCCAGTTCATAACCGGAGTATTCAGTCAGATCACGGTAGAATTCCAGTACCTCGGATGGCTGCACAACCTGATAGCGCTGCGATACTACCGATAAGGCCGCTTTGTTGTCGGAACGATAAAGCACCTTCTGTTCCGGAAAAGCATGGATGGATGTCAGTCCGCCCAGTGCCTCAGTCATAAAATGTACCGGGGATTCTTTTATTTGCCAGTCCATGCCTGCCTGCTGTGCCCAGACTTCCAATGGTTGCTTGGGGCTTAGTCGATTGCCCAGGCCATGCCAGGGTGTTTGGCCTACATAAGCCATTTGTTCGATAAAATGTGCCATAAGTACTCCTAATCCATTAAATGGTAGTGTTTTACGCGAGCAACCTTTGGTCGAGAATGATCACGATGATGTTGGATACTGAAGCTGTGTCCGCATGACTGGCACAAATAGTTGTCCAGGATGCGTTGATCAATCATTTCTCCCAGCTTGGCCCCGGTGACACCACCTGTGACGGCACCGGTCAAGAGACCAAACAAAGCCCCGGCGATACCACCAACGGCTCCTCCTACGGGTCCTATGAAAGCACCGACTGTACGCCCCACTTGAGCACCTTTCAGTGCACCGGTGACACCATGGATGCCACCGCCAACTGCACCGATCGCCCCGCCTGCTTTTTTAGCTTCATCTTTGGTAGTGATACGGGTGGAGTGGCAATTTGGACATTGAATATTCATGAATACCTCCTGAATAGGATGAGCCCACAGACACGCGTCTATCTTGAAGTGGAAAACTGATGAACGGAGCTGAAGGCAATAGTGAAAAAGACATATCGCTCTTTGTGTGCGATTTGTTGGGTATAAGGAATAATTGATTTACCTAAAAATCAGGTAATTGACGGCAATACCCGAAGGCATGACCCAATAGAAATATGTGTGGTTAAAATTTTTTAGGAAAGGGATATTGTTTGGAGGAAACACTCAAGAGCATCAATCTATATGGCGGTTTTTTCTAGTAGATCGTTTCAACAAAATATATACAAATATATCGCTCGCTTTATCCCATATAATCCATATTACAATCAATAACTTGTATGTCAGATATACTCACTATATACGTTAAATCTTTTTATGAAACGATATACTAGTATGGATTGACAATTAGGACATTGAAGATTCATGGTCATACCTCCTGAAGTGAATTAGCCATCTGATACGTTTTTTCTATCTTTAAGTAAAAAGTTGACTCAACATATCTGTTGGCCGAGGTGAAAAAACTTAGCACTCTTTATGTGAGCGATGTGTTTTGAGAAGGAAAGATTGCTTTACTCAAAAATAAAGGTAACTACCAGCCATACCCGAAAGGTATTAGCCAGTAAAAATATGTGTGGTTAAAATTTTTTAGGAAGGGGAAATAGTTTGTGGGCATTGCTCACATAGTAGTCAATTGAGGAGCATTTTTTTGACGTACTGAGTATCTATACACGGCAAAAATGCCGTACAAAGATAATACAGATAAAAAATTAATCGTGTACAGAGTTAATTCATCTTCATGTACGTACTTAATTTATATATTATGAATATCAATAGATTATCGTTATTATAAAAAACTAACTGTTGGCAATAGAATTTCAATACGGCATGTAATCGAGGCCAATGTTTTATAACCATCCTAATAACCACACAGGAGCCATAGCATGGAAATTACACTAAGTTCAAAAATGGTTGCAACAGGGTCCGACTGTTCCTTGCAAACCCAAGGATAAACTAATGCCGTGATTCACACTAAATTGTGATTCTGGCGATATATCTATGTACATGACAATCAGTCCAAATAGATCTGGAAATCTAGGAGGAAAGATTAATTAGTTAACTGGAGTCTCAGGATATTTTGGGATACAGCAATTCGGGTTATTTATGTTATACAAAATATAATATTAGAAATAGATTCAGTACTGGAGCACACGCTAGGGTGTGGACGAGGTAGATTCAGCTGACTTGAAAGCTTGTCTGTTACCGATCATCTCCAACTCCATACTCAATATTATGAAATCCGAAGCAAGAACGAGAGCAAAGCAGGCAAGAACTATTTCATAATTATTCTCGTTAAGAACTGTACAAAATAATCCAGACGCTATTGATATTCCACTTTAGAGAGAAATAACAATGGTTGATATTACTAAACTTAATGAAGATGATCTGGAAATCTGTGACCGTGCCTTTAGAAATTATCTCTCTGATTATAGTAATAAATTCTGGATAAATCAAAATAAACATATCCGGAGCCGGAGGGCCCATCTGGAGAAGTTATCTAAGCTATCGAATGCGATGCATTCTCTAGAGCTTTTCTTGGAAGAATTAGCGACCAGAAAGAATCATGAAGATATGCTCATAACACCCGAGGTATGTAAAGACGCTTTATTACCGGGAGGTTATAAACTAAAAATACCACCTTGCCAGCAAGATTTTTTGAAATCCCTACCACTTTATGGTGACTTATCCCGCTCTTTATCCCACGACTGCCGCTATAGTGATGAGGTGGAGGTTTTTTTACCAATTTTTAAAAATTATTCTAATTTTGATGATTATCCTTTTAAATCCTTCTGCTGGAATCCTGATCTTAGCTTTAGCATGAACAAAGAGAGTCATGCAAAATATACTGGACTCATTAATGAATTCATCAAAGAGTTACATCAGAAACTACGAGAACCGAAAACCAGAAAGAAAATTCTTGACAGAAGAAGGGCCGTCGAAAACAACTCCCAAGAATTTATTAAATATGTTGATAAGCTATTTGAAAGAATTGCAGAGCATCTTGTATTACGGATTGATTTGGCGTATCAGAAAGGCCCTATTTTTAAAAATGTAAGTTTAGAAGATTTTGTAAAAGACCTAAATCGTTTTCACGCGAATATGCGACACAATCAACTTTTTGACCACATGACAGGCTACATCGTAAAGATTGAATATGGAGTGGAAAAAGGGGTACATGCCCACTTGTTACTTTTCTTTGACGCATCAAAACGAAAAAGTGATACTGATTTAGCTCAAAAGATCGGTGAGTATTGGCGTATTCAGATTACGGAATATCGGGGTTTTTATTGGAATTGTAATACAAGTGAAAATAAGAAAAATTTAGAGGCAAGAGGATTTTTAGGCATTGGTGAAATTCATGCAGAGGATAAAGCAAAAAGAGATAATCTGAATTATATTATTCGATATTTCTGCAAAAGTGAGCAATTCATTAAACCTAAAACTAATCAAAAAATGAAGCTGCTACGCAAAGGTTTACCTCCAAAGCAGAAAGGTCGGAAACGTGGAGCACCCAGGGCTTCACAGCGGAAAGTCCGATCTTCTGATCATATCAGCACCACACCAGTTACCTCAAGTTGATTCCCACTTTCGAGAGTTTCTTATGCTCAAGATGGGGATCTATAAATGAAGCTCTAAGCTTGCATTACACAGGTTTAAAGGCAGAATAAAGAGTGCATTCAATATTTAATAAAATCGGATTTGCTCGTCGGAACTGTGGGAAAAAGATTTTTTCTGGCAGTCACTTTTTGGATAGATGGGATGTGCTTAGCTTCACCTGCCCAATGTTCCGCTACGGCTAGCTTGTTTGCTAGTTATTTCCACTCTTGAAGAGTATAGACGTTATCGTTTGATTAGGGAGCGGCAAAGTTAAACTTTCTCCGCTTCATGAATCTCAGTTTTAACTTATTCCTTCTTGAGAACAGCTAAAGTATAGCTTAAAGCTGAGAATTAAAATAAATGCGTTAGAGATATTATCGAATCCCCATTGTTCGATTATCCTGATCACACAAGAGATCACCATAATTGCAAACCGACTCACAAGATAATGTTAATTATATGGAGAAAATTATCGATATTAATGTAAGGTGTATATACTCGTTAAGCTGAAGCATTTAAGTTTGATGGATGATCTGCAATTGTTGCCAATAGTGAAATATGCTAGCTTAAACTTGATCTAACAGAAATTAAAAATAAGCCTCAATTGAACCTGAAAATAAAAGAATAAGTTCGGCCAAAAGTTGCTATTCGGACGGACTTGATCGAATGGCCATGGAATGCTTTAATCCAATTAGCAAGAAACGGAAGGCCATGATCATGCGAATATAAATCCGTCATCTCGCCGTTGCTGTTTATAAATATAGTTGAGTGGTTGCGGACTTCAGTTCAATTCCCGACATCTCCACCAACAACCAAACCTCAACCATTCTCGGTTGGGGTTTTTTATTGCCCGTTTACCCAGTGTTGGCGCGCCTTCCAGCATTTTCCTCGCGAGCGTTACCTGCTTCATTTCACCATTTTTCTCCCCTCAACGGCCTCTCTGTTCTGTGTTTTCTCTATTTGTCACGCGAGCGTTCCTGAGACTGCCTCTAGCATTGGCGCGGGTTTCCGTTCAATGAGTTGTAGTTGAATATTGCTTAGCGATAGCGACCGAAGATGAATAACGTTAGCTCGACATAAGAATCATTACATTACGGTCGGAAGAGCTTGAGGGCATCTGATATTAAGCGAGTGTTTCTTCTCATGAATAATGGTGAAACTCTTTTCCAAAATTTTTATCATTGGCTTAGATTCCTTTTGCTGCTTTTCTTATTATGAACTCACGTTAATCTTATCTTCAATATCAACTTACTTTCCGCCCTGGCAGTAATCACAGGGAACCAGGCTATATCAAAACTGCTGAGTACACCAATGCATTGAACCGTACCAGCCAAACTATCCGATGAAATTACTGCTTAACCGGCGAATGTTTGGGCGTTGGCCGAATCAAATTTGTAATCGTCTGCTTCTGCCTGTTGCAGAAATCGCTGAACTTCTCAATTAATATTATAAGTGAGCGCATTATCAAACCAAATGAGACCTGAGGATGCTACCGATAATAATCGATGTGCAATGTGTACCCTTATAACGGCTACTCACCCTCCTACTGTTACCAAGGAATTCAGACTGCAGCCTGATGGCACGCCTGATAAGCAGACAACTGCACACGTTATTGCCGGCAGAATGGAAATTGTAGAGTTTACAGACCTTCAGGAATTCATTGGTCTACTCAAAGGTTTAAAAACGGATCAATGCCTCGCTTATGGAGTGCCTCCCCATAGTCCAGTAGCTCTTGTCACTGAAAGAGAGTGGGCAAAGAATGGATACCCTCTTTCACAAATTGCAAGGACCAATAAAACGATGAGCTGGCCGGCTGGTCCTGGAATACTAGTGCTGGACTATGATGCACCTAAGGATGGGAAAGCTGCACTCAGCCGTAAGCAGCTATTTCAAGCTTTGTTTGATGCATGTCCAGAACTTGAATTTTTCGAAATTGTCTGGTGGCCAAGCACCTCCTCCTGCATTTGGCATGGAGACAAAGAGCTGATAGGCATCAACGGGCAGCGGCTATACCTGTTGCTCAATGAAGCGCAGGATATCCCTCGGGTCGGGAAAGCGATTCTGACCAAGCTGTGGGCTCAGGGACATGGCCACTTCGAAGTCAGCAAATCAGGTTCACTGCTCGAACGCGGCTTATTTGACGCATCGGTATGGCAAACAAATCGCATCGATTTTGCAGCTGGAGCAAAATGCCATGGAGAGCTGACACAAAAACGCGGAGATCCTATATTACATAGCGGTTTAATATCTGGTCCGATTGACTCAATTCTTGCTATCGCTGATCCAAGCGAAGATGAAATTGTACTTGCTGACAAAAACAAAGTCGCTCAGAAATGGCTAGTTACCGAAGAAGTAAAGCGTAAACGAGGAATATGGCAACAGGAACGGCTTGAAAAAATGATCCATTTATATCCGAACATTCCCAAAGAGCAGCTTGAAAGAAGTGTTATTCGAGCAGTAGAAAAGCGGGATCTTTTTAGTGACTGGATGATCACAGTGATTGAAAATGATGTGCCTAAGGAAGTCAGTGTTTTACATATCCTGAACAATCCACAGCATTATCACGGAATGCTAACGCTTGATCCTCTCGAACCTGATTACGATCACGGGCGGCCCGTCGGCAAGCTTTTCCTAAGTGATTCTCATCAATGCTTACACTCATTTGCCCACGGCGGTGCAACATTCAGATTAAGTCGCACGCTCACCAAGAGCCCGAATTCGTAAGGGTTTTCTTATTAACGTGAGTTCGACATAAGAATCATCACGCTACGGTAGAGCTTGAGGGAGTATGATATTAAGGAATAGCTTCTTCTCATGAATAAAGAGGAAATTCTTTTTGAAAATCTTTTTATCATTAGGAATTCAAATCTCTTTTGCCGCTTTTCTTATCCCGAACTCACGTTAAATAAAGGTTAGCTTGATTTACTTTTAATAATCTATTAATTGCTGGTAAAAATACCTATAAATGGAAAGCTATAGTTTTAGATTCTTTAAAAGAATGGGATAGGAGTAAGCGAAACTGGATAAAGCACGATAAAACCCATGGCGGATACTCATAACCCGCGCCTTTGTCAGTCCATAAACGGCCGTCTAGACAAGAAACCCTATGAGATACCCTGCTAATTTTTTTAAAATTCCTTCTTTTCATTTCGCTACAACTTTCAGGCTAAAACCAACCTACTTGATCGGATACTTCAGTATAAAAGCATATAAAATGAGCCAATTTCTTATGCTTTATGAACAATTATATTAATACTAAATCTAAAAATGCTATCTCTACATACTATAGGAGTTCTTCCATGAAAATTAAGCAGATAAGGAATGCAACACTTAATATTGAATATGGCGGAAAAAAATTTCTGATTGATCCTTGGTTAGCTGAAAAAGGAGCAATCCCTGGATTTGGCGGTACTATCAATGATCACCTACGGAATCCAACAGCCGATTTGCCCGTTCCTATCAGTGAAATTGTTGATGTGGATGCGGTTATCTTGACCCATGTTCATCCAGATCATTGGGATGACACTGCCAAAAATGCGATATCTAAAGACATACCGTTCTTTGTACAGCACGAAGTAGATGCACAAACAATCCGCTTGGAGGGTTTCAAAAATGTCCGGGTACTCGAGGATACTAACGATTTTGATGGTATTACGTTAATCAAAACGCCTGGTCGGCATGGCGGAAGCGAAATTGTTGAGGATATGAAAGATTTGTTAGGAGAAGTAAGTGGTATAGTTTTAAAGCATCCGGATGAGAAAACGGTCTACATCGCTGGAGATACTGTCTGGTATGAAGGAGTCGAAGACAATTTAAAGAAATACCATCCTGATGTAGTTGTGCTTAATAGCGGTGATGCCAAAGTCATTGGTGAAGAATCTATCATCATGGGCAAGCAGGATGTTTATCAGGTCTATAATGCGGCACCTAACGCGACCATTATCGCCAGCCACATGGAATCGGTGAATCATGCCACGTTATCCCGAAAAGAACTACGAGAGTATCTAAGCGAAAAAGGCATGACTCAGCGTGTATTAGTACCAGAAGATGGCGAAGCTTATAGCTTCTAATAGGTTCATGGTGTTCAGTTATGAAAGTTTTTGTGTTCTGGTTGTGTAAAAGGATAAAGATCAAGGTAAAGCACGAAGTTAGATAAAGAACGTCAAAATCCGCGAAAGGTTCTCATCGTCTCCTCAGCAGCCTGCGAGTAGATACCTAGACAGGAAAACTTATGATATTTAATGCTAGCGATTGAATCATAGAATTAAGTAGAGGCAATTCAACCGTCTTGCTTGCCCCTTATCATAAGAACTGATAATGATGCCAAGCACGGTCACATAGATAGGATATGGGGAATTCTTAAAAGGATTAAATTTCTAAGTATGCTGAAATAAAATTGTATACAAATGTATTATTGTCTACCTGTTTGCTATCCCTTAGCATTATTAACATTAATGCTGTTGATCCATAGCTCTGCTTAAACTGCCGATTATCCTTGTTTTTTATTGATTGATTCGGCCGAGTGAAGGTCAGCAACTACTTGAAAAGTGGTCAACCTTACACTTTCTACGAGAAGATCAATGAAAAAGACAACTCTGCTAATTAATGTTTCCGCTATCGCTTTAGTGTATTTATTAATGCTGCCTGACCCTGCGACAGCTGACGAGAAAGGTAGCGGCACATTTAAATTCCAATATGCAGCAAAGTTTGTCTGTGGAGCAAACCTGACGAGAACCTCTCTTGAACACAATTTGTTCCTTCCCGGATCGTATACAACGGTGGTTAATATCTACAACCCAAATGACCAGAATGTGAAGTTTCGAAAGAAAATCGCTCTTGTGAATCAATTTGCACCGCAGCAGCCAGGGCCAGTATCTCAATTTATTGAGGAAGAGTTGATAGCGGATCACGCTCTTGGCGTTGGTTGCGAGCAAATAAATAATTCCGAAATTACGCCCTTACCGATTCATGGAAGGGTTGACGGATTTTTGGTCATTGAAAGCACCGAGAGCCTTGACGTCACTGCAGTTTACACCGCTGGAGGGCCAGCAGGAACGACCGAAGTGAGTGATAATGGCATAGTGCGTGTTGAGAGCATCGCCGTGGAGCAGATCAAGGAGCGTAAGATCTCCAGGTGAACTGGAATCATAAGTAGGGTAGCTTATGCTATACGCAGCATAAGTACCTGCATCTGTTCGGCCCAACTGCTGGGCCAGGGGTGGCGCATCACCTTCTCCAGCACGGCGTCGGGCGAGCCCACCAGCCATTCGACGACCTTCGGGGCCAACAGAGTTAGGCGCATCACACGGCGCACCTGAGTGACGTCCATTCCCTCGACATCCGCAATCTCTGCAACCGATGTCACGCGCTGTTCATCCAGCAAGCATTGCCAATAAAATGCCAGACCAAGAGCACGCAATAACGCGGAATCCTGCACTGATTTACGGGCTTCTCGCTCACGACATGCCTCCTCCAAGAACGCCTGCGGCGCATCCAGCGGCGTGATGACTTGCTTCTTGCAACCCCGTTTCACCAACGTCCACGGTACAAAGGTTTCCAACTGGACGCCGCCCGCCGGAACAGGTAGCTGGTAGATGACCGCACTACCGTCGATTCGTCCACGGTGTTTCTTGCTCATGTCTCCTCCTCAAAACGCTTTACCATCTGCCGCTGGGCTTCCCATTCTATGGGCAAGGGATTACGCTGAAACCAGATCAGGTTCATGCGAAGTGGCTGGCGCCCAGCCAGCAACAAATCGATGATGTCTGGGGCAAGCAAGGTCAACCGTAGTAATTCGTTGACTACTGAATGATGTAGCTTTTCTGCCCGGGCGATAGCCGAGCCACTCTTCATCACACCAGCGTAGATCAAATGTTGCCAGTAAAAAGCCCGAGCGAGACCTTCGAGCAAAATCACGTTATGGGCGTTATGCTCATCGGTAACGCGCTGCACACCTCGGCGATGCAATGTCAAAGGTACAAAGGTTTCAAAAGTATCATTAGGGAACTGACTCATGGGTTCTCGACCTCCAGCAACTCGGCACCGATCCCCTTCGGCACAAACTCGCCGAGCAAAGCGTTCCAGCCGAGTTCACGCCACTTCACCCTGATACCCTGCATTTCTCCTCTATGGACGAGATCGATGCGTTCGATCATCAGAGTGGCGATGCGATGGCGCTCAACCGGGAACAGTTGCTCCCACACGTCGTTGAGCCGCCCCATGGCCATCACGGTAGTGGCTTCGTCGACCTGTTTGCCGTTGCGCTGAATCTGGCGCACCACGGCTGTCACCGCTTCAGGACTGGTGAGTACTGTCCGAATCTGCGCAACGACTGCCGCCTCGATCTCTGGCGCGGGTAAACGCGCATAGCTCTTGCCAGATGCGCCGAAGCGGCTTTCCGATTTGGATACGTAATAATGATACTTGCGCCCGTTCTTGCGCGAATAGGTCGGGTACATCCGCTCACCAGAGGGAGCATACAAGAGGCCGCGCAGCAAGGCATCAGTGCGCGACCGGATCTTGGTTTCCACCGAGCGCGCGTGTCCGTCCCTGGTCAGAACAGCGTGAACCTTATCCCAAAGCTCCTGGTCGATGATCGGCGAGTGCACGCCAGGGTACCAACTACCCTTGTGCGATAACTCGCCGAGGTAGATGCGATTACGTAGCAATTTATGCAAATACTTCTTGTCAATGCGTGTGCCGCTGCGGGTCTGCCCTTCCTGCGTCGTCCAGGCCTTGGTAGTGATCCCCTCGGCAGCCAATCTAGCAGCGATCTGAGTAGGCGAACCGATGGTCAACATCTCCTCAAAAATACGCCGTACCACCGCCGCTTCAGCTTCGTTGATAATCAGCATACGGTTGTCGACATCATAACCTAGCGGCGGCACGCCACCCATCCACATTCCCTTGCGCTTGGCGGCTGCGATCTTGTCGCGGATGCGCTCACCGGTGACTTCGCGTTCGAACTGGGCAAAGGACAACAGCACGTTCAACATCAGCCGCCCCATCGAGGTCGTGGTATTGAACTGTTGGGTGACTGAAACGAACGACACTTCAAAGCGCTCGAATATTTCGACCATCTTCGAGAAGTCAGCCAGGCTGCGTGTCAGGCGATCGATCTTGTAGACCACGACAATGTCGATTTTCCTGGCGCAGATATCAGCTATCAAACGTTTGAGCGCCGGGCGCTCAGTATTGCCGCCGGAAAAGCCGGGATCATCATAATCATCCGCCACCGCTATCCAACCCTGCGAGCGCTGGCTCGCAATGTAGGCATGACCTGCCTCCTTCTGCGCATCGATAGAATTGAATTCCTGATTGAGCCGTTCATCCGAAGAAACCCGGCAATAGACTGCGCAACGTTTGCGTGCCTTGGTTGGGGCAATATGCGCAGGCTCATTCATTGGTCACCTCGCTTGCCAATCAGGCCAAAGAACAGGGGGCCACTCCAATGCGCGCCCGTGATGTGACGGGCGACCGCAGTCAAGCTCTTGAACGGTCGCCCTTCGTATTCGAATAATCCTTCGGCCGTGACTGTCACGCGGTGTTCACGCTCACCCCATTCACGCAATAGCACCGTCCCTGGCGCAAAATTAAATTCGCGTGGCTTGGCGCGCAACTTGATCCTGGAGTGTTTGGCGCCAATCGCCTCTAAACGCTCCCTTGTGGCCGCAGCGAGCCCGCCAAAGGCTTCCTCCTGGATTTTGTAGGCGATACGCGATTCGACATGAGAGCGATTAGGATACTCTGGTCGTCGCTTGAAATAACGGTCCCACAGCAGCCAAAGCTCGGACATGGGGAGACTTGGTAGTTCTGCAATACGCGCAGCTACTGATGATTTTGGTTTATCGTTCATGACAACCTCTCTTTTCTAGATAACGGGTTCGTATGAACGCTCGGGTAGGAAGTAATAGCAAGCTCAACTTCTTTCTGTTTGTCGCTTCCTGCCAGTTGCGTGCGCACAATGGCAGCCGCAAGGATCAGGGCGATTTCGCCAGCTCTCTGGCTGGCTGACATTTCGGATGGGTGAGGTAGTTCGAGGTGCTTCATGGTGGCTCCAAGGAATGGTAACAGCCACACATAGTGCATGGCTTCTTCCCAATAGGATGGCAAAAGAGAGCAACAATATGATTGCTTTTCTTATTTCGCAAGATATTTTTGCTTTTTTATTTTAGCAATTATAGAATGCCGGTTTAGGAGGGTCATCACCATGCTGAAAAATATCAGTTCAGGCACCAGTCAAAAGATTTCACAGAAGTTGATCGGCTATCGCGTCAAGGCTGCACGCGAGGCAAGACAGTGGACGCAGGATCTGCTCGCTCGAGGACTGGGACTAAAGGATCGCCAATCCGTCTCTGATATCGAGAACGGTAAGCGTGCGCTCAAGCCAGAGGAATTACTACTGCTCTCCGAGCTGCTGGAGCGGGAAATTGAATTTTTTATCGACCCTTTTGCCGTGGCTGGCGAAGCACAGTTCTCATGGCGGGTGGCCCCTGAAGTTTCCGAAGATCGTCTTGACGAGTTCGAGTTGAAGGCCGGTCAATGGATTGGTCTGCTGCGTTGGTTACGCGAACAGCGAGAAGGCCGGGCAAGCGTGCTCAAGCGTGCGCTACGTCTGTCGGCACAGTCGTCATTCGAAGATGCCCATGAGCGCGCCGAAAGTTTGGTAGCCGAGCTTGATTTGGGCATGATCCCGGCCGAAACGCTGATTGAAAAAATCGAGCAGGAGCTCGATATTCCTGTGCTGTTCGTCGATACGATCAATGGCGACGATGATCCGTCCATCTCTGGGGCAACCTGCCACATCGATCAAATGGGCGTCATCCTGATCAATCGCAACGAGAGTGAAGCGCGCCGCTACTACGATCTCGCGCACGAGCTGTTCCATGCGCTCACCTGGGATGCAATGAAACCCGATCATCGCGAATCCAATTCCCTCGCAGATCGCAATAAAGACAAACGCATCGAGCAATTGGCCAACAACTTCGGGGCGAGCCTGCTGATGCCGCGCGCATCACTTGACCAGCTGATTGATCCGAGTCGCGCCCACGATATTGCCCATCTGTGCGAAGTCGCTGCGCTGTTGCGGGTAGCTCCTGTGGCGCTCGCCTGGCGATTGTTCAACCTCAAGCTAATTACTAAAGATACTCGGCATGGCCTTTCCCGGCAAAAACAACGGCACTCGGCATCGGGTTCACCCAAACGATTCTCCCTCACGTTCGTCAAAATGCTATATGAGGCGCTCGACAATGGAAGGCTATCGGCACGCAAGGCGGCTAAAGCCATGGGATTAGGATTGGGGGGACTGACCGAGCTGTTTACTCAGTATGACCTCACCGCACCCTTCGAGCTGTGAGGTGGTTACGGTATGCCAAAAACCCGCGTGTTTGCCGATACCAATGTTATGCTGGAAGCCTTGCGGACAGACTGCTGGAGCGCAATCAGCAGTCATTTCGCACTCGAAACGGTCGAGAAGTGTGTGAAAGAAACGCTGACGGGCCATCCTGGTGATTGCCGCCACATCGCAGTTGCTCCCGCGAAGTTAAAGGCAGGCCTGGCTGGCCAACATGCCGTGACACGCCAGGATATCGCCTCACTGGTGCTCGCCCATCCTGATTGCAATACACTCGACGACGGAGAGAAACACCTGTTCGCATGGCTATTCGCGAACCATCTGTTGCCGTCAGACGCCATCATCGTCACCACTGCCGACAAGGCAGCTTTGGTGGCTTCTCATGGATTGGGATGGCTTGACTGCACGACTTCCCTGGAAGATCTCGCTCATCAAGCTGGGGTAGGTCGCACCAATCTCGCTGCGCTCGCATTGCAGTACCGCGAAGACTGGCTATCAAGCATTAAGATTAAAATTAGAATGGGAATCATCCCGTGATTATCGTAGCGCTGGCGGCGTTACCACTTCATGGGAGGCAGGCCACGCAACATTGTTCAAGGAGCAATAAGTGGCCAAAAAAACCCTCAGAAACAGCAAACACCTTGTCGAACTGATCGGATCGGCAACGCTACCCTCCCTCGCGCTGCTTGCAAAAATCGACCCATTCGCCTTCCTCAGCATCCTGGATGCATCGAAACCCGAGGATAGCGCTCGCTCAACCCTCATCGACGACTTATCCTTTGTCAAACGCGAAGCCATCACTATCGCTGATGGAGAGGCCGTACGTCTGCTACAGTTGCTGCGCTTTCGCACCGAAGCGCTCCTCGAATACGCCTACTCAGCCATTATCTTCGGTAATCACCCGGAACTCAGCACTTTTGAGCACACGGCCGATGCGATGACTCGCTTGATCTGGTTGAGGGTCAACGCTTCCCACATTTTCGATCAGATCGAAACCATCTATTTTACTCACCATTTCCACGGCCACAAGAAATTCCTGGGTTTCAGTGTACGAGATGGGGACGGGCGTGATTTCGTGTGGACCGAGGAAGTGTCACAAAAGCTGCACGAAGGGGTCGGTGAGATTCTGAAATTGGACGACGAGGCCATGGCAAACTGTGAAATCATCCATTTCGAAATGGAAGAGAGTGATGACGCCGGCAAACGCCGTCTGCACTATCTCGTGGTCTATCATCCCGGGAAGATGCGTGCGTTACGCCAGATGAAAGATCAGCGGCGTGATCTGCTGCTCTACATTCCTGCACTGGAAGCCACGCTGGTCTATGATGCGGCCGCAAACAAAGTGCATGTGCTGTCCGAGCGGCAAAGTATTGCGAAACGGCTAGCCGATCGGTTTTCGTTGATCGGGTTCGACAAGCCCCTCTCGAAGCAACCGGTAGATGCGATCAGCTATGAATTAGCCATGCTCAAGAATTGGGTTGATCTGAAGGCAGCCAAAGCAACTGGTGCACTGATCGTGGATGCCTGGGTATCTTCGTTGAGCGTGTCCCTCGGACATAGCCAGCACAGCATCACGCTGTCACTGGCAAACAGCGACGACATCTGGCGCGTGACAAGCGAGCACTTCGGTCAGCATAACCCGATCACCGCTTGCCGTTCCATATGGGAGGTCAAGCTATCGTTTGTCGTGCGCTTCGACCATGAGACGGAAACACGTGCATTGGACATCACGGTCGGCCAGCGCGGCTACTGCAACCTGCTCACCCTTCCGGATCCGAGGCTTCGTCGATGCGGCGAAGATATCCTGACTTCGCTCGGTGTGATGAAGCGCATTGAGCTGGCGAAGGTCGGTGAAAACCTCGCGCTGTTCCAGGCTGAAATGAAGCTGCTCGATTTGGCGACAGATGAAATTGACGGTCATTTGTTGAGCACGCTGAGCTTGCCCACCGCTGATCTCGTAGCCAAGGGTCTACTGAAGAAAAAGACCCCGGGCGACTACATTACAGTGCCAGTGGAGGATGACGACGGTCAAGCGGGCTTTCACCGACTTAAGGTGCAATCGAACAGCACCCGCACCTGGGCACAAGACGAGGTCAGTGGGCAACAATTTGATCTCACCGAAGGCGATCTGTGCCGCTATGCACTTGACAAATGGTATCTGCGCGAGCGGCTCGGTTTGCTGCTCAAGGATCAGTTGGTCGACAGACCCCTCAGCCCCGATGAGCACGAACCGTTCATTCTCGGCTACTACCGCATGGGGAATCAAAGGCTCCCGATTGCGCTGGTATCGCGGCTCTGGGAGCCCAAACATGCCGACAAGATGGATAGCGCGCTGCGCCAATCTAACCTCGGGCTCACCATCGTCTTGAGCACAACGGTAGACTCGCCTCGTCGCTTCCTGGGTCCGGGCATCGTAATCCCGGTGAACACCCTTCTGATCGAGCATGACGGCGAAGTCAGGCTTGATCTATCACGTATCGAGGGAGAGGTACGCCGCTGGCAGAACGCGGCTATAACCAGTGATACGCCCTACTTGATCAGAGAGGATGCGCGCAATGCGCTGCTGGTCGGTCCCTGGTCAGATCCGTGGACGCTTACGAAGAAGGAATGGGTGGATGTGGTCGCAGTGCTCGTGGATGCCTGGATGTCACAGAAAAAGAAATGCACCAAGCTGCAACTGGAGAGCGCAGCGAATGTGCCTATCCGTTCATTGGGAGAGTTTTTCCGGGGTGCGCCTGAGTGGAAAAACTACATCCGCGGTGCAGATGGTAGCAACAGGCCTCGTCTGTGGGAACTGAATATCGGCGCAGTCGATTATCCCATCCATGAATCGAACCCTTCCAATCATACTTACGAACGCACTGAAGCGCCTGGCATGGCGACATAATCACCATACAAATCAATACGTTGTATTTTTTGCGTAATTTCTGCGTAAATCCTGCGTAATATCGCAGCCCCGTCTGCGAGTTAATAGGAGCACTTCAACACAACAAAAGGAGTGCTTCAAATGCCAAATCAAGTTTCATCCGTTCAATCTGGCCAGAAAATCGTATGGCCACGCCAGAACGGTGCTACACGCATTGCCCTTGACGAAAGCGAACTCGCGGCTCGTTGGGGGCTGTCGGTCAAGACCCTGCGCCGCTGGCGTCAGGAACAGCTCGGCCCGGTCTTCTGTAAGCTGGGTTCCCGCGTCACCTATCTCATCTCTGAAGTCGAAGCGTTCGAGCGGCGTGTTTCGCGCTACTCGACTTCCGCTCGAGCATACCAATAAGGGGAAAGACATGAACGATCTGACCATCTTCCCCGCCGACATCAATGAGATGTCCGTGAGCCAATTGGCCGCGTTATTACCTGAGCAAAAGCACGAGATTAGTAAGAACCTTGATTGCGCCAGCGAATGGCTGAAAAGAGCTCGCGCCAAGTTCGATGCGGCGCTGGATCAGTGCTACAGCGAGCAAACTTCTGCCATCCGTCACGCATCCGGCAAGGATTTCGGTGTATGCCATCTCACTGATGGGTTATTGCGCATCACAGTCGATCAGCCTAAACGCGTGTCATGGGATCAGGCGCAGCTATCCCTTCTTGCCAAGCGTATCGAGGACTCCGGTGAGCATGTCAGTGATTACATCGACATCGAGTATTCAATTGCGGAATCCCGCTACACCAACTGGCCCACTCCCATGCAAGAGCTGTTCAGTTCAGCACGTACCGTAAAACCTGGCAAAGCAAGCTATCGCCTTGCATTGCTTAGCACAGAAGGAAAATCAGCATGAGCAATATTATTCCGTTCGAATTTGAAAATCATACCGTGCGCGTTAATCTCGATGCAGATAATGAGCCATGGTTCAATGCTAACGATATCTGTAAGGCGCTAGAACATGGCAATGCACGACAAGCGCTTGAATCCCATGTCGACAAGGATGATGTCCAAAAAATGGACGTCATCGATAGTCTAGGACGCAATCAACGCGCTAACCATGTCAATGAATCCGGGTTATATGCACTGATTCTTGGCAGTAATCTGCCAAAAGCCAAGAAGTTCAAACGCTGGGTGACGCATGAAGTATTGCCCTCGATCCGTAAAACCGGTTCCTATGCAGTGCCGGGTGCTCCCTCCCCGTTGGCGCAGCCGACGCAGGATCGCGTCAATGCGCTACTTATGATTGGTGAAGCGATCACCAAAGTGCCCGGCGTCAAGCCCAGCATCGCCATGGCTGCCACCCTGACCTGCATTCAGGAAAACACCGGACTTGCGATCGAAACCCTGCGCCGGGCGTTGCCCATCAACAATGAACCGATCTGCAGCATGAACCCGACTAGTCTGGGCGAGCATCTTGGTCACTCAGCACGGGCCGTGAATAGATGCCTGTCTGCACTGGGCTATCAGCAGCGCAATGAGCGTGACGAGTGGGAATTGACCGAAGCCGGCCAGGCATGGGGTGAAGCATTGCCCTATTCGCGAAATGGTCATTCTGGTTACCAGATTCTTTGGAATCCTGCGGTGCTGGAACAGCTGAAGGAGGTGGCGTAATGGCTCTACCGATTATCTCTGCCGAAGAACGGCTCAAGGAGCAGCATAGCGCCAAGATCGGTTTGATCGGTTTTCCGGGTACCGGAAAAACCACCCAGCTCAAAACCTTACCAGCGGACAAAACCCTGTTCGTCGATTTGGAGGCAGGCGATCTGTCGGTCAAGGATTGGACTGGTGATACGGTAAGGCCACGCAGCTGGAGTGAATTTCGCGATCTGGTAGTCTTTCTCGCCGGCCCCTTGCCTACTGCCACACTCGACCAATCTTTCTCGGAAGCGCACTACCGCCACGTTTGTGAAAAGTATGGCGATCCTGGACAGCTGGCCAAGTACGAGTACTACTTTGTCGATTCACTGACCGTACTGTCACGGCTTTGCTTTGCCTGGTGCAAAACCCAGCCGCAGGCCTATTCCGAGAAAAACGGCAAGCCCGATACCCGCGGAGCTTATGGTTTATTAGGTCAGGAAATGATTGCAGCACTGACCCACTTACAACATGTGCGCGATAAGCACGTCATTTATGTTGCCATTCTCGAAGAAAAAATGGATGACTTCAACCGGCGCTACTACCAGCTGCAACTGGAGGGCAGCAAGACTGCATTAGAGCTGCCGGGCATCCTCGATGAAGTGGTAACACTTGCCATCCTCAAAGCCGACGATGGCAGCCCCTACCGGGCTTTCATCACACGTGCTGACAATCCATACGGCTATCCGAGCAAAGACCGCAGTGGTCGGCTCGATGCCATTGAAGAACCCTATTTGGGCCGGCTCATCCAGAAATGCCTCAGCCCCACCCCACACATTTAACATTCAAGGATAAAAAACTATGAACCAAAACAACTGGCAAGACTTTAACGATGCCGAAGCACAACAAAGTGGATTCGATCTGATCCCCAAAGGAACGCTGGTACAGGTGCGCATGACCATCAAACCGGGTGGTTATGACAACCCGGAACAAGGCTGGGCAGGCGGTTATGCCAGCGAAAGCTTCGAGACCGGCAGTGTCTATCTCGCCTGCGAATTTATCGTACTGGAAGGCCCTTACGCCAAACGCAAGCTTTGGTCAAACATCGGCTTGCAATCGAAGAAAGGGCCCACTTGGGGACAGATGGGTCGCAGTATGATCCGTGGCATCCTTAACTCCGCACGTAATGTTCACCCGCAGGATAATTCACCGCAAGCCGTTAGTGCCCGGCGCATTGAAGGGTTCCATGAATTGGATGGAATCGAGTTTTTGGCACGGGTAGATACCGAAAAGGATGCCAAGGGTGAAGATCGCAACGTAGTGAAACACGTTATCGAACCTGATCACCCTGACTACGCCAAGCTGATGGGTGTACTACCCAAAACCAATGTCGGCGGTGGCAACTCAAGCACGCCAGCACAAGCTGCACCGGTCCACCCCTCAGCTACTCCGCAGCGCTCACCTGCCACTGGCAAACCCGCCTGGGCACAGTAAGGGAGACCACTATGAATACAAAGACTCTCACTCTTAGCCACTACGGGGTGGTGCGCTTTGGCGATCTTGAGTGCGAAGCAGATCAGGGTGGCCGATTCGCCCGTTTTCTGGCTAATCTTGCACCTAACTCATTGTCTCAACTAGAGAATACTCATGAGCCGATTTTGTTGCCATCGGATCGGCAAGCACAGTTCTTTCCGGCCGGAATCATTGTCGAGGAGGTGGCGTGAAATGCTGGATTTGCAAACGACAAGCTCGCGGCTACAGACATACCGATGGACGCTACCTTACCGCCGATCCCCGGCGCTATCCGATCGACTGGGCATTTTGCAGTCGTCGCTGCCAGGATATCTTCCACAAACTGTATGTCAACTGGGCCGATGCTACCAAGTTTGGCAAGGAGGTCGTGATGATTGATGCCTCTGATATGGAAATTGCTGCTATGAGGCAATGCCTCAAGGCCTTCGGTCAAGCAGCGGAAACCATCGGTTTTGATAAGCCCCTCGGGGCTTATTCGCAAGATGAGGCGTTGCAGGTGATCGATGCCATCGTTAGTTGCTATACCGATGCGATGACCGATGCACATGAGGCTGCCAAGTTTCCACCGATGAAAGGGTTATCCAAGCCGATCAGTGATCCTTTTGCTGATCTACAAAATGATCTGCCATGGGAGGAGCAAGCATGATGGATTTCAATTCCACTTCGAGTATCTCTGGGCAAGTTACAGCACTGATCAATGCAGGCATGCAAGGCAAACATGCTCAGCAAGCTGCACGACAGTATCTGGGCGCATCGCGTCTAGGGATTGCTTGTGAACGTGCGCTGCAATACGAATATGCGCAAGCACCGGTCGACTATGGTCGGGAAATCCCAGGCTAGATGCTGCGCATTTTCGAGCGTGGTCATGTCATGGAAGAGTGCATGGTGCAGTGGTTGTGCACTGCGGGCTTTGACCTGCGCACCCGCAAACCCAACGGTGAGCAGTTTGGTTTCTCGGTGGTTGATGGCCGCTTGCAAGGCCATATCGATGGCGTGATCGTGAATGGCCCCGAGGGCTTTGCCTACCCCGCGCTTTGGGAGAATAAGTGCTTGGGCAGCAAATCCTGGCGTGAGCTGGAGAAGAATCAACTCGCCGTTGCAAAGCCGGTCTATGCCGCGCAAGTCGCACTCTATCAAGCCTATCTTGAGTTGCATGAGCACCCTGCCCTGTTTACGGCGCTCAATGCCGACACGATGGAGATCTATTCCGAACTTGTGCCGTTTGACGCGAGCCTCGCGCAGCGCATGTCCGATCGAGCGGTCAAGGTGATCAGTGCAACGGAAGCAGATGAACTGTTACCACGATCATTTAATGATTCAACCCACTTTGAATGCCGCATGTGCTCTTGGCAAGACCGATGCTGGAGGACTTTAACATGAATGACTATTTCACCCCAACCCAATCAGATGTCATCGGTGAAACGATGATCGATGCCAAACAAGCTGCTGCCGCTTTACGGCTACCGTATTACTGGTTCGCCGATCACAGTATGCGCGCCAAGTACCGGATTCCTCATTACCTCATGGGGGGCCTGGTTCGCTACCGTCTATCTGAACTCTCAGTTTGGGCTGCGCGTAACCAATCTGTCCAGCAGCGTGAACAGCGAGAAGTTGAACAATTCTTGGAGGAGGACAAATGATCGATTTTAACGAAACAACTCTTCCCATCGAAGCGCTAAACGCTGAGCGCGATGAAATTCGCGCGGAGTTGCTAGGCCAGCTGGAATCGGTGTTATGGGCAATGTTTCCCGCTGGCAAGAAACGCCGGGGAAGATTCTTGACTGGTGATGTGCTGGGCAGCCCTGGCGACAGCCTGGAAGTCGTGCTCGAAGGCGAGAAGGTCGGCTTGTGGACAGACCGTGCCACGGGTGATGGTGGTGATATCTTCGATCTGATCGCAGCACATCTGGGAGTCAACATCATCACTGATTTTCCTCGCGTATTAGCACAGGCAAGTGATCTACTCGGGCATGCTCGTTCAGTGCCATTGCGCAAAGACAAAAAAGAGCCACCCACTGACGAACTGGGTCCAGCCACCGCCAAGTGGGATTATCTGGACGCCAATGGCAAACTGATCGCGGTCGTTTATCGTTACGATCCACCTGGAAGAAAGAAGGAATTCCGTCCTTGGGATGCGAGACGACGCAAGAATGCGCCACCTGAGCCACGTCCACTTTACAATCAGCCAGGCATTCTTGAAGCTGAACAAGTCATTCTGGTCGAAGGTGAGAAATGTGCACAAGCATTAATCGATATTGGCATAGCCGCGACCACTGCAATGCATGGTGCCAATGCACCGGTGGACAAGACCGATTGGTCGCCGCTTGCAGGCAAAGCAGTCTTGATTTGGCCAGATAACGATAAACCCGGCTGGAATTATGCTGACCGAGCCGCTCAAGCGATCTTGCAAGCCGGTGCGCTGTCAGTTGCCATTCTACTGCCACCTGATGATCGCTCCGATGGCTGGGATGCAGCTGATGCAATCGCCGATGGATTCAATATCGAAGATTTTATCACCCACGGTCCGCGTATCGCCGTGCAGTCCCCTGAAGAAGAAAATGGTGGCAGTCCCTACCAGAAGGATATCGGCAGAAGTGAAACCTCTGTCTGGGGTACTGAAGATGCCTTGGCATTGAATTTTACCCGGCGCTACCAACTCGATTGGCGCTATGTCGCAGCTTGGGGCAAGTGGCTGATGTGGGACGGTCAGCGCTGGCGCACAGAAGAAACATTGGCAGCCAGTAATCTAATCCGTCATGTTTGTCGCCACGCAGCCGTTCAAGCCAACAGCATCAAGGTTGCTGCAAAGCTTGCTGCCAGCAGTACGGTAGGCGGTGTCGAACGGCTGGCCCGCACGGATCGCAAGCACGCTGCGACTACCGATGAGTGGGATGCTGATATCTGGTTGCTCAACACGCCAGGGGGCATCATCGATTTGCACACCGGCCGGATGCGCGTGCATGATCGCCGTGATCGCATGACCAAGGTCGCAGCGGCTACCCCGCGCGGCAAGTGCCCGATCTGGCTGAATTTCATCGCACAGGTGACCCAGGGTGACCAACAATACGCTGCCTATCTGCAGCGCTTTGCCGGCTATTGTCTGACCGGCAGCACGCAAGAGCACGCGCTGTTCTTCCTGTACGGCACCGGCGCCAACGGCAAATCAGTGTTCGTCAATACGCTCTTCACGCTGTTGGGTGACTACGCGGCCAATGCACCGATGGACACTTTTATGGAGGCACGAGGCGATCGGCATCCAACCGATCTGGCAGGTCTGCGTGGCGCACGCTTTGTTGGGGCTACCGAGACTGAACAGGGACGCCGCTGGAATGAATCCAAGATCAAAGAAATCACCGGCGGTGATCGGGTATCCGCACGTTTCATGCGCCAGGATTTCTTCACTTACGTGCCACAGTTCAAGTTGGTGATCGCCGGCAATCACAAGCCAGCGATCCGCAACATCGATGAGGCAATGCGCCGGCGACTGCATCTTATTCCATTCACGATCACCGTACCACCTGAAAAGCGCGATAAGCAGCTACAGGAAAAACTGCTCGTGGAACGCGACGGCATTCTCGCCTGGGCACTGGAAGGATGTCTGGCATGGCAGCAAAACGGTCTGACACCGCCCCAATGCGTAGTAGATGCTACGGACGAGTACTTCGACGAGGAAGACACCATCGGCGAATTTCTCGAGGAAGAGTGTCAACAGCATTCACAAGCCAGGGTAGCCATAGCTGATGTATTCGAGCGCTGGCGACAGCGTGCGGAAAAACGCAGTGAATACATCGGCACCAGTCGCTGGTTGGTGCAACAGTTGCTTAGGCGTGGTTTTCATCGGGCCCGCACGGCCACTGGCGCTAAGGCACTGATGGGATTATCGCTCAAACCTAGGGATTCCAGTAACCGTTTGCCTTATTGCGATGACTGAGCTGAGACTTTATAAAAGTATTTGATTTTTAAGATATTTGACTAATGCTGACTGAGCCATGGATTTACCCCTTACGCGCGGGCGTGAAAGAAGTTATCCATGGGACAGTCAGATTCAGTCAAGAAGGAGATTTTGATCATGACAGCAGCACTTCTCGCCCTTGATTTGGGCACTCACACTGGCTGGGCATTAGCCAGCCGCGACGGCATCATCACGAGCGGCACCGAGCAGTTCAAACCGCAACGTTTCGAAGGAGGCGGCATGCGCTACCTCCGGTTCAAGCGTTGGCTGACAGAACTCAAGGGATGCCACGATGGCATCGACGCTGTGTTCATGGAAGAGGTACGACGACATGTAGGGGTGGACGCCGCACACGCCTATGGCGGTTTCTTGGCAACACTCACGGCGTGGTGTGAGCATCACAACATTCCATATCAAGGTGTGCCGGTGGGTACGATCAAGAAGCATGTTACGGGCAAGGGCAATGCATGCAAGGACGAGATGATTTCTTCCATCCGTAAACTTGGTCACACCCCTGTTGATGATAACGAAGCCGATGCACTGTCACTGCTGTATTGGGCTTTGGAACATGGAGATATCAAATGAACACTACCACATTGATCCCTGTGATCTCTGGAGCGATAAATGGTGAAACCGTGCAATTAGTCGATGCCAGGTTGCTACATCAATACCTTGAAGTTAGGCGAGATTTCTCAAACTGGATCAAGGGACGTATCGATGAATACGGCTTTGCTAAGGATGAAGATTTTCTCGTACTTGATTCGCCAAATTCGGCGAATCAAAAATCACATGGGGGCGATCGCCGCAGCAAGGATTACTTGCTGACACTCGACATGGCAAAAGAACTAGCGATGGTCGAGCGCACGCCTCGGGGACGGCAGGTGCGACGTTACTTCATCGAATGCGAACAACAATTGCGGCAGATGAAACAGAAGACCCTATCCATGACGCGTCCAAGCGCCTCTATCAGACTCACACGTGCTGAACGGCAGGCGATCAATCGTCAAGCATGGGCTGAAGTGACAAAGGACGCACAGGCCGCTTTTAACGCCAAGCGTGAAGCTTTGATTCGCCAGATGGAACAAAGATCAGATTGTGCGCTAACTGATAAGGGAGATGTGATATGAAGCTTACACAACAACACTATCGCTGCCCCCTCGGTCGTCTACAACCACAAGTGACTGACCTGGAAGCAATCAAGCAAAACGGCTGGCGTGAGCAGCACATCCTCGTGGTGTCAGCAGATGACGATCGCCTCGACTGGATGGAACGCGAATTGCTCAAGCGCATTGGCGAGCGCTTGTACGGTGAGAAAGGAGCACGTCATGGTTAAATGGACAGCTGAGCTCGTTGCAGAACGTTTCTCGGAGGCAGTTCAAACAGCAGATCGTCTTCCGCCGGTACGCGTTCAAGGTTACTTCAACTGCTGGCCAGACATTCAACGCATGGCGTGGGAGAAGCTGGGTGCTGAGCCGCGGGTGTACCGCTTCCCACCCGAGCCAGCTGCGATCGACCGCATGCATGAAACTATGCGCTGGGTGCAGTGGCTGGAGATAGAGCAACGGCACTTGGTGTGGATGCGCGCCAAGCGCTATAGCTGGCGAGACATCACGATCCACTTTGCTTGCGACCGTACCACGGCATGGCGACGCTGGCAGAAAGCCTTGGAGGTCGTTGCAACTCGACTTAATCAGGAATGCTTGTCAGGTTCTGCTGTAGCTTCTTCTACCATCTCACGCGGAAACAGTACGACATGAGGAGGTTTCAGCTTGTTCTTAAAACTTCCAAATTCCTGGGTCATGGGGAGTAATGTTTGCCGCGTTTGTCCCTGTTTTACTGCATTTGTCCTTTCGGTAAGCAATTGATTGTGCAACAAAAAGGAAGAAATCATGTATTATTTCACCTATCTTCTGAACAGAAACACAATCAACAAGCCCTTAGGGGATTTGATGGGTCCTTCCTGCCCAGGATGGCATGCGGGGGGCGCGCGCCCGACATCGCGCTAGCGACAGAGCAAAAAATCAGGTTACCAGAGTTACCAGTTACCACCCCATACCAACCCGTCCACGTGACGGGTTTTTTATTGCCATGCAAAACCTACACATCGAATACCGCCCAATCGAATCGCTCGTGCCTTATATCAATAACGCCCGTACCCATTCCGATGAACAGGTCGCGCAAATTGCCGCGTCGATGATAGAATTTGGTTGGACATCACCACTCCTGGTCGACGGTCACAACGGTCTCATCGCCGGCCACGGCAGACTGCTCGCTGCACGTAAACTCGGCATGGATACTGTGCCAGTGATCGAACTGGCTCACCTCTCCCCTACTCAGAAGCGCGCATACATTCTGGCGGACAATCGCCTAGCCGAGAATGCTGGTTGGAATAAAGAACTACTGACCTTGGAGGTTGCTGATCTCAATTCAACCGGATTCGATCTGGATCTGCTGGGTTTCAGTAGTGATGAGCTTGATGAGCTACTGTCTCCAGAAGATCAGACAGGCCTGACCGATGAGAATGCGGTACCTGAGCCTACCGAGCATCCTGTATCCCGCATGGGCGATGTGTGGCTGATGGGAAACCACCGCCTGCTCTGTGGCGATGCAACTGACGCCGAGAATTACCAACTGCTGCTTGGGAACGAGTTGGCAGACATGACCTTTTGCGATCCACCTTATGGGGTCAATTATGCCAACAGCGCAAAAGACAAACTGCGCGGCAAACATCGCCCGATTTTGAATGACAATCTCGGTGGTGAGTTTAAACCTTTTCTCGAAGCCGCTTGCAGTAACATACTCTCGGTTACCAAGGGGGCGGTTTACATCGCCATGAGTTCGTCAGAGCTCGACACGCTGCAAGCCGCTTTCCGGTCCGCGGGTGGCAAGTGGTCGACTTTCATCATCTGGGCCAAGAACACTTTTACGCTCGGTCGTTCTGACTACCAGCGCCAATATGAACCTATCCTGTACGGCTGGCGCGAAGGTGCTGACCATTTCTGGTGCGGCGCACGCGATCAAGGAGACGTATGGCACATCAACAAGCCGACCAAGAACGATCTGCATCCCACCATGAAGCCAGTGGAACTGGTGGAACGCGCCATCGTCAATTCGAGCAAAAGTCGCGACATCGTGCTCGATCCGTTTGGTGGTTCAGGAACAACGCTGATCGCCGCTGAGAAATCGGGACGTCAGGCACGGCTGATGGAACTCGATCCGAAGTATGTGGATGTGATTGTGAGACGCTGGGAGTCGTTTACGGGCAAACAAGCCATCCTGGCTGGATGCGAACAAACATTTGCTGAAGTGGCTTCGGAGCGTCAAGAGATATCAGCGTAAATTAAAAGCCAAGACTGAAGATCAGGCATGCAACAATTAAGAGTGTGGGTAACACCGTGATGTGACAACAAAGTCTAAACGGTTATACTGCAAGCTTCTCAACCAACAGGAGTATCTCAAGCGATGAACAAGACCGAACTGATTGAGCAGATTGCTAAACGCGCCAACTTAACCAAAGCAGATGCGGGCCGTGCCTTGAACGCCGCACTTGATACCATCATTGAAACCGTGAGAGAGGGGGGTAATGTGGCTTTACCTGGTTTTGGTTCGTTCAAAACAGCTCAACGCGCTGCCCGAGAGGGCAAGAACCCCAGGACAGGCGAGAAACTCTCGATCGCTGCGACAACCGTGCCGAGATTCGCTGCCGGTGCAACCTTCAAGAGCGCGGTTGCCAAAAAATAGCCGAGTTAAAACCAAAATCTACACGGAGCGGCATCTGCCGCTCTTGGCATGGGTCACTTACGTTATGCGATATACTCGCTCACTTGCCTCTGCTTTTTCAGAGGTGATAGTCAGTCCGAGCTTTTTCTTTAGCGTCCCAGCTAGAGCCCCTCTCACCGTGTGCGCTTGCCATCCTGTCATCTCACAAAGCTGATCGATGGTTGTGCCTTCAGGACGCTTAAGCATGGCAATCATCTGTGCTCGCTTGCTATTGTCGCGCGAGCGAGGTTTATGGGGTTGAGTGGCTTTTGTTTCTTTAACCGAATCCGATGCTGCAGGGGTAAACGATGCTCGACGCGGCAATCCCAAGGCTTGATAGCCTTGTTCTGAAACAAACCAATCAGTTTTATCAATGGTAATCAAACCGCGGTTAAACATGCTCTCGATCACTTTCGATCTAGCTCCACCCTTGAGGTTATCGGGAAACCAGATCAGTTTGCCGTCCGTATGTGCGGCAGCATGGCTAATAATTTGTTGTTGTGCGGGACTCAGCTTGATGGTCATGTAGCTTTCTCCTTAAACATTATGAATCTTTGCAGCCTGCTCGAAGCCAACCCAGGCACCGTTCTGATCCAGGCCACGTGAGGCTAATTCTTCGCGTGCCAGGCGGTTCAGATCCAATTCACCGCGTGCCGCCGCAACGAGCACCTTGGTCAATGCAGTCTGGATAAAACCAATTTCATCGATCGTATAACCGTTGGTGGTGTAGCTCATTTTTTCTCCTGCTATTTATTAATGACGGTGCTATGAACGCTTCACTTGAGCAAAAAGACAAGCAGAACATGCACTTTCTTCAATCAAATGATTGATTATGATCATGGGGTTATCGATTCGCGCCTACGCTCGTCATCGCGGTGTTTCCCATGTTGCCGTGATCAAAGCAGTCGAAGCTGGACGGATTACGCAACAAGCCGATGGCACTATTAATCCTGAGCAGGCAGACCGAGAGTGGGAGCAGAACACCGCCTCTCCACGCAAGAAGAATTTCATGCAAAATCACACAGCCGCAGAGTCGATTTCCTCAACGAGTTCTGCTAATGGCACCTCGCTATTGCAAGCGCGCACGGTCAATGAAGTGGTCAAAGCGCAGACGAACAAAGTACGCCTCGCCCAACTCAAGGGCGAACTCGTCGATCGACCACAGGCCATTGCGCATGTATTCCAGCTGGCTCGTACGGAGCGCGATGCTTGGCTCAATTGGCCCGCGCGCATCTCGGCGCAACTCGCCGCCAAACTCGACGTCGATCCGCATGCGATGCACGTCGCGTTGGAAGCCGCCGTGCGTGAGCATCTACAGGAACTCGGTGAACTGCGCCCCAGGATAGATTGATGCAGATTGAGAATTACGAAGGGGCTCTCGAGATCGAGCGCGCCTGGCGCGAGGGTTTAACGCCTGATCCGTTACTTACGGTATCTGAATGGGCTGATCGCCATCGGATACTGTCGAGCAAAGCATCGGCTGAACCGGGGCGTTGGCGCACCAGCCGCACGCCTTATTTGAAAGCGATCATGGATTGCCTGTCGCCGATGTCACCGATCGAGCGCGTGGTGTTCATGAAGGCGGCTCAGCTCGGAGCGACCGAAATGGGCAATAACTGGATAGGCTACGTGATCCATCACGCTCCAGGCCCGATGATGGCAGTGTCACCCACCGTGGAAATGGCCAAGCGCAACTCCAAACAGCGCATCGACCCATTGATCGAAGAATCTCCCGCGCTAGCTGAGCTGATCGCACCCGCCAGGAGCCGCGATGCAGGCAACACGATACTAGCCAAGGAATTTCGCGGCGGAGTATTGGTGATGACCGGCGCCAACAGCGCAGTGGGTTTGCGCTCGATGCCGGTGCGCTACCTATTTCTCGATGAGGTGGATGGTTATCCGCTGGATGTCGAGGGCGAAGGTGATGCCATCTCGCTGGCAGAAGCACGCACCCGCACCTTTGCCCGTCGCAAGATCTTCATCGTGTCAACGCCAACCATATCGGGGGCGAGCGCCATCGAGCGCGAGTATGAAGCGAGTGATCAGCGTCGCTACTTCGTGCCCTGCCCGCATTGCTCACACCGTCAATGGTTGCGTTTCGAACAATTGCGCTGGCAGAAAAGCCAACCAGAAACGGTAGCTTACGTTTGCGAATCTTGTGCCCAACCAATTGCTGAGCATCATAAGACCTGGATGCTGGAATGCGGTGAGTGGCGCGCCATGGCATCAGAAAATGGAAGCAAGACCGCTGGTTTTCATCTGTCCAGTCTCTATAGTCCCATCGGCTGGCGTAGCTGGCGGGATATCGCCGCTGCCTGGGAAGGCGCCATCAACAAGGAATCTGGCTCGGCTTCCGCCATCAAGACTTTCAAGAACACCGAACTGGGTGAGACCTGGTTAGAAGAAGGCGAAGCGCCTGATTGGCAACAGCTACTTGAGCGGCGTGAGGATTACCAGATTGGCATGATCCCTCTAAGTGGCCTGCTCCTCACCGGTGGCGCCGATATTCAAAAAGACCGCATCGAAGTTTCGATCTGGGCCTTTGGCCGTGGCAAGGAATCCTGGCTGATCGAACATCGTGTACTGATGGGCGACACCGCACGCGATAGCGTGTGGCAAAGCTTGGCGCACATGATCATGGAGACATGGACGCATGAATCGGGTGCTGCTATGCCGCTTGCACGTTTTGCCATCGATACCGGTTTTGCCACGCAGGAGGCTTATGCTTTTGTGCGCTCGGTTAAAGACTCCAGAATCATGGCGGTCAAGGGAATAGCACGTGGCGCGGCGCTAGTGGGTACACCTACAGCCGTGGATGCTACCACCCGTGGCAAGAAGCTGCGCCGTGGGGTGAAAGTATTTTCAGTAGCAGGTGGCATCGCCAAGCAGGAGCTTTACAACAATTTACGCAAGCACATCGACACCAACGAGGATGGGGTCATTAACTACCCGGCTGGTTTCATGCATCTGCCCAAGGTGGATGCCGAATTCGTGCAGCAACTATGTGCCGAGCAACTCGTCACCAGACGCAACCGCCATGGTTTCGCCATTCGCGAATGGCAGAAGATCCGCGAACGCAATGAAGCGCTCGACTGCTATGTGTATGCCCGGGCAGCAGCAAGTCTGGCAGGACTAGACCGATTCGAAGAACGCCATTGGCGCGAACTGGAAAAGCAGCTTGGTATTTTTGAACCGCCATCCGCACCACAACCGATGACTATCAACCATCACAACGACACTACAGCCAGTGAACCCACCGCTTCCATAGAAACAAAACGAAGCAGGCGGTTGATTCGTAGCCGCTGGATGACATAAGGCACAACGCAATTTTACTCCAAAGTTATAACCATTCATGGCCTACACCCAAGATCAACTGACTGCTCTGGAAATAGCGCTGGCACGCGGTGAACATCGCGTCACGTTTGCCGACAAAACAGTGGAATATCGCTCGGTGGAGGACCTCAAAGCAGCAATCCGCGAAGTCAAGCGTGGATTGAAGATTACAAACTCACCCCGTCAAATTCGCGTAACCAGCAACAAAGGGTTCTGATGAGTTTTTTCTCTACTATTCGCCGCCGCTTGTTCGGAACCAACGGCGCACCTATCTATGATGGCGTGGGCTCAGGCCGCCGCAGCCTTGCCTGGATGCCGGTCAATCTGGGTGCAGTCAGTGCTCTGGCCTATGCGCAAGATGATCTGCGCGCCAAGAGCCGGGATCTGGTACGACGTAATGCGTGGGCCGCTGCAGGTGTGGAAGCTTTCGTAGCCAATGCCATCGGTACCGGTATCAAGCCCCAGTCGATGGTTAAAGACCAGGCGATACGCGAAACGATTCATGCGCTGTGGTGGGATTGGGTCGAGGAGGCCGATGCGGCCGGACTCACCGATTTCTATGGCTTACAATCACTCAGCGTCAGGGCCATGTTGGAAGGCGGTGAAGCGTTCATCCGGATTCGGCTGCGTCGACCCGAAGATGATCTCAGCGTGCCGCTGCAATTGCAGGTATTGGAACCCGAACATGTGCCCATCACTTATAACACGGTAGCCAGCAATGGTAACAGTATCCGCTGTGGTATCGAATTCGACAGCCTCGGGCGACGTGTGGCGTATTGGATGTATCGCTCGCATCCGGACGATGCGCTGCTGGCTCCTATGAGTGGTGCAGGTGGGAGTCTCATTCCGGTGCGGATACCCGCCACAGAGGTCATTCATCTGTTTCGCCCCTTGCGACCCGGTCAGATTCGCGGTGAGCCGTGGCTCGCACGTGCGCTGATCAAATTGCATGAACTCGACCAGTACGATGATGCCGAACTCGTGCGTAAAAAGACCGCTGCCATGTTCGCAGGCTTCATAACCCGCTTGAGTCCAGAAGATAATCTGATGGGCGAAGGTATGACCGATGCCAATGGAGTAGCACTGGCAGGATTAGAGCCTGGCACCTTGCAGATTCTCGAACCCGGCGAAGACATCAAGTTCAGCCAACCTGCTGACGTAGGTTCAAGTTACTCGGAATTCATGCGCCAGCAATTTAGAGCGGTGGCTGCTGCCATGGGGATCACTTACGAGATGCTCACCGGTGATCTGACGCAAGTGAATTATTCCAGCATTCGTGCAGGCCTTTTGGAATTTCGCCGTCGTTGTGAGGCGATCCAACACAGCGTGATTGTGCATCAGCTTTGTCGCCCAGTCTTTCGCGTCTGGATGGAACAGGCGGTCTTGGCAGGTGCGCTGATTCTACCCAGCTATGCAACTCGCCGCCGTGCCTATCAATCGGTCAAGTGGATTCCACAGGGCTGGCAATGGGTCGATCCGTTAAAGGAAACCGAAGCCATGAAATCAGCGATTCGCTCTGGTCTCATGAGTCGCTCTGAGGCGATTTCCGCCAATGGCTATGACGCCGAAGACGTCGATCGAGAGATTGCAGCAGATAACGAGCGGGCAGACAGTCTGGGGCTCATTTTCGATTCAGATCCCCGCGTGCGACGTGAAAAGTCGCGCAAGTAATTGTTGTACTTGATGAAAAAAAAAAGATACAACCGGTTGTGCCCTCAACCGTAACCTACCGACACAGGCGAAACTGGTAACGGTTTGGTCTGAAGCTGTCGGAACAATGTAATCCTCTTCCTTCGGGAAGTAAGGTGAAATCGCGAGATAGAACCGAAGCTGTCAGCACAAAGACGACGGGATGCTAGGTTGGATGATATGGTCAACACAAGTGAACTACCGATAAACCTCGTTACAGAAGAACGAGCCAAAAGTGCTGATAGGCTCGAACCAAAAGGTATGCAGTCGGTTATTCGGTTACGGGTTCCGAATACAGGGACAAATGACTGTCGGGGAAGAGGTGGGACCTAAACCATTCTTTGTTATTTGCGTGGAACACGGCAAGCCTATATCGCTGCTTGATGATGGATGCAAGCAGATTGACCGCAAGGGAAATTGATGGCGATGTAGGTAGAGGAGGCAGGAAAAAGCAAATGCTGCGCTGTAATGGCGCAGATAGAGATTGCAACATCATCTCGCGCGAAAGCGAGCCCACTTCCTGCTGGTCTTTCTTGGTGAGAAAATTTGTAGAACCTTTTAAGGATGAAAAGCAAATGAATGCGGCGTCTGCCGTGTGTGCATCACCCGACATTGATTCACTTTGGCACCGCATTGACTGGGCCGAAGCGCATCGTTACGTCAGAAGGCTGCAAGTGCGTATTGCCAAGGCAACACAGGAAGGCCGCTGGGGCAAGGTGAAAGCCTTGCAATGGCTGCTGACCCACTCGTTCTACGGCAAAGCAATAGCCGTCAAACGAGTGACTGAAAACGATGGCAAGCGAACGCCCGGTGTGGATGGTGAGCTGTGGCCTAGGCCGCAGAACAAAGCCCGCGCTGTGCAATCGCTCAAACGTCGAGGGTATCGAGCGCAACCCCTGCGCCGTGTCTATATTCCTAAAACGAACGGAAAACAGCGCCCGCTGGGTATCCCAACGATGAAAGACCGTGCTATGCAAGCGCTTTATGCGCTGGCACTAGATCCCATCGCGGAAACCAAGGCAGATGTCAACTCCTACGGCTTTCGCCTTGAACGTTGTACCGCTGATGCGATTGAGCAATGCTTTACGGCACTGTCCAAACGCTGGGCGGCACAATGGATTCTGGAGGCGGATATCCGTGCCTGCTTTGATCACATTAGCCACGAATGGCTGCTGCAAAACATCCCAACCGATAGCGGGATGCTCAAACAGTGGCTCAAGACAGGCTACGTGGATCAAAGGCAATGGTTCGCAACGGATGCAGGCACACCGCAGGGCGGGGTCATTTCGCCCATTCTGATGAACATGACCTTGGATGGCCTAGAAGAACAACTCATTGCTCGCTTCCAGACTTCCAAGTTTGGTAAGCGCAGCCAGTACGTGGCGGACAAATACCAAGTCAACTTCTGCCGTTATGCTGATGACTTCATCATTACCGGTAAATCCCAGGAAATACTCGAACATGAAGTGCTGCCTTTGGTGCAAGATTTCCTGCGCCAACGCGGTTTGGAACTCTCTTCGGAGAAAACCCGCATCATGCATATCGACGAGGGTTTTGACTTTCTTGGTCAAAACGTCCGCAAGTACAAAGGCAAGTTGCTGATCAAACCATCACGCAAGAACATTCTCGCGTTTCTGGAAGATATACGCAAAACCATCAAGAGCAACGCGCAAGCCAAGACGGAATACTTGATTGGGCTGCTCAACTCGAAAATCCGGGGCTGGGTGAACTACCACAAGACTGTCGTGGCCAAGCAGGCATTCGAATGGATAGATATGCAAATCTTCCATGCATTATGGCGATGGGCAGTGCGTCGTCACCCCGCAAAAGGGAAACGATGGATAAGACAACGTTACTTCAAGTGTATTGGCCAACGCCAATGGCACTTTGCGGCGGACTTCATAAACCATCGTGGCGAGCGCAAGCAAAAGCGCCTTCTGTATGCCGCATCAACCCCCGTTGGCAAACGGCATATCAAAATACGGGGCGCAGCCAATCCGTATGACCCGCAGTATGAGCACTATTTTGAGAAGCGCAGAGGGTACCGCATGCTGGACACAAGCCGGCATACGCGGCGCTTGGTCAGATTATACGCTGAACAGGGCGGGGTTTGCCCCGTCTGTAAACAGCCCATTTATCTTGAACAAGGGTTCAATGTCCACCACATCGTACCCCGTGTGATGGGTGGTAGTGACCGTCTCTCAAACTTGATACTGCTGCATCCGAATTGCCACCGCCAAGTGCATAGCCAGAATTTGAACGTTGTGAAACCGGCTCCCCATAAGGAGCTTTGAAAGGCTTGAGCCGGATGAGATAGAAATACTCATGTCCGGTTCTTAGGGGGCGATGGTGTAGCGATGCACTGCTGCTACCCGACCATGGCAAATCGGGTGAAACGAGTTCATTTTCAGCCAATCAACCCTCGCAGGAATAACCATGCAGTTACCCCATATTGCAGCACGCCTCTACGGCACGCCACTGCTCATCAATCGTTCCAAATTGGATGTGATTCTGTCGGTGCTTGGTAGTCGCATTGGTGGATCGGATACTAATATGATCGTACCATTATCTGCTCGCCGCGATCAACCAACGGGCAGTAGTGGTGTAGCAGTCATTCCCGTACAAGGCACACTGGTCAAGCGCACGCTGGGACTGGAAGCTGCCTCGGGACTCACAAGTTACACCGAGATTCAAACCCTACTGAGTGCAGCGCTGCGCGATCCCTCTGTACGCGGCATTCTACTCGATGTCGATTCTCCAGGAGGCGAAACGGGCGGCGTATTCGAGTTGGCTGAATTTATCCGTACAGCCTCAACGATTAAGCCTATCTGGGCGATCGCTAACGATAGCGCCTTCTCCGCAGCATATGCCATTGCGTGTGCTGCATCCAGAATCATCACCACGCGTACAGGTGGCGTAGGCAGTATCGGCGTCATCGCCCTGCACGTCGATCAATCCGCAGCCGACAGTAAAAACGGTCTTCGCTACACCGCGATCACGGCAGGTGCACATAAAAGTGACTACTCGCCGCATGAGCCATTATCGAGCGAGGCACAGGCACGACTCCAGGCAGAGGTAAACCGCCTGTATGACTTGTTTGTGGCTCATGTCGCCACCATGCGTGCTGTTTCAGAAGACTCAGTGCGCGCAACCGAAGCAGGCCTCTACTTCGGCCCAGAAGCGATCCAGACAGGTCTTGCAGACAGTCTCATGAGTTTTGATGAAGTGCTCACCGAATTTAACACTTTTCTTACCCCGCAGGGCCGTTCGCGCAGTCCGGCCCGGGCGCAAACTCAGGTCGGCTGCGCAACCCATCACAAGGAATTCAACATGCCAGAAAATCATGAAGCACCTGATGAACAGACACACGAACGCGACGCAAATGTCGAAACCAATTCGACTCTTGAGGCCACCGCATCGGTTACAGATTTTCGCGAGGAAATACGCCGCGAGACGCAAGCGATCGCGGAGCTATGCCTCATCGCAGGCTGCCCGGCTAAAGCAGCTGAGTTTATCGCGCAAGGTTTGAATGAAGCTCAAGTGCGTCAATTGCTGCTCACGATGAAAGCAACCCATCAGTCAGCGGAGATTCTTTCTACCATCGACCCCGATAAGACTGCAATTCAGGAACCGGCTGCGTCTGTCCATAACCCACTGATTGCCGCAGTCAAAAAAATTTCTGTCAAGGAGTAACGCATTATGGCTGTTATTAATGAATCCCTTTATCTTGGCGACCTCGTCAAATACGAAGAAAGCCACCGCTATTCGCGCAGACAGGAATTGGTCGCATCCGGCCAGAATCTGGGTTTAGGCACCGTTGTTGGACGCAAAACAAGTGACGGCAAGATTTATGCCTTGAACCCTGCTGCCACTGATGGCACCCAGACTGCAGTAGGTGTTCTGATCGAAGCAGTCGATGCCACACTGCTCGATAAAGACGGCCTCATTCTTGCACGCCATGCCATCGTCGCGGATAAAGCCTTGGTATGGCCTGCCGGCATCACCAATCCGCAGAAGATCACCGCCCTCACCCAACTTGAAGCTAGCGGCGTACTGGTCTATCAAAGCGCTTAGCCTACCTGGAGAACACCTATGCAGAATCCCTTTCTCAATCCCGCTTTCTCGATGGCAAGCCTCACCGCTGCCATTAATCTCATCCCCAATCGCTATGGGCGCATTGGTGAGTTAAATTTATTTAATGCCAACCCGGTTATCCAACGCAACATCGTGGTGGAGGAAATACATGGCATTCTGAATCTGCTGCCTACTCTACCCCCTGGTTCACCTGGCACGGTCGGCACCCAGGGCAAACGTAAAGTGCGCTCTTTTATTGTGCCGCACATTCCACATGATGATGTGGTGCTACCGGAGGAAGTCCAGGGTATCCGTGCTTTTGGCTCAGAAAATCAACTGGAAGCCATTGCCGGCGTGATGGCACGTAAACTTGCCACCATGCGCAACAAGCACGCGATCACTCTGGAACATCTGCGCATGGGCGCACTCAAAGGTCAGATCCTTGATGCCGATGGCAGCGTGATCTACGATCTTTTTACTGAGTTCAACGTCACGCAGTCCACGATTAACTTCCAGCTAAGCAGTAGCACGACCAAGGTCAAAGTTAAATGCAATGAAGTGCTGCGCACTATCGAGAAGAATCTGTTGGGTGAAGTAGCGACCGGCGTGCGCGTATTATGCTCGCCACAGTTCTTCGATGCGCTCACCTCTCACGATAATGTCGAGAAGGCGTTTGCGTTTTATCAGCAAGGCGCAGCCCTGATCGATGATACGCGTAGCGGGTTTCGCTTCGGTGGACTCGTATTTGAAGAGTATGTCGGTTTTGCTACCGATGCAGCCGGCACCATACGTAAATTCATTCCGGACAATGAAGCGATCGCGTTTCCCGAAGGAACGCTCGATACATTTGCTACTTATTTTTCCCCAGCGGATTTCAATGAAACGGTCAATACTTTGGGTCAAGAACTGTATGCCAAGCAAGAGCCGCGCAAATTTGAGCGTGGCACCGATCTGCACACGCAGAGTAATCCCTTGCCGATGTGCCACCGCCCAGGCGTACTACTGAAACTCACGGCTTCCTGATGAACGTTACCGATCTGTACGAAGCCGCTGCTCGTAATCAACTGTTAACATCGGTCACAGTTGGTAGCGTGACCATCCAGTGCGCCTTTCGTGCACCTGCTGAAACAGTCCTCGATGGGCTAGCGCTTTCACGTGATTACCATATCGAGTATCCCACTTCCTGGCTCACCTTGACCATCGGTGATTTAGTACAGATTGCGGGTGAATCTTACAAAGTACGCGAAGTGCGACAAATTCGCGACGGCAGCGAAGCAAGAGCCACTCTCTCAAAATTATAATGCAAAGTATCCGCGAACAAATCATCCAGAAAATCGTCGCCAAGCTTACTCCAGTAGCTACGCTTCAGGGTGCAACCATTCAACGCCAACCGACTATTCCGACCGATCGATCGAGACTTCCCGCACTGTTGGTTTTTCCAGAGATGGAAGCCGTGCAACGCATCAATGAACGTAGTGAGCGGGAACTGGCACTCCGCATCGTGGCGCTGGCTTGTGGCACCGTAGTGGAAGAGCCAGAGCCTATTGCCGATCGATTGTTAGCCGCTGCCCATAGTGTATTGATGACATATAGAAATCTTGATGGTCTGGCACAAAGCTTGGAAGAGCTCGATTGTGAGTGGCAGCAAGATGACGCCGATATGGCGTTGGCTGCCATGCCCGCCCGCTACCGGATCACCTATCGCACACTCACTCATGATTTAACGCAGAAAGGATAAATGCCATGTATCGCATCAAACTTCTCAAAACTCACACCCATGAAGGCCAAGTGCATTTCGCGGGCCATGTACTCGAAGTCGATGAAATGACCGCTTCCTGGCTGATCCAGTACAGTGTTGGCAAAGCAGCCGATGAGATTGCCAGCTCATCTTCAGAAGATCCCGCTTCATCAAATATAGATGTTCCAACTAAAAACAAACCCAATCGCAAAGTAAAGGAGTAATCCATGGCATATTTCTCTGGACAAGGCCGTGTCTTTATCGGTAGCCGCGATACTAACGGTAACCCTGCAGGACTCACTTTCGTAGGTAATGTGCCCGATCTCAAGGTATCGATTTCAGTCGATACGCTTGAACACCAGGAATCCCAATCCGGACAGCGTTTGACCGATTTGCAGCTGATCCGAACCAAGAAAGGCGAGTTCGCCTGCACCCTCGAAGAATGGATTCAGTCTAACCTGGAACTGGCATTATATGGCTCGACCACGATTGTGGCGAGTGGCACTGTAACGAGCGAGCTATTGCCCAATCCGGTCACCCTTGGCAGTCTCAATCTTCTCTCCAAGCAGAATGTATCGAGCGTGGTAGTCAAGGATTCGAGTGGCACACCGTTAACTTTACCTTCAACACAATACACGGTAAACGCAAAACACGGCTCCCTCATCATCAACGACAAAACTGCCGGTGGCCCCTATACCGAGCCGTTCAAGGTCGACTATAGCTATGGTGCAGCCAATATCACGGCCATGTTCACTCAACCTCTACCGGAACGTTGGGTGCGTTTTGAAGGATTGAATACTGCTGATTCTAATCATGAGGTTGTAATCGATCTGTATCGCGTGGCGATCAACCCAGCCAAGGAGTTATCAGTGATCGGCAACGATCTGATGAAATTCGAGCTATCGGGTCAAGTGCTAGCTGATCTCACCAAATCGGCTACAGGACAGTTTGGGCAATTCGGTCGGGTCATTCTGCTATGAGTGATAATAATTTCTCAGCCCTACCACCGGTTGCAACCTCTATCGTCGTTAATGATGAAACAATTGACATCACTCCCATCAAGATAGGCGAACTGCCTGCATTCAGTCGCGCGGTGCAACCGATAGCGGCTCATCTTTCCGCTTCTCCTGATTGGCTGGCGCTGATCGCAGAACATGGCGATGCCCTCATCGAGGCCTTGACTATTGCTGCTCGTCGTCCCCGCGACTGGGTCGCCGAACTTGAATTGGATGATGCCGTGAAGTTGGCATCCACTGTGTTTGAGGTCAATGCCGATTTTTTTATCCAGCGCCTGCTGCCAAGCGTAATGGAAGCGGCAGCCAGGCTCGAAACACGAATGGCTGGGCGGATGCCATCCAGCAACTGATCAGCGCGGGTCACTCGTACGAGAGCATCAGGGATTACACCCTGGCGCAGGTGTCTGCGTTTTTAGTAGCCATCGATCGACACGAAGCAAGATCTCTCGCCAATCTACTCACGGTAATCGCTGCCGGCAGCCAAGGCTCCAACGACACCATCACCAAAATAATGAAGCAATTGTCGTGCTAAAAATCTCGTTAAGCCGTGCAGGCTTGCTTGATCCTGCCAAGTTGTCCTCATGGTCGCTATCCAAACAGGTCAACATTCGCAAAGCAGTCACAGCTGGAATGCGTGCAGAAAGCAGGCAATTGGTCGAGAGCGTGCGTAACCAAATGAAGGCTGACTTCACCGTCAAGCAGCAAAGATTTCTCAGATCGGTGCGCGCTCAAGTATTTGATCGTAACCCAAACAAGTTACCTGCATTGCTCATCGGTTCCAAAATTTCCTGGCTAGGGGTACATATGCGCGGAGGAAACATTGCAGGTCGCATGCTGATTCCGCTCACGGAAGAAGGTCGCCGTATCGGGCGGCGCGCATTCAAACGAATAATCGACGCCCTCATTTCCTCCGGAAATGCCTATTTCATCCAGAAGAATGGCAAGGCCATTCTGATGGCCGAGAACATCCAAGAGAATCAACAACAGCTTCGCCGCTTCAAGCGTGCTGAAAGAGTTCGTACCGGCGCTAAATCCATCAAACGTGGTCAAGAAATTCCTATCGCTGCGCTGGTACCACGCGTGAGCCTGCAGGCGCGTTTTGATCTAGCCCAAGCTGTGCAAAGGCAATTACCGGGTCTCGCCCGCAATATCGAAACAAAACTGAAAACCATCTGACATGCCCAACGATCGTGCGCAAATATTGATCACCGCGGTTGATCAAACCAAGTCTGCCTTTGATTCAATCCGCGGTAATCTGAGGCGCCTGGGTGATGAATCCAGTCACCTGCAAACCCTGCTCGCAGGGCTGGGTGTGACGCTATCAGCAGGTGGCTTCGTTGCTTTCGTCAAGGATGCCATTAATAGCGCCGATCAGCTCAACAAGCTGTCACAGAAGATCGGCATTTCGGTCGAAGCGCTTTCTACTTTGCGCTTTGCTGCCGAGTTGTCCGATGTGAGCCTGGAAACGTTACAGAAAGGCATCAAGATACTCTCGCAAACTATAGTTGAAGCAAATAGTGGTGCAGGCAGAGGCGCGCAAGTGTTTGATGCGCTCGGTATTTCCGTCAAAAATACTGATGGCTCACTCAAGTCAGCCGAACAAATTTTACTGGAAGTGGCCGATGTGTTTGCTACATTGGAGGATGGCACCGTCAAGACCACACTCGCGGTCGAACTGTTCGGCAAAGCAGGCCAGGACATGATTCCGCTGTTGAATCAAGGCAAAGCTGGCATCGAACAACTGCGACTGGAAGCAGAGCGACTGGGGCTCAAACTTGATACAGAAACGGCACGATCAGCCGAAAGCTTCAATGACAATTTGGCAGCTCTCAAAGCTTCTGCCTCCTCTTTGGGCATAGCGCTTGCTGGTGATTTCTTGCCGGAACTCACCAACATTACCAACGCCATGCGTATGGCTGCCAATGAAGCGGGTGTGCTCAAAGCGATATGGGTCGGACTGGGTGGCATCGGTAACCTCATCTTCAATGGCAGCGAGATCAAACAAGCACAAAGCGAAGTTCAGCGGTTGCAAGAGTTAGTCGATTCTACTCGGCAGAAACTTGCAACCGGTAAAACGAAGATACCCTTGCTGCCTTTTGATGTGCAATTCAACGATCAGGCACTGGCGGTACTGCGGCGCAATCTCGTGAAGTATGAGCAAGAACTGGCTCAGGCGCAAAAACGTCTGGGTAACCTCACCCGTTCGGAGCAAACGGAGCCAAAACCAGCAGCAAGCCCGACCGAGGATATGCAGCGCATCGCCTGCATTGTTTCCGGTGGCCATTGGGTCAACGGCCAATGCATCAAAAAATCGGCTGGGCGTATCCAGGAGCCAAATACCCTCTCCGCTCGCATGAATCTGATCAAGGCAGAATCAGAGACTGAACTCAAACTGATCAAGCAGGGTCTGGAGCTAGCACAAAAAGCTTATGATCGAGCACTTGATGAGCGCCTCATTTCCATCCGCGACTTTTATGCTGTCAAGACAGTTATCGACCAACAGGCTATCGATGCAGAAATCAGTTCAATACAGCAAGAACTATCAACACAATCGAATTTCGCCATTCGAGGACGTGATGAGAACGAGCGCCTGCGCGCCATGGCTGAAGTCAGAAAACTGGAAGGCGAACTGACAATACTCAACCAGAAACGCACGGAAATTGAAATCGCTAATGCCCATGCTGCGGCCAAAGCCGAAAAAGCATTGGCTGACGAGTTATCCAAAGTGCGCGAGCGATTGGCGGGAATACGCGGTGTAGCTGGCAACGAGGTATCACGCGAGCGCTTGCAACGTGAGTACCAGCCCTTGCTTGAGCAATTACGTGCCGCTAAGGATGAGCAGGGTGAAAGCGATGTGCTGCAGCTGATCGATGTGCAATCGGATTTAGCTTCTCTTTCAAAACTTGAAACAGAATTTCAGGCAGCGCTCGCGCGTATGCACACTCAGCAAGATAGCATCAACATCAAACGCCAAGCGGGCTTACTCACAGAGTCGCAAGCACGCAGCCAGATCAATACGCTTTTGCAACAGACTGCGGCCGAAATGGATGTGCTGCTACCGAAGATGCAAGCCTTGGCAGGTAGCGCCGGAGGTGAAGCAGTCAACCATGTTGCGAGACTGCGCAATGAAGTAGCGCGAATGCGCATCGATACCGATCAATACGTTCTGCGCTTCGAGGGCGCCACGCGTAATGCACTACAGGGATTTTTCAGCGATATCGCACTCGGTTCCAAAGATGCCTTCGACAACATGGTGCAAACCTTCAAGGTGGCCATAGCCAACATGGTAGCAGAGGCGTTAGCCGCTCGGTTGATTGATTCCCTTTTCGGTGGATTGAGAGGCGCCGGTTCAATAGTAGGATCCCTATTTGGTGCAATAACCGGAAGCTCCACTCCTATCAAGAAGGCTACAGGCGGTCTGATATCAGGTCCTGGCACTGACACGTCGGACTCCATTCCGGCTCGCCTTTCCAATGGGGAATATGTCATTCGTGCCGCCGCGGTCAAGCAAGTTGGCGTGGGTTTTCTCGATGCGATCAACAATATGCGTTATCTAGCGTTAGCACCAAGCTACTTACCTACCCGGCTGAATTTCGCTGAAGGCGGGCTTGTGTCTACCAGTGGTTCTTCCGCTAGAAATGCAGCTACTTCCGTTAACTTGAACTTACAACTACATCCTGAGGCGCTCCATATCACGCTGCGCGATTGGTTGGAGAGTGAACTTGCACGCATTGCTGTGGGCGGCAGATGATGGCAACACTCAGCGCTTATCCATCTCAAGTGCATGCTGACGCCACCGCTCTGCTCGTTTATCAGGGACAACCCAATCGCACGGTGAACTGGAATCTGGTCGGATCAGGATCCGTCACACCCTTGTCAAACTGTACCGATGAAACCGGCAAAGCTGGCGCCCTATACCAGCCGGGAACAGCAGGCGGTACCGTCAAGGTGGAGGTGACAGCCGGTGCTTGAAATTCTGGCAGGCCCTTATGATCTGCTCGATCTGGAGGGTAATTTAGTCACCGATGATTCATTACAGCAGGCGCGCTATTACGACGATGATATCGGACTGATGTTCTCGGCAGGCCGCACTCTTGGCAAAAACTGGGTAATCCAATTGGACGGCACCGCCTGCATTCGTAGTGACAGTTATGGCATTTACGTGGTTGATTTGCAGCAAACACCACAAAGTGAATACCTGCTGGTCGATGCGCTGTTTAAGGACAAGTTATACCGGTACAACAAGCGCACCGCTACCAGGGAAGTGTTGCTCCTCTCCGGTGGAACCAATGCCCTGGCGGACATTCAGGTGCGCACCCAAGATCGCTTCCTGTCTGCCAGCCATAACTTGGTTAAATGGCGGCCACTCGATTTAAGCGCAGGCGCGGTCACTGAGGCAACGTTAACGGGGGTGGGCGATTTAACGGGACTATCGATCAATCCGATCTGGTCCAGGACGCGTAATCCCGATGTGCTGGCGCTCGCCTATGAAAACGGCCACATCGTCTACTATAACCACATTACTAAAACACAAGCGCCGGGGTCAGCCTACATCGGAGCGAACAAGGATGCCTGGTACAGCCCCAAGTATGATATCTGGCTGCGACTAACCAGTGAGCGCAAGCTTTATGTGCATGCTTCCAGGCCTCGACCGTACGCGTTATCTGATCCAATCGGATCGGTGCCAGTCAGGGGTAAGGTGAGCACTTATAGCGTGCAGCTGACAGGTGATGCGGGCGAGCCGTGTCCGGATGAGTTGATCGATTGGTCATTGGAGATCGGCAGCGTAGGCCAGCTGAAGAATACGCAATCGCGCACCGATGCGAGCGGCTATGCCACGGTGGATTACTTGGCTCCGGTCGTGGGAGCGCTGGGCAATGTCATCGTCAAAGCGGAGCTGCGATTCTGATGTTCAGGCAGATTTATGAGTCGGTGCCGACGCCTTATCGTACCCAGGAGGAGCTTCCGGCGGTGGGGACAGGTATTGGAGCGTTTCTGTACAACCCCTATTTAGTCGAGCAGCCGAGGCTATATGGCGAGGAAATGTACCTATTGGCTGGTTTGTTTGTGCGACGCGAGCAAACGGCAACAGCCAACCACACCCTCCACTTGGTTGGGTTTACGCAAATTATCCGTTGGCCGAGCTGGGATACGCGCCACTGGGTCTTTGATGGCATCACGGGCGAGTTTCTGCGTGATGATCCAGCTATCCCGCCATTGGCACTCGGTGGTGATCTGGTAGAAGGCGCTGATGGCTCGATCTGGATGTATACCGCCTGGACGGGCGGTTGGATCGAATTAAATCCCGTGACTATGGCTTCCATCACTGGCAGCACACTAGACAAGGCTAAATACGGCAATCCAGCTTCGATTGAAACACCTTTGGTGGATCGTGCCAACAATATCTTGGTGTGTGCAGAAAGTAGTGGTGTTGCGAGAATTAAAATTTACAACTTCACCACTGGTACATGGATACGCGATATCGAGGTGTCCGGGCCGCCCGCTCAGATCATGCCGGAGAGCAACAAATACGCCTATGTCTACTGCCACAACGGCATCATTAATTTAATCAATTATGTTGATGGGCGTGTGTTGTCGGCATTGAAAGCACCTGCACCAACCGATACGCAATATTTGACACAGATCGGCTCACAGAAATTTGCCTATGATCGTTTTCATCGGCGCTTGCTCGCGTTTCAGATGGTTGTGAATAATGCAGACGGATCGAGCGCATCAACCATCAAAGGCTGGTATCCGGTGCCCTTGCCAGTCAGGATCATGCAGCCGATACCGCTCATTGCACCACGCGCGGGTAGGACTGTGCCCTACCTTACCCGGCTGTATGGCGATGCGGGCGAACCGGTGGCGGGAGTGCATGTACAAGGCGCAATCAGCGGTGTGAACGTTAACATAGCGCCGGGCATTACCGATAACAATGGCTATGCCCTCGTGCAGGGCATAGCCACTGCCGCCGGTAGCGCTATCCTCACCGTCAGCGCGGAGGTGATCACTTCATGACTATTTTGACTAGCCAGACGACCTTTACCATAGGCGAGGCCTCCACTGAAACCACCTCTATCAATATCACGATTCTACCTTCTATCGGTACAGCTTCTGGTAAGGGGCGACTCATCCATCCTGCCCTCGGCACTTACGATTACGCGCAATGTCCGGATGAATGGAGCAACATCGATGGCGATGCCATCATTGCCCCGATCTGGGCGAGCAGCAAAACACTGAATGGCGCCTCCAATACTCTGACGATGGGCAACATCCGCGATGTAGTGGTAGAGGAACGTTGGACGGGTGGATTGTCCACCTCTCTGGAGATGGTTCGCATATTGGCTGCTTTCTGGCAGAATCCGCCTGATCCTGCTATCGACTACATTGAATGGTATCCCAATTACATCAACGCTAACGGCTATAAGGTGATCCTCACAGGTTTAGAGCTGAATGGGCAAGGATTGAATTTTGATTTCATTTCACGCCAGGGTTATGTGACGGGCACCTTGGTGTTACGTATGCGCATTGCAGGAAGAATGTAATGAATCATCGCTGGCAGCCATTTGCTCAGGATAGCGTCAAAAACATTGCCATTATTTGGCACCCAACGGCTACTCCATTGCAGATGGTAGAAGGCACGCATGCAGACGGGGTGGATATCAGCGCTTTTGTTACTCGTGCCTCACACAGCGCAGCCGAGGGCAATGTCACCGTGACCTGGCATTTGGAGTTATACGAGGTTGATCAGCCACAACCAGGCCAGATCATCGAATTCAGGCTGGATGATCAGTTGCTGTGGTGGGGAGTGATCGAGTCTCTCAATGGTTACCGTTTGAGCTCCGGCGTACGCTCTTTGACGTTGACGCTGCGATCACGCGATGCCTCGCCCCATTGGCGCAACGTTCGCCGGGTAACTGAGATTTACCCGGTGGCCACTCCGCTGTCAGTCATTGCGAGAGACATTGCCTACACGCTCGGCTTGAGCGATGCCGAGATCGGATTTGGTGAGACATCCGTCACTACTGTCCATTCAAATACCCAACTGGCAGACTTAACCGCCTGGGAAATGCTGGAGAAATTGGCTGAGCCTCTCGGTGTGCAGTCTTTTGTCGATGCACGTGGTGTTTTGAAAACCATTTCCCGCGATATCACGCGGCCAGTCGATATTGTTTTAACCACCGAGCGCATCATCAGCGTCACCGCAGCCAAATCCAGGCCGCCGCTGACCGCTGTCAAAGTACGATGGCTGGACCCAAACCTGACCAAGGTTTCGCAACAGGACCAGCTATTGGCCAGTATCAATATCACTGCAGGCTTCTTCCAGCTTAAACAAAAAAAGCGAATTGCTTTTTCCGAGGATGAAACGCAGCGCGCAGAAAATACTTATCTGGTCATTCGTCAATCGGCCAATTCAGGGCTGCTGCCAGTATGCGAAGAAAGTTATTCGCAAGAAACTCAAACCGGTGGCGAAATCGTGCTTACCACCTATGCCTGGGTGCCTGCGCTGGTAACGGCCGGCATGGCAGCGATTCTGTCCAGTTCACTTATTCCCGACGGAGTAACTCCCACGGAAACCATTCCGTTAGGACGACCCATTCAGGCAGGCGCCGAGATTACGGTACTACTGACATTGGCCTCGATTGGCACTGGCATGTATGAGATCTGGGGTACACCCTACGATTATGTGCACGCGCGCAACATCACTGAAGCCTATGATCAAAACGCGCCAGAATGGCTGAGTAATGAAGTCGAGATCGAAAACGATTTCATCATGGATGAACCGATGGCGCAAGCCTATGCGGTACGTGAACTGCTTTACAGAGCGCGCGAGGTATCCAGTTTCAATATGTCGATTGTCGATGACCCCAGAATCGAGCCAGGCGACATTATTGAATTACCCGACCAATCAAGACTATACGTGACCAACTACCAGCGCGATGTATCACCAGGTAGCGCGGCCGTACTGGATGTGGAGGGTTTTCGCGTATGAGCATGCTGACTTACATCACGCAGGCGGAAATAAAGAATGCAGCCAAGGAACTGGACGGCAAAGTATTGACCAGACCTGCGCTGTTAGTCACCGATGGCTTGGCGATGATTTATGCGGTTGACGTCGACATCGGCCAGAACTATCCGCTCAAGAATGTGCCGATTGCACGTGCCAACCGTAATTTGCTCTACGCCGAAGTGGGGGCGGCAGTCAGACTCAGGCGAAGCGAATCCGGACACTATGAGGTGATAGGCTTTTCTCAGGAGCAACCGGGCAGCTTTTTTCGGGTGCCCATCACTCTCCCCTCATTTACTTTTGGTAACGCAGGCATCATCACCGGCGCCAACCCAGCTCTACCACCCTCACCCTTGCCAACCAGCTCGATCGTAATCGGCGAGCCCCAGGACAATACCTTGGTGGGTAGACCGCTCACCTATGCAGAACTGGCCATGCTTGGAACCTATGGTTTAACCCCATACGGGGCGACCGGCATCTTTAAAGGTGGCGTATTACAGGAGATATATTCGTGACGTTACAGCTGCAACGCTTCATTAATGGCGATACCAATTACATCACGAAACACAACAGCAACCTCGATTTGATCGAGGCAGCCATCGCCTCGCTGGAATTGCTGGCTAGCAACAGTACGGCAGCGAGCAGCGTCAATGTGGCCAAAGCATTTCAGGCGCTGTTTGGCGTAAGCGCGAGTTTAATCGGTGCGGATAGTTATAAATGCACCGGCTCAGGCAATAATCTGACGGTGCAGCCTGGCTTTTGCTGGCGGCCAAGCTTGAATGCAGTAGTATCCAAAACGACCATTACCACTATCAGCTTCTCTGGTGTTTCTGCGGGTACCTGGTACATAACCGTCGATTCGAGCGGTACCCCTATCCGCACCAATAGCATTACTGAAGCAGCTTATAGCATAGTGTGGACCGGCTCGGCCTTTGGCACCATTACCCGCTTGCTCAATGTGGTGTGGGGCGCGGCCGATGAAGTGGCAGCACAGAGTAGTACCGTGCTTGGTACAAGCTTTACCAGCCTCGACAGCAGATTGGAAGCGAGTGAAAACAAGGCGGTGGCGGGCGATCTGGCGAGAACGTATCTATTAGGCAGACTGAGCAAATCAGTAGCAGGTAATAGCAATGTTACTTTGACTGCCGATGAGGCGAATAACCTGGAGCTGGTATTCACCGGTGCAGTATCGGGCGAGATCAACATCTCCGTACCGCTCAGCAATGCGCCGCGCTCCTGGCTAGTAATCAATAATACCACTGGCGGCTATAAGCTTACCCTAAAAGGGCTGAGTGGCACCGGTGTAGCTATGCCTGTTGGCACCGCTTTCTGGGTCTATCACGACGGCACTAATATTCTGGCACTCCCTAAAGCAGCCGTTCTCACCCTCCCCTATAACACCAGCATAACTGCAGATTTCTCATGTGCAGACATCATCAAAATCACGCTCGGCGGTAATGCCATCATTACGCTCACAGGAGCAAAGGACCGGCAAAAATGCATGCTGGAATTAACGCAAGATAGCGTGGGAGGAAGAACTATAACGCTCGTGAATCATCGCTTCGGTTCGGATTTAACCAATATAACGTTATCTACCGGGCCAGGGTTGACAGACAAGATCGGTTTTATTTATGACGCGGTCGCAGCCAAATTTGACGTGGTCGCTTTGATGAGGGGGTTCTGATGAGTTTAATCTTTTTTGATGGTTTCGAGACTTACGCTACCGCTGATATTTTGAAAGAATGGAACAGCACCACCGGTCCAGTGGCGATCAGCGCCACAGGGGGTAGACGCGGTGGAGGTGCTTTGTTGGCACCGAGTTCCTCCTCTTTTGGCTGGGCGTCCAAGACGCTGCCCGCAAATTACTCTACCTTGATCGTGGGGTTTTCATTCAGCCCGAGCATTTTGCCTTCTTTAACCAATTTCATCCTTCGTCTCATGGATGGTGGAACTCAACAATTAGAATTAGGCGTTAACCCAGCGGGTAATGTTGTCGTGAGCCGCAACGGCACGGTTTTGGGAACCAGCACTGCCGTGCTTGCCGCAGCTGAGCAGTATGTGGAATTGAAAGCTACGATCCATGACACTTCTGGTGCCTTTGAGGTGAGATTGAACGGAGTCAATATTCTGTCTGCCTCGAATGTCGACACTAAAAATACCGCCAATGCTTTTGTCAATCAGGTGGCTTTGGGGGTACCTGGCAATACCGGCCTCTCTTCGATATTCAAGTATGATGATTTTTATCTGCTCGATACCACGGGACCTGCGCCCAACAATGATTTTCTGGGTGATGTGCGCATCGATGCGGTTTATCCTAGCGCGGATGGGAATTACACCGATTGGACGCCAAGCACAGGTACCAGCCATTATGCCTTGGTGGATGATCCCACGCCCAACACCACCGATTACAATGCGAGCAATGTGATCGGACAGAAAGATAGCTATGTGATGGGCGATCCGCCATCATTAGCCAGCCAAATCATTTACGGAGTCAGAGTGAAAGTCGCTGCGCTCAAGGATGATGCCGGCTCTCGCTCGCTTAAAATCGGTATCCGATCTGGCACTACCGATAGCCTTGGCGCTGCCCAGGCGTTATCCACTTCGCAAATCTATTACTCGAACATTCACGAAGTGGACCCGAACACCGGGGCAGCCTGGACACCGGCTGCGGTTAACGCGATGGAAGTTGTCATCGAGTCGGCATAATGACGGCAGCTCGATCAAGCCAAGTTGTTGCGGAGATACTGCGCAACAACACAGCAGTTAAAGCGCACGCTAGTCAAGCGGCCGCCGCAGTTTTACGCAAAAATACGAGTGTCAATATCCAGGCGAGTCATGCCATCGCCGGAGTATTGCGGCAAAATACAGCGGTCAAAGCACAAGCGCACCAGCTTATTGCGTCTATTTTACGCAAGGAGGTGACGCCACCCAATATTCAGGTAAGCCAATTAACCGCAGAGACATTGAGGCCGTCGATCATCACTGCACAGGTTAGTCAAGTCGTAACCGAGGTAATTAGCGCAGAGCGAACCTTGAAGGCAATCTTACCGCTCAGCGTAACACTCCAGGCTGATCTGGTGTCTGGCTTGGTTCTGGGGTCAATCTTTACCGCATCTCTCGATACCGAAGCCAGATTGGAGCTTGGCACTGAGCTGGCTTTCACACAATTTTCCACATCGATCGAGGTGCAAGCCGCATTGCAGTTTCAGTCAAGATTATCGGCTATCTTCCCTACTCATACCGCTACGCAAGCAAGTTTGCAGCAGGGCTCTGAATTGATGGTCACCCTACCCATTACGCTCAAACAGCGTGCTGGCTTGAAAGTTTATCCCGAATCCGTTACTGGGTTTTTCTTATTGTTTTGATCAGGAGTCACTATGAGTTCAGCTACGAATATGCTGGAAGAATCTATTGGCAACCATCTGTTACGCACGGCTACATGGCCAAAACCAGCAGGCATTTATATTGCGCTTTTTACTACGCTTCCGCTCGAAGATGGCACCGGTGGCGTAGAGGTGTCAGGCGGTAACTACGCCAGAGTGCAGAATGGCCCTAGTGATGCTGCCTGGAATGCGCCCACGGGCGGCAATGGTGAGTTCTCTAATGCTGCAGCAGTTGTGTACGGCGCACCTAATGCCAATTGGGGAAACGTAGTCGGCGCAGGTATTTATGATGCTTCTACCGGTGGCAGCCTACTAGCGATGGCCAATCTCGATACGACCAGGAATATCGTGGCAGGCGATCCAGCACCGAATTTCCCAGCGGGCGCATTGAAATTCATCTTTGCTTAACATCACTTTCTTTTCTCATCCTGTTTCATCTCACCCCTACCCCGCCTTTGGCGGTTTTTTTATTTCTGGAGCTTACAAATGAATCTACCTACTCTGTATAACGGCATGGTCGTCATGCCGCAAGATGAGTTCGAACAGTTGCTCGAACAAGCAGCCGCACGCGGGGCCAAGCGTGCATTAGCAGATGTCGGCCTGGAAGGCGAAGATGCTGCGCACGACATTCGTGAGCTGCGTGATCTGCTCGATGCTTTCAATACCGCCAAGCGTACCGCCTGGCAGACGATAATCAAGATCATTACCACAGGCTTTGTTCTAGCTCTAATTGCAGGCGCACTACTAAAAATTGAATTATTTGGAGGTCAGTAATGGTTGAAACTATCATTGATGACATCATTCGCCGTGAAGGCAACTTCATCAATCACCCCAATGATCGCGGTGGTCCAACTAAATATGGCATCACGGCCAAAACACTCGGAGGATGGCTTCATCTAGGTCGGCTAGCCACAAGCGAGGAAGTGGCGGTGCTCACCGAAGCAGAAGCACGAGAAATTTATCGTCATCAATACATTGTAGAGCCAGGCTTTGATGCAATCACGCATCCGGCGCTGCAAGCCCTGCTGGTAGATAGCGGTGTGCATTCTGATCCAAGAACGGCAGTGCATTGGCTGCAAACAGCCTTAAGTGTGGTCGCTGATGGAGTAATTGGCCCGAAGACACTTGCTGCTATAGCGGCTACCGATCAAAATAAACTCTATAGAAAAGTTCTTGCAGCACGCGTTCGCCACTTGGGGCGATTGATCACCAATGATCCCAAGCAATCGGTCTTTGCCGCTGGCTGGATGAACCGAATGGCAGAATTTGTGGAGGGTACCGTATGATTCCAATTCTGACTATGTTAGCGCCAGGATTGATTGAGGCTGGCAGCCGTCTGCTCGATCGGTTGATTCCCGATCCGGCTGAACGCGAAAAAGCCAAGCTCGCATTACTTCAGGCCGAAGGGCAACAAGCATTGCAGGAGATGCAAACAAGCTTGTCGGCCATCCTGGCTGAAGCGAATTCCGCTGATCCGTGGACGAGCCGGGCACGGCCGACTTTTCTGTATGTGATCTACGGTGTAATTTTGCTTTGTGTACTCGGATCTATCCTTGGCATCTGGTGGCCGGCTCATGTTTTCCAGGCAGCGGAGAATTTGAATAAGCTTTTGGGAGCTGTGCCGGAGAGCTTGTGGTGGTTGTTTGGGACTGGTTACCTTGGTTATACAGGGGCTAGGAGTTTTGACAAGTGGAAAGTGCCAGGGCGATAGCCCCAGCCAGCCGATACGATAATCCCCCGATCTCACTGCCGACGATGCTAATGGGGTGCTCACCCAAGACCCAGAACGCTGCTGCTCAGCACTGCCCACCAAGTTAGTTAGTTGGCCGCGGCCATTGTTATTGACTCGAGATTAGCTCGTCCAGAGTAAAAGGGCGAGACCCAGTAGCTCTTCACGTCGTCTGAAGCAAAATACACCTGTAAACGCTTGACTTCACCGCCTAACAGCGTGTTCATGTCATCCACATCAACAACGGAGTACAGCGATGAGCAATCAATTCAAGAGGGCCATCATTGATGATGTCATCTCGCGTAACATTGACCCCACAGTGCAAGCTAACTTACTTGACATATTTGAGTTGGCTATGAAGTCGGTAGCCACCACCCTGGTGCGTGAGGCCAAGTTCGACACGTCCGATTTCGCTACCGCCGAAGAGCGAGGCTGCGAGGACTTTTCCTTACTCGTGAGCCGGGTCCGCTCCGACTCCCGTAACGAATGGTTCGGCTCGTTTCAGCGGGGCGAGAAGCGCCTCGATGTCATCGGCCACCTCGAGTAGCCTTCCTCAGTCCGTCATCTCGGGCGCATCCCAATCGGTCAGCCTTGCTTCCCCGGTCTGGTAGAATTGCTTCACCAACTTCACGTATTCCAGAAAATCCCGATTCTCAGTTGCCAGCCGGTTAGCCATGCCCCAATCGATCTCATCTCTTTCGCGGGCAGGAATCAAGACCTGGCTTTCTGCCGGGTTGTCGGCATCCAGTTTGATCAGGCCGATGCCGTGCGCCGCGAACAGCATTCGCAGTTCCTTGAGCGTGTCCTGGCCCTCGATCTCCGCTGCGACCAGATAGCCAAAATTGGCCCAAGACGAGTTGGAAACCGCTTGGAAAAAGCATTCACGCACGTTCGACCGGTTGATCAGGAACTTGGCCTCGAACGACCACAACTTGGTGCGCTTGTCGGAATACTGATTCACACAGTCTCGCACCTCCTGGTGCCACTCAGCACCCAAGTCCTCCATCCCGACCACGTCCGGGTACAGCCAACGGTTGCCGTTCGGCCCTCGTTTGTTCGATGAGCGCTTCTCGTCGATACGCTTCGAATAGACGCCAAACTCCTCCCACAGATACATCGAAAGCAGTGGGTACATGGCATGCTCGCCAAGCTTGGCATTGTTACTATCTGCCGTGTGCGTGGCAGTCACGCCCTCAGCCGCCGCAACTTCGGCAACATCAGATTTCTCCGAATAGTAGTACTTGCGCGGCCGACCCTCGGTAGTCTTCAGTTCTGGGTTCCGTTTCTGTAAACGTGGGCGCTGCGAGCTAATTTCCGCGACCAGCTGCTGCACCAAATCACCATCGGATCTGATGTAGTCACCGCGACTATTGGATTTCTTCTCCTGACACTCAGCGGGATAGGTACTAAAAATCCACTCTGCGATCTGCCTTGCAGCCAGCTTTTCTTCGGGCCGTGCCTTCAAACAATCCAGTACGGCTTTCGCCAAATTCAAAGCCATTTATTGCCTCTTAGCGCCGCATACACAGCATCAATGTCGAACAAACAATTACCACAGCCCTAATCCCTGGTAATGCTGCCGTTTTGTTTCTAATTCCACCGAGTTATTGATCACACGTAAAGCGTGTTTTAAATATCCCACAGCGGCAGAATAGTCTCGCATCTGCTCACAAACTTGGATCAAGCGGATTAGAACTTGGGGTTTGCTTGGGCACTTTCTATTGATCGCCTCAAGTGCTTCGCGCGCCTCCGGAAAGTTGGCTTCCAAGCCAAATAGGATCGCGCGCAAGAAATCAAGCTCTAACGATTCTCCATCCTGCCTCTCAGCATCCTGAATGAGATCCTTTGCGGGGTTCATTTTCCGAAGCGTCAGTAACGTCTTAATGCCAAGCAGCCGGATCAATTGTTGATCGTTTCCCTGCAAGTCGCTCTTGTATTCTCGATTGAATACTTCTTCGAACTGGAACAGTCTGTTTGCGCGATAGAGCGCATTGAGCTGTTGCAACAAAGCAGCAGAGTCGTGGGAGCGGGAAAATTCATCTTCCGCTATTCTTGCCGCCTTTAGGTAGTCCTTTGTCTCCAGAGCCTCGACAACTGATGTCGACCAATCTACAGAAACTTGTCCACCAAATGATGTTATGGCGTACTGCGGGGAGCTTAATTGATTTTGCCTTGCTAGTTCAAAAGCAGTGCGGAGAGATGCAATATCGTGGTATCGATCTGAAGGTAATCTTTCCATGCACCTAAGGATCAGCGCATCAACCATCGGTACAATGTTAGCATTGATTTCACTGGGGCGCTTAAATGGCGCATGGCGACGCACTTGAGAGGGTGTGTCATGAGGTAGTTGCCCCGTTAGCAACTGGTATAAAAGAACGCCGAGGCTGTAGATGTCGCCTCGCAGCAAGTCCTCAAAAGTCCCTTTACGAGAGACACTATCGGAAAATTCTGGAGCAGCGTACAGAACTGTGCCGCCGTTTTCCCTGGTTCGGACATAAATTTCCTCTGGAAGAGCGGAGCTTCCAAAGTCAGTCAACTTCACCAAATCACCCGCACCCACAAGAATATTGTGCGGCTTGATGTCGCCATGCGAAATGGGTGTTGGCAAGGTCGCCAAGAATCCAACGGCGTCGAGCACCTGCGCGTAGATGCTGAACAGTCGCTCAAACGTGTTACCGAAATTTTGATTCCTTCGCTCCAATTTTTGGGCAAGGCTTTGGCTCGGGAAATACTCCATTTCGATGAAGAACCATTCGTTCTCCGGAGGAATTCTCCCCATATTGCAAATCCGAACAATATTGGGATGAGGATCTATTGTGAGTAGTTCTTTCCCCTCGGCAAGTAGGCGATCATCTTTTGTCAGGTCTTTAGGTATCTTCACCGCGACGATGGTGCTGTCTGACAGTCTCTCCGCCCGCCATACCCAACCATGACTGCCGTCACCGAGGCATTCGAGCAAGAGATACCTATCGCCTAAGCGCTTATTGGTTCCCGGCAGAAAGTGTGCGGACTTAATATTCACATCAACCTCTCACACCGAATCTGTTTGAGAAGCAGAGTTCCGCTGCGTTCAATCTCAAAAATAAACCGGCTAAACAGAACAGCTGTATTTCGTATTGCTGGCACCTGCGCTCCAACCGACGATTTGAAGCCTTGTCGACATCGCTGCAGAAACACATCTTTATTCGGCGCAGAGACAACCCCTTTGCTCCATGCCGAAAGAATCAGCACTGTAGGAGCATCTCCCCACCTCATGGATGCCTCAAGTAGATTGCAAAGCTTCTCGTCGAGTTTTTTTTGTCCTCGATCGGTGCCATCGAAGCGTTCGAACTCAATCAATGCATCAGGCGTGCGCTGCGTTCGACTAAACCAGGTTGAGTCGGAACGAATGTCCGCACCATGCGTCATCGGCACTGGACACTCTGCTACCGCCATAAAGCCAAGCTCAGATCCAAGCTCATTCCAGGCACTGCAACCCAAGCTGTGAATTAAGACATCCTCGTCGCGAACACCCCAGCTAGACAGCATGGGGTAGCTGCGATCGATAAACTCCAGTGAGGACATTTCGGCACAAATGCGCCCTGTGAGGTCAGTCACCAAAGCGCCCCCAAACTCGCAGCACCTCGGGCGATTCACCACCGTGTATCAGTGCCTTGTCACCAACTTTAACCAGGAGTGGAGCAGGAATAGATCGCCCACATACCAAAGCCTCACCCGTTGACAGATTAGGTAACTCGTCCAAGTCAGCCTTGCTTACCATGTCAGACGCTTTTGCGATAAAGCGCTGGTCGTCCGGGTTCTTCAGTCGCATGGTGATCAGAGTGTTGCACTGTGATGTCACGTCCGCGTCCAGCTTTGATGGACGCTGGCTAACAATAGCAAAGCCCACTCCGAATTTCCGACCTTCGCCAGCAATTTTCTTGATGATCCGGTGGCTGACCGCATTTCCACCGGCAGGAGCAAAATTATGTCCTTCCTCATAAACCAGGAAACAAGGCCGCAATGGATCTGTCTTGCTGGATGCTGCGCGCAAAATCTCACTGGAAAGTAGCGCGCAGATCACCTGTTTGGCCGTATCGCTCAGCCCTTGCAGATCGATCACAACGAGACGCCCCTGTTTATTCGAAGGGCGTCCGACCATTTTGTAAATATCGGTCGGGGCTGACATAGCCGCAGAGTAGAAGCTTTGCGCCTCGTTGAGCACTCGCGACAACTTCATCGAAATCACCGCAGCACTGCGGCCATTCAATGCTTTGCCTTCTGCTTCAGAAAGATCATCCCATTCGCGCAACTCTTCGATGCCATCTCCGAGAAAATGTCGAAGGCGATTGATATCTCGTGGCTCGGTCTTGTCTGCTGTCCGCCAGTATCGCAACGCAACATCAACCACACGCTGCTGTGGCTCGGTCAGCCCGGGGAGAATCTCTGCCACATCATCCATTTCAAAGTGATCGAACTGCAGCGCAAGCTGGGCGTTCTTGCCAGCGTACTTGTGCTTGAACGATTCATTTTGTGGTGTGTAAACATGGATACCAGCCCCGGCTTGCTGCAATCGTTCCAAGGTATCGCGGATTTTTGGAAGCGCAGTACGATCGCGTCCGTCTTCACTTTCTGACAGACCTCCCGAGAAATTCAATTGCCCCTTCTCCAGGGCTCTTCCATACTCACCATGCGGATCGAATACAATAACGGTTCCATTGTTCAGTGCCACTAAGCGTTCAATGATGCGGCCGACGGTGTAGGACTTACCCGATCCCGTCATCGCTAGAACTGCCATATGCTCAGTGACCAGTTTGTTTACTTCTAAAAAGACCGGCACCGTATTATCGCCACGCTCATACCCAACGAGATTCCCTAGATGCAAACTGGTGTGTTCGTTGAATTCGTAGAAATCGCTTAAAAATTGAAAGTCCACTGTTTCAACGGCGGCGCCGGGATCGAGCGGGCGGCGTGGAATTTTTATCTGACGAGACACTGGATCGCGGTAACCGACCAGTTCGACATTTGCATAGAGATTCTCGCCGGTAACACTGGCGCCCGGGAGTAGCTCGAGTTCAGTCACGCCACCACCGAATCCAGCGTTGAACAGCATGTTGGTTCGAGTAATCCTAGTGACTCGCCCAAGCACAGGCACCACGCTTTCATCCGCGCGCTCCTGGTGCATGATGCGGACAAACTCTCCTCGACGTACGGAAAAGGAATCCTGAACCACCATCGTCAGCTGTGCTGCGTCACCGGTGTTGCCAACCAGCTTTCCAAGTACCTTGTGTTTCATGATTCAAACCCTTCATCGAGACCGGACAACCACGTGCTTTCTATGTCGTTACTCCGCAGTGCTTCATTTAGCCCCTGCTGATAGTAGGCAGAGAACTTTTCGAGAATATTGAGTTGCTGCCGACTTAGCAGCTGTGGCAGTGGCATTGCTTTCTTCTGGCTTTGCATATCCAGAATCATCAGTCGGGATGCCACGGTATCCAGCAAGGCAGAGTTCCAATCGGACTCTTCGCCAGCCAACTGAGCCATTTTTATTTGACTTGCGCGCGCGCTGCGGAAGTGAAAACCGATAACACCTTGGCTTACTTCGCTGGCGGGTTCCATTCGGGAGCGATTCTCGGTCATCCGAAAAGCGATAGTTCGAGTGAAGTTACCCAATATGCCATTGATAAAACGAGTATCGCCAATTCCGCTCAGCCGCTCTTCCAGTCCTTCGAGCATGGCTGCCGAGTCCGGTGCAAAACCATCGTTAGCCAAAATATGCTTGCGACCTCCTTCAGTGCGCAAATCTTGTCGAGCGATGCTGACAATGGCAGAGAATCGCTCAGCCAGAATGCTGACTAACACAGGACCTTCCGAATTCCATGGAAACAAGGCTTTCCGGTTATTCTGCCAAAACTGTTCGATAATGTCCCTGGTCTTTTCAAACTCAGCCCAGTGCCGCATATTCCGCTTTAATGGCACCATTTCCCGATCGATGAATAGCGGGGTATCGATAAGAATTAGGTTGGCAAAACCATTCTGTTGCAGCAGTCGCTCTACCAGGGCATAACAGTGCCGCATCTCCACTAAGTCCAGACGTTTTCTCTGCGCTTCGAAATCGATGTCGTCCAGCTCGGATACTGAATCAGACCCAGCAGTACTGATCTTATTGTCCTGAATCGTTAGATCTGTCCGTACAGCTGCAGATGCGTAGATAAAGCCACCCAAAGCACGGTGAATACATGAGTAACTCGCAATACCGGAGACCGCGAGATTGACGACGGATGGTCGCTTGATGGCCTTAATTAAACCGGCATCCCGAAACAAGGGTGCCACTTGCTCAATATCCCGAATCTGTTTGAGTAAGCGACCAGCACTGCCAGGCAATCTTAACTGACTATCGATAGCCAATGCTTGCGCAAGATTAGTTGTTTTCATTGGCTAGGCCTCATTCCTCAAATTTTCGGCAAATGCCCAGTATTTACACCCCATCAAGTGGGCCAACCCCTGTTCGGTCAATCCATTGTCATTTATCAACCCAGCATTTCTTAGGCGAACCATGCTTTCCGGCAGATCGAAGTTGGCCAAATTCAATAGTGGAACGGCATATGTCTTCAACCTGCTCAGCAAGCCCTCAGCTGTCGCGACATTGAATCCGTAGCTGCACACCAACACGGTGACATCCTCTGGGCGTATCGCGTCTTCTTGGGGCTTTGTTTCTTCAGTAGTAACAGATGGCAGGCCACAATGTCGCTCAATCTTGGCCAGGAAGTCATGCACCAGCGCCGCCTGATCTAACAAACTAATGGACCAAAGCGGTAGTGTCGTGGCAGCGATCAGGCCGCTATTGGAATGTCCCTTCCAGTATCGTGTATGGCAAGTCGGCTCCCCCAGCGGCATATCCTCTGTGCAAGCACCGTTTACCCCGCGCAGGCGGTACGTCAGTTCGCCCTCCAGCATGCTCATAAGCAGTGCTCGTTTGACGGCTACCGCAATTGACGGTGCCAACTCAACCACCCAGTCCAGAAAATGAAAAATGCTCCCTTCCTGGTATGGGGGGAGTAGCAGTAATGAACAACCGGGTTGGCGTACCCACGCCGCACACTCCTCCTGAGATTCTCTCGATGCTTGCAACTGCTCGCCGGTCATCAAAACAAAGCCGGTCTGCGGTAAGCCATGCTCGGGCGACTGGGAGATCCCCAGCAAGCTGGCCAGGAAACGCCCTCTACGGTGCGCCTGCAATTCCGGAGTGAGATAGAGCTTCACGCATTGCCCCCGAAATAGAGCTTCATTCTCAGGATGCCCTTGGCAACCAAGGCCTCTTGAGCGGGCGGGGACAGTGCTGGGTTCTTGCCCTCGGCGATGGCCGTGGCCAAATCTTGCCAGCTCGCGAAATCAAGGCCAGTCCCACTTAACAACTGGTTTGCCTTGTTTTCCCATTGTGATTGCTGCATATCAATCGTAATTTGCAAATCATGCAAGCTCAGGGCAGATACGCTAGCCAGGTTGATTGCCGCTGGCACGGTTTCGTTGCAAGCACCGAACAGAGGCGTCAGTACTGGAAGGTAGCGCTCATTGGTCTGACTGACCAAGGTCTCGCGATGCGATAGAATCGTGTTTTCAACTTTACTGATGGCACCGCCAACACTATGCAACTGAGAGTGAATGGGGTTGAGCAAACGATCAGGGATGCCGCGGATGGCGCTGAACTGCCCCTTGCGTGCTTGCTCACGAAATTTCTCACGCTCACTCTTGGCCAAGTCAGCCAAGTCCTCAAACGCGTCGCCAATCAACACTAGTTTTTGAGCGAGCGCTGCAAGCTCTTGGGTGTGTTCTGGTGTCGTGTAACCCGCAGGCATGGGCTCCAAAACGCGCGCAGCCTCTGCGCATCGAGCCTTCAACTCAGCGAGGTAGCCGGTAATCTCGACAAATTTTTTCTTGCCCACACGATAGCTACTTGCAATGTGGCCAAGGTTCTCAGTAAGACCCAAAGCCGTTCCATTGTCGATATTGACACCGGCTTCTTCGGCGAGCAGGCGCAAGCGATCCGCCGCCTTGTCCAGTTGAAGTGAGCGCAAGTAATGCAGCAAGGTATCCGAGCTCGCGGTACCCTCTGCCGTTGCGGTATCACTCTCATTGCGCTGCTGCAGGGCGCCATCAAGAATATTGTTCACCGTCTGTAGCGACAGGGTGAATAAGCTGCGCGGGAACATGTCCAGATTCTGCGCATCAGCCTCAATGTCAGTGATCAGATGATTGATGCCTTGTTTGATTTGGGATGCGGCTTTCTCCACGTAATCCGCAAACAGCCGGGCCTGTTCGATACGCTGATAGAGCGATAGGCTCTTGTCGTCGAGGCGTAGGGTATTGATGTTGCCCAAGGTGATCTCAGGTACTTGTTCCGGCTTGACCCCCGCGACCCGCTGCAGCACCTCAAAGCGTCCGGCAAGCAGAGCAGGCATCTTGTCAGTAATGGCAGCCAAGGCATCAGCCCCCTGCAGAGCGAGCGCTTCTTCGTTGACCTTCAGCGCGTCAAACGCTGAGCGGGCTGCTTTGATTAGCTCGTGCGCTTCCACCGTTTCAGTGCCGGTGGGTGATTTGCCTAAGGGTGCAAAGAGTCCCGGAATGCGGTCATAGCCAAAAACACGCTCCAACTTGGCAACCACAGCCTTATAGCCGTCAGCACTGTTGCCGTTAAACCAGTTCTGCGCCTCGTTGATGGCGTTATCCAGTTTGGCCCGTGGCAGGCTTTGCCATTTCGCTGTTGTTGCAGTGGCATCTTGTAGCTGCAACAGATGCAACTCACCACACCACCACATCCAATCATCGAACACGTTCTTGGCTGTCACGCTGGCATGTTGCAAGTAGCCCCAGTACCAACCTCGCTTGGCCTTCTCCAGCGTCCATTCCTGTGTGCTGACCGGGTTCGCTATACGTGCCAAGAAGTAGGGGAATTTTGCTTGCGCCTGCTGCGGGTTGGCCAAGTCAGCAAACAAGCCCGCGTGCTCTTCCTTCGCAAAACCAAGGCTGAGCAGCTTGCTCGGCAAGGCCAGGCGTTGCATCAGCGATGCAATTTCTTCGGCATCAATACCGTGCCTGGTTTCCAGATCATTCAAGCCGGAAAGGGTAGGCTTCTTGAACACAAACAAGGTCCAGGCCTGCAGCAGCAGATCGCGATCCTGCGTGTTGATCTTGCCGGTTGGTCTCAGCGGCCAGGCAATCAAGCCCCGCTCATTCAAGCGGGCGCGCCATTGGTGGATCGCTTGATAGGCAAAGTCTCGCAAAGCATTGAGCTTGTTCTTGAATTTGCTCGTCAGTCGCGCCTCATCAAGCGAAAAACCCTTGCACTGTTCGGGCGTGAGGCCGATGCGTTCCAGCTGATCGACTTCGCTGGGGTTCAGGTAGTAGAGCAGCAGGTCGTCTTTGAGCTTTTCACTCACGTCGCCCCGGTTGTACTGCTCCATCAAGTGGGTAGATGCCGTGAATGCCATCACCGGGAAGCGCCCTTCATTGGTGTGGCGCGTTGCAGCCAGTTGATGCAGTCGATCCAGCTCATCACGGTTGTTCACCCAGGCAAACCATGCCAGATTGTCCGGGTGCAGCTTCAACCCCTCGCAATACAGCAAGCCACCACGCTGACCAGTCCCTTGCCCACGCGAGCTGGCTTGAATGCACAGATTCTCTTTATTGGAGAGACTGGGCTGTGCGTATTGCCAGTTCTTGTCCAACAAGCGCATCAAGCCCATCAGACGCGCCGTCCAGCGCAGGCACGGGTTGTGGCTGCTGGCTTGCAAGAAGGTCTTCATCGCCGCTTCGTGCACATCCGCATCGGCCGGGTCGCGGAAGATCATCGAGTTGTGCTGCTGATTGCGGTAGCGCAGATCCAGTCGCAGCAACATCGCCACGCTGGGGCCAATATGCGTAGCCTCTTCATCCGGCACAAATTGGTCGCTGCCGATCAGCTTCTGCCACAGTGCATCGGCGGCAAACTCCACAGCCGGGTGGTCGTACAACAAACTCAATAGATGCTTGAACTCCCCGCGCGACAGCGGCAACAGCAGCACATCTTTTTCAGCCTCATTGATGGCAAATGTGCGCAGGTTTTGCAGCAAAGCAGAGAGACTTAACGCCTGCTCGACAGCGGGGTACAGCCATTCGTCCCTTTCACGCTTGAATTTGGCCTCTTCCAGCGCCTGGCGGCATTGGAGAGCATCAAATGGCATCTTGCGATACAGGCTGGCGACCGGTTCACCATCCTCATTGGCCAGCTGTAATAGCTCTTTGCACCGCGCGGGTGCGGCATCAAGTGCTACAGGCAGTTGGCCGTACAGCAGCGACTGCGCGACGGCACGCAGATCGTGATCACCAGTCTTGATGCCCTCGATAGCGTGCTTGTCCAGCACATGCTCAGCGACACGGCCAGAGCTCTCAACGACAGCATCGAACAGCACGCCCAAGTCGGTGACTTGCTTGCCCGCTGCTGCGTACTCGGCCAGCACCGCATCCATATTGGCCATGACCACGTTGAACCAACCAAAGTTGGCACCGCTCATGGCATAGGCGGCTTCCACCAGCCCCATGGGGTAATCGTGTGCCAACTTGCGCTCAGCCTTGAGCTGGGCCACATAGTCAGACACATCCGCAAACGCGTTGTGTTCCAACTCCACCAGCTCAAAACGGCGTGCGACTGATTGAATCTCGCGCAACTGCTGGCCCAGTAAGGGCGAGCACAAGGCCACATAACGCAGCCAAGGCAGCTTGCGTCGCGGGTCCTCTTCCTTGATGGCCTTACCGATTAGGCGGATGGCCTGGCCGTCCAGTCGCTTGGCATCGTCTTGCTCCAGACCAAAGGTGGCCGCCTCGGCCACGGTTTCCAGCTCGTCCAACACCACCAGCACATAGCCGATGCCAATCTTTTGTAAATAGCTGTAGGCGGCCTGCACCAAGCGCACCACCAAACCCTCTTCTTCGTAGAGAGCCCCCTCAGAGTGAGCCTGATCCAACTCCAGGCATTGCGTCAGGTGCTTGGGATCAAAACCCGCCGGATTCAAACGATGCAGCGCCTGCTCGGCAATCTTGCTTTGGATCGAACCATCAAACTTGCCCGTCGCCAGCGGCAACAGTGCCCTGTAAAGCCCAAAGCCAAACCAGTTGTCCGAGTTCTGGTAGTCGGAGGCAACTTGCGAATAGCGGATGTACAGTGCCAAGTACTTATCTTGCGTAGCCTGATCAAACAGCTTTTTGTCTTCCAGCTGCCCGCCGTCTTCGCGCACAAACCAGCCTTTGGAGCAATCGTTGATCTGGGCGATCAACTCATGGCCCAGGCGCGATTTACCGCGCCCCCATTCCGCCTCGACCGCAAACACATGGGCAAAGTTGTCCGCATCCTGATCCACGGTGTGGATGAAGGTGCGGTAGCGCTTGAAGAAGCGGCTCTGGCCAACCAGCGGGTCACGCGGGGGATAGTCGGAAACACCGGTGGCCGCCCAACTGTGGCGACGGGCCAAGCCGGCAATATCGGCGGCGGTAAGCTGATCGTTTTTATTCATGCAATGCCCCCTCCCTGAACCACGTACTCCGCCTCCGGTTCGCGGACGGAACGATGTTGATAGACTTGTTTGTGCTCCTGATACAGCGCCTCGGCAGAGAGGCGTGCGGCCTGCCACAGCAACTTTCCCGTGCGGTTGAACACGCGGCTCGCGGGCAGGCTGTAACACTGATCAGAGAACTGCGGATGAATCTGGTACTGGCCCAGTTGGCTGCTGGCCCCGTCCTGATAACGCCAGACCGAGTGCTTGAGCAACAAGCCCACCAGCGGCGACAGTTGCGCATTCAATTCTGCAGCTGTGGGCTGCTGCGGAAAGCAGGCCACGCCCAGCCTTGCCAGCATGCCCAGCAGCAGATCCGCCAGAGTGCCACAGTGTACCTCGTCGCCTTCTGCGCCGATCACCGTGACGGCAATTTCAGTGGGCGCAAAAGCATTCTGGCCTGCAGGCAGTTCCAGCAGCAAACCGCCCCGGTTTTCTGCCCGCCATGCATCCTGCGCAAATGCCAGCATGGCCAGCAGCAGCGCCCAAGGCTGGGCCAACACCCAAGGCATTACGGTCTGGCCTTCGGTGATGGCGGGCGTTATGCCACCCTGCAAGAGCACTTGTTCGGCGGCTTTTGTGATTGCGTTTGCAGACTTTTGATCGTGCGTGGCGGCCTCAACCACAAAGGGCAAGGCCAACAGTCGCCCCTTGACCCAGTTCTGCTGCGCATCGACGCCACTGGCGTCCACCTTGGGCAAGGGGGGTAGTGCATCCTGAAACGCTGCCAACTGGGCGGCGACAAACAGAATGCGCACCAGCGCAGGCGTTGCTGCCGCCTGCTCAAAGCTTACCCCCAGCAATTCCCGTTCAATCGCAGCGTAGGAGCTGGCAGCAAGTGCGCTACTTTCCAAGGCTGCTTCCACCCACGCAGCGGCTGGCCCCAAGCCAGATACCAACTCGACTAGCGGCGCAGAGTTGTTCCCCTGAGCCGCCATCTGCCCCGCCTCTTTGCAGCGTGCAGCGGCAATCGCCAGCCACGCAACACGCACCTCCGTCTGCCGTGTCAAGAGGGCACAAAGCAGCTCGGCGTCAGACACCAAGACAGGACGCACGGCCAATAAACGCTGGCTGATGATCCAGCCCGCGCTGTTGCCTAGGTGATCCAGCGCACCCTTGCTATCTCCTTGGTCGCCAGCCTCATCCGCCCCAAGCGGGTGGGCCAGGCAGCGCACCAGCACCGCACCATCGCACTCATAGTCCACGGCACCCATAAAGCCCGTCGTGAGCAAGGCTCGCAAGCGCGGGATCAAGGCAACTAAAGTGGCATGGGGGCTGGCCATCAATCCCCCTCGGCTTGCGTCAGCAAGTGGTAAAGCTCATCCAGGTCGCCAAACAGCGCTGCCCCTTGGCCATCAATGCCATCGGTCTTCAGGCGATTCAGGATGCGGCGATCGAGCTGATCGTTACTCGCTTGTAGTGCTTGCTCGGCCGCGATCAGCTCGGCTTCAGTGATAAGGCCTTCGATCAGGGCTTCGACAAGGTATTTGGCTGTTGTCGTTAACGATTTCGATGCACGAATTGCGCTTTCTTGCTCGGTAACCAAAGCCAGAATCTGTTCCTTTGCATCCAGAACAAATTGAGGAATCGGTAATGCGAGAAGCTCATCCTGCCCAATCTGGGGCTGAACAGCGCCGTAGCTGATCTTGTGTTGCAGGACTTTTCCGGCGGTTGAACACAAGTACGCAGCGACAGCCGCTGCATCCGCTTCGTCCGGAAATTCCAGACGGATCAAATGACTGCTAATTACTGCGCCTCGGTCTCGCTCATCTACTTTGATCGCGGTACCAATTGAGCCAGTACGAACAACCAGCGCGCAACGCTCGTGAATGATTGCCTTGTCGGGGACTTCCGTCGTATGAGAAATTTTGGGGGCGGACGACATATCCATGCGACCCGACGAAACCTCGGTAACAGTGATGTAGTTACGCCCAGTATTAAAAAAGACTCGCTCCTCAATCCCGTTTGCGATTCCTTTAACCAGACTAGACAGCGGCTTACCAAGCGCTTTTGCTTGCCGGAAAACGGCAACCGCGCGATTGCCGTAATACTTTGGATCAAGCCTGTGACTGAGGTCGTCCAGCTGTGGGCGGTTGTGCAGTTTTTCAGTCGTTGCACATGCGGACTTCATTGCCTCATTTGAGGCCAGTGACTCTACCTCCGCTCCTCGCACCTTCCCCCAAGCCCGCAGCCGCTCAGCTTGGCGGACTTTGTCGCCGATGAATTTTTGCACATCGGAATTAGCTACAAATAGAGGAATGGAATAAAGCGCATCCTTGGCTATGTAGTTGATGATTGTGTTGCTTGTGAGTCGATTTTTCAGTACCTGACCATGCTTTGATCTCAAAAATGCCAGCACGTAACGTGAATTCGTATCGGCATTGAAAGATGCTTTGTAAAGCGAGCCACTAACCATCAGGTATTTGGGAAATATCTCCGGAACAACGCCAACCTTTGAGACATTGCCCTTTACCTCTATCAGCAACTCACCTGCTACAGCCAATCCTTTTGGATAGTCGTCTTTGTAGTAAAGCGGCAATTTATCGACGGAGCTGAAATCGATGCTCCCTTGATCATCGATTTGTGTTGGAGAGAGGAATGGCAAGAGTTTCTCTTCGGCAATGCCATTTATGGAATCGGTGCCGTGATAAACCACGCGATATCCGTCAGCAATAAGCTGTCCGAGTCGCTTTGTTTTTCCAAGTCCATCAATTTTTTGCACTGTTTTCAGCGCTTCCGGGTTGTAGAACTCGGCATCGAGCCGGTCTTCAAGTTGCGAGTGGATGCGCACGGTATACATCACTCACCCCGCTTATAAGCGCCAACAATCTTGTCGAGATCATTCGGCACGCCAGTCGAGTAGTCCTCGATATTGTTTTTCACCACATAGCCCAGCGTTTCTGCCACCGCCATGAATACATCACCTTGTGGCTCAGGCAAGAACTGCTCGGGGTGCTCTTTGCTGGCATGGCGTTTTTGCAGATACAGCACCGAGGTCTTGGCCCCGGTGCCAGAGAGCTTGAAGGTGTTCGCCGGTAGCGACAGCACCGCCTTGACGATGGCCTTGCCGCCGACAAACTGGCCGGTTTTTTCGTCTTTGCTGCCCATGATGTATTCGCGCACATAGCGGTCGCCGGAGTTACACAGCACACCATCGGGCAACACAATCAGCAAACGGCCACCGGGGCGCAGCAGTTGCAGGCAGCGGTCAATAAACAGTACGGCCGGGTCAATGGTGGCACCTACCGGCTTCCAGTTGCTTTTGCCATCGGGCTTGCTGCCCAAGGCCAGGCCACTGGTGGTGGGGAACAGGTTGTAGACCGCCTTTTTGCCGGTGGAAACATTGCGCAAATCGGTGCGGTAGCCTGGCCACTTGGGCGCGCCATCTTCGTCCAGGTATAGATCGCCAGTGTCTTCCCACTTCATTTTAAGGTAGTCGTAATAGGCCACGTACTCATCGACTACTTTTTCCGTGGGGCGGAAGCCGCCGAGCACTTGCTCCATCTGGGCTTCGTAGCGCTCTTTGGATTCCTTGCCTTTCTTGTCGCTGGTGAACTTGGGCGTACCAAACGGCGGGTTGGTGCAGATAAGGTCAAAGCTGTTCGGCTTGAACGCCTTGGTAGTGAGCGAGTTGTCCGTATAGAAAATTTTGGCCTTGGGCGCGCCTTGCAGGGCCATGTTGACGCGGGCCAGCATCACCATGCGCGGGGCCGTGTCGGCACCGGTGAAGGCGGTGTCGCGCAGGGTTTGCTTGAGCGCTTTCTTCTGCGCATCGCTCATGCCGCCCAGGTGATCGACCACATTCTCGATATGGCTGAGCGCGACTGAGCCAAAACCAAATGAACCACAGGTAGGGTCGCAAAAGCGGAAGGCACCAGAAGTCAGCCTTTCCATAGCGGCGTTGTCTTGCTGGATGTCGTGAATGGCGATTTCCAGCATGGCCTGCTTGACCGGGTTGGGCGTGAGGTACACACCCAGGCCGCCTTTGGATTCAAAGTTGGCGCGCAGGAACACATCGAACACCCGGCCCAGCAAATCGCCCGCCACATCGGCCAAAGTGCCGACTTCTTTACCGGCGATCATGCGCCCTTGGTTGTCAGTCACTGGCCCAAGGTCTTGCATCGCCTCTAGCAAGGTGCGGTAGTTTTCCGGCTGAGTTAAGCGCAGGTGTGAATCGCTTGGGAAGATGGCATTGCGGGTACCGTCGTCGCTGACCACCACATAATCTTCGTGCGCTTTGAAGGCTTCGAATGCGGCCTTGATTTGCTCCACAGCCTTGGCACCGTGCTTGGCCACATAGTGATGGTCAAACACCTCGCGAAAGCGCTGGGTCTTGCCTTCGTGGTCAGTAAAGCTGAGTTCAATGCCGTGATGGACACGGAAGGTTTCCAGGAACAGCAGCTTGGCCACTTCCTCGATGATGTCGTTCTTGTCGTTGACGCGATCTTTGACAGTCTGAAAAACCTGCTCGTGGAAGGCGTCAAAGCGGTGCATCAAGCGGGTGTAGATACGCATCGACCAGCGGAAGGTCGGGTCTTTTTCCAGCTTTTCGTAGTTGCGGATCAGCTCGATGGAAGGCACTTCATCCACCGAATGGGTGCCGTCACTGCCATCGACACCAAACAGGCTATAGCAGCGGGTATTTTTGTCATCTTGAAGATGGGCAAATACGGGCCAATCCCCGCTGACGCTGGCGAGCAGTTCATAAGCCAGTTGATCCAGCTTGTCTTCGCGGGAATAGTCCCAGTGCCCCGGTTCCAGTGCAATCAACAAAACCGATGGGGTCTGATTGCCTTGGTCTTCCCCCCAGATCAGCCCGGCTTTCACGAAGTCATGATCGCTATTGAGCAGAGCGAGTTCGGTGTAGTCGCGGTACTTACTGCGAATTTCTTGGTAGCGTTGATCCAACGTTTGTTCGGTTGCCATGAGTTCGTGTATCCGGTTCTTATTCGTTTAAGCCAACTTCAGCAGTGGACCTTTCAATTCGAGCCGCGCATCCTGCCCGGCCGCACTGCGCAGCATGGGTTCGGTTACCACCATGCCAGCCGGCAGTTTGATGATGAGTTGCGCCAAGGGCATGGGTCGGCCAGTCTTTTGCAGCAGCGCCACCAATTCGTCAGCCAGGCTGGATGTTGCTTGGCCTCGCTCTTCATTCAGTGCCCAGGCTGCTTCACCGCTGGGTAATTCACAGCGCAGCAAGGCCGGCGTGCAGGCCAGCCATAGACTCAGCTGCGCGAGATTCCAACCCAACTGATGCCATTGCGTGGCATGGTCCGCCCACAACTGATCCAGCGTTATCGGCCCGGTTTTCATGCTGCGCCGAACGGTGGCCAACACATCAGGTGTATTCAAGCTGGCCCTCCGACGGTTGGGTGTGGCATCGGTGCCCGATAACCCGGCGCAAGCGTTGCGTTTGCCACGCTATACAAGGCCAACGTATCACAACAGAGTCGATACTCGTGGCCGCGCAGGCTGTGGTATGCCGAGCAGTTGACCCTCCATTTGCGCAGGATATAACCGGAAGTAACTGCACACAGATTCATCCGCAGCACTCCATCGCGCATCAAGTAGTCCATCTCTGTAATCCTAGATCTGAGCTGATCCTGGCAAATCACAAAAAGCTATTCCTGCAGATAATTTATTGTCGATGGGACACTTTTCCTCCAGCCTATTGAAAGTATCTCCAGCAACAAAGAAAACAGATAAAACATGAAATTCATCATCTCCACATTTTTTAATATGATATTGTAATGCATGCAGAGCTCATAAATCAAAGAGTCAGAGAAAGACAGTTCTCTCTAAAAAAGCGCAACAAAGGGCTGTGACGAAGATGCTTTTGGATGGCTTTTGCTTTGGTAGGATTGGGCTTCTCAATTAAATTCATATACTTAATAATCCGGTCCATCAACACAAAAAACCAACCCATCATGCGATTATTTTTTGTATCTACTGCGCGTTAAATCAGGTTAGGCACTATCTGGCGCTGAACTGAAGCAGATTTAACATTTTCACGACCGCATCTATTATGTTATCTATAGTTGAATCTGATGCAATCAGAAAGCATGTGCTATAGGCACATCACTCCATTTCGTCGTATAACAAGGTGACATGATCTTCCGCCGCATGCTCCAGGTTTTCTGGCTTCCTACATAAAATACCGAAACAGTATTACGTGCATACTTCTGGTTCAACTGATCCAGCACACTCATCAGTCTTGCTGATTTCTCATCCACGCCATATTGCGTCAGCAATGAGCCCTGGTACAGTGTGGCGGAATCGATACCTGTCAGAATCACCCCTGCTTTCTTGTAAGCATAGCCTTTCCGGTAAATACGCTTGAGTCCAAATAGCGCTGCTCTGACCAACAAACGCGTATCACTGCTGGCATTGGGTAGGGGTACCGTAATACAGTTACTGTATTGCTTATCCTGCTCACGGAAGGGATTGGTTTGGATAAACACCTGGATGGCATGACAGATCGAGTTTTGACTGCGCAATTTTTCTGCCGCGCTGCTCATATAGCTCGCAACGGATTCGCTAAGTTCAGGCAAGCTATAAATGAGTTGACCAAATGAGCGTGAGGAAATGATCTGTTTCCGGGGTGCGGATACTTCTTCCAGTGCCAGACACGAAATACCCTGTAGCTCATAAACCAGGCGTTCCATTACCACGCCGAACCTGGCACGCAACCAGGCGGTTGAGGTATCGCGTAACGCTTTCACGGTGTGAATACCTACTGCATGCAATTGCTGGCTGATTCTTCGCCCTACTCCCCATACCTCCCCCACTTCGATAACCGATAGCAGCGCATCCATTTGACTGGAAGGCATCGCGGCGAGATCACATACACCATTGAATTCTGGCCGCTTCTTGGCGATATGGTTGGCCAGTTTGGCCAATGTCTTGGTGGCACCAAAGCCCACACAGACCGGCAGGCTGGTCCACTGATGGATACGGCTACGTATCGCCTGACCCATGTCCGTAGCAGTTGGCCAGAGTTTGCCTAACTGCTGCAAACCCAGGAAACATTCATCGATGGAATAGACCTCGACACAAGGGCTAAAATCACGCAGGATGGTCATCACCCGATCAGACATATCGCCGTAAAGCGTATAGTTAGATGAGAGCGCAATGATGCCATGCTGTCTTACCAAATCCTTGAGCTGGAACCAGGGCGTACCCATTTTGACGCCGAGCGCCTTGACTTCATTGGAACGAGCAACCGCACAGCCATCGTTATTGGAGAGTACTACGACCAGTCGATTGATCAGATGCGGATTAAAAGCCCGCTCGCAACTGACGTAAAAATTATTGACGTCTACCAGAGCGAATAGTTGTCTACTGACGAGAGTGATGTCAGTTGACATGATCACACGATAAAACGTGCTACTGTTCCCACTACCACTCCCCACACCTGCAATTCCTCATTCTCGCGAAAACGGATGGGGGGATAAGCTGGATTCTCAGCGTGCAGTTCGATCACGCCATTGCAGGCATACAATCGCTTGACAGTATATTCATTGTTAATCACTGCCAATACAATATGCCCGTGTTTAGGTTCGACTGAGCGATCGACCACCAGCATATCGCCATCGTGGATATGGGCACCCGTCATGGAATTACCGATGACACGAAAGAAATAGGTCGCTGCTTTGTTACGTATCAGATAACTATTGAGATCCAGCTTTTTATCAATATAATCTTCTGCAGGAGATGAAAACCCAGCGGGAATTCGATACTGCAATAATGGCAGCATACAAACGGCAGGATCAATTTCGGCTCGCTGTAAGCAAGGGGGCGCAAATGCGCTCGTAGGCTTAAAGGGAACGATGGTGGTCATGATGGGTCCTCCTTAATAGATGATGATGCCGATAGTATAAAACACTCATTTGACTAACCAAAATGTGAGGAGATATGTGCGGACGGTTTGCCCTGGCTTATCCTCGCTCCCAACTGATCGACTGGTACCACGCAGTGTCGATGCCGGAGATGGAGCCGCGCTATAACATTGCACCCGCAACCGATATTCTGGTCATCCGGGACAGCGACAAAGGCCGACAAGGAGCGATGATGCGCTGGGGGCTGATTCCTCCTTGGGCCAAGGACACCAGGAAGCTGCCCCTGCTGTTCAATGCTCGTGCCGAATCATTGGCAAGCAAACCCATGTTCAAACAAGCGTTTCGCAGACAACGCTGTCTCGTTCCTGCTTCCGGATTCTATGAATGGAAAAAGTCGGCAGAGGGAGCTGGCAAGCAACCATTCTATATTTCTGCCAAAGACGGCCCACTTTCCTTCGCAGGGCTATGGGAAACCGCAACGATCGATGAAATAGTCATCCATAGCTGCACGATCATCACTACGGACAGTAGCAACTTGATGCGCCCAATTCATGATCGCATGCCAGTGATTCTTCCGCGCGAAGCATGGGATACCTGGTTAACCGCTTCACAGTTACCGGATGAGGTTCTTTTGTCATTACTGCAACCTTATTCTTCAGAACAAATGCAGTTATGGCAAGTCTCTCCTGCTGTGGGGCGAGTAAGTCACGAGGGAGCGCAGCTGATTCAGCCGATCAACAATCCAGGATGAGCACTCCCTCGAATTCACCTCATAGTGCGGACAATCCTCTGGAAAAACTGCAGGGATCGGTCGAGCGCGTCACCTTTCATAGTGAATCCTCGGGTTTCTGTGTGTTGCGCGTCAAGGTTAAAGGTCAGAGAGAACTCATCACGGTGATTGGTTCAGCAGCTTCGGTCACAGCAGGTGAATACATCGAATGTGCAGGCTTCTGGGTCAATGACCGGCAGCACGGTCAGCAGTTTAAAACGATCTCGATAAGAATCGTGCCCCCGACTACCCTGGATGGGATAGAGAAATATCTGGGCTCCGGCATGATCAAAGGAATTGGCCCGCATTTTGCCAGGAAATTAGTCAAAGCCTTTGGAGCGGAGGTGTTTGATGTGATCGAACTCACACCAGAGCGGCTGTTGACCTTACCTGGCATCGGCAAGAAACGGTTAGAACGCGTCACCAGTGCCTGGGCTGAACAAAAAGTCATCCGTGAAATCATGGTATTCCTGCAATCGCATGGTGTAGGCACCTCACGTTCGGTGCGTATCTACAAAACCTATGGTGAACAAGCCATCGAAAAAGTCAGAGAAAACCCCTATCGGTTGGCTCTGGATATTCACGGCATTGGCTTCAAAACAGCCGATACGCTCGCACAGAAGCTCGGAATTGCACCGGATTCCCTGATCCGGGCACAAGCCGGCGTGCGTCATGTATTGCAGGAATGGTCAAACGAAGGACATTGTGCCGCAGCACGCGATATGTTGCGCGATATGGCCGTGAAGCTCTTGGAAATACCTGCACCGGTGATCGAGGAAGGCATCACTGCCGAACTCGTGGAGGGCAATCTGACAGCGGAGACCATCGATCAGCACGAATTCATTTTTCTGACCCCGCTTTATCGAGCCGAAGTGGGATGCGCCAATCACCTGCTGCGCCTCAATCAAGGCCAGCCGCCCTGGGGGGCTATTGATGCCCAGAAGGCGATTCCCTGGGTCGAAGAACAGACGGGGCTGACTTTATCAGTATCACAACGCGCAGCCATCGAATTGATGCTGCAGCATAAAGTAACCGTGATCACGGGCGGCCCAGGGGTGGGCAAGACCACGCTGGTGAACAGCATCCTGAAGATCCTGAAAGCCAAACAAGTCCATATCGCCCTGTGTGCGCCTACCGGCAGAGCAGCCAAGCGGCTTGCTGAATCCACCGGACTGGAAGCCAAAACCGTGCACCGCTTACTGGAGTTTGATCCTGATATCTTTGCTTTCAAGCATAACGAAGAATTTCCGCTCGAACTCGATTGCCTGGTCATCGATGAATCCTCCATGATGGATGTGACGTTGATGAACCAGTTGTTAAAAGCCGTGCCCTCAAAGGCAGCCCTATTGATTGTGGGTGATGTGGATCAACTACCGTCCGTGGGGCCGGGCGCGGTATTGGCGGACATTATCGACTCGGGAAGAATTGCCACCGTCAGGTTGACTGAAATCTTCCGGCAGGCGAGCACTTCAAAGATCATTACCAATTCGCACCGGATCAACCAGGGGCTGTTACCGATCACCCATAATGCTCAGGATTTGAGTGATTTTTATTGCCTCTATGCTGAGACACCGGAGGAGATTTTTGCCAAATTGATGCAAGTTGTTTTAGAGCGTATACCGCAACGCTTTGACCTGCATCCCGTCAATGACATACAAGTGCTGGCACCGATGAATCGAGGGGGGCTGGGCGCACGCTCACTCAACATTGAGCTGCAGCAGCGGCTGAATGGGGCAAGTGAACCCAAGGTTACTCGTTACGGTTCGGTTTATGCGCCAGGTGACAAAGTCATCCAGCAAGTCAACAACTATGATAAGGAAGTATTCAACGGCGATATTGGGGTGGTGCTTTCGGTAGACGTTGAAGAGAGCCTATTGCAAATCCAATTTGATGAGCGCATTGTTGATTACGAATTTAATGAGCTTGATGAAATCTCTTTGGCCTACGCGATCAGTATCCATAAAGCACAAGGCTCAGAATATCCTGCTGTGGTTATCCCCTTAGCGATGCAGCATTACATGCTTCTGGAGCGAAACCTGCTCTATACCGGGGTTACCCGTGGCAAGCAGCTGGTCGTCATCATTGCGCAACCCAAAGCATTAGCGATGGCGATTAAGACTCAACGTTCACAACGCAGGGTCACTAATCTAATTTCCCGTCTCTCAGCTAATGGCTAAAATAGTCAATGGAATAATGAGGGCTTGTATCTGCACAAAATATTTGGAGAGGATGATCTAGGGTCTGTTGACGTTTTGAGGTAAATATTTCGTTAATAGAAGCAAACTCGTAATATTGAAAGATTTTCACACCACCAACAAAACGAGTTTGCGATGCCCCGACTGATGCTTAGTGATGAATTCTGGTCGAAGCTGGAGAAAATTCTGCTTCAAGAAGCGATTTACAACAAGCGCAATTTGCGCATGACGGTAGAAGGTGTGCTATACCGAATGCGGGTGGGTTGTCCATGGCGGGACTTACCCGAGGTTTTTGGATGCTGGAACTCTATCTATAAGAGATTCAATGCTTGGTCATTCAGTAACAAGTGGAGTAGAGTTTTCAAGGCGCTGATTATTGATCCAGATTGGGAGTGGGAATTTATTGATGGTAGTTACGTTAAAGCGCATCAGCATAGTGCGGGAGCGGTAGGTCAAGAGCCGCAGGCTATCGGAAAAAGCCGCGCTGGCAACACTACGAAAATCCACCTTGCCGTTGATAGTTGTGGTTTGCCGGTTGAATTTGAAGTTACCGGTGGGAATGTGAATGATTGCTCTATAGCACCGAAGCTGATTGCCAAGTTACCTGATGCGCAGGCAATTGTGGCGGATAAGGGCTATGACAGTGAGTACATACGTGAGCAAATAATAAAGAAGGGAGCCAGGGCTGTGATCCCAAGAAAGCACAATTCACTGAAAGGTAACAAAGATATGGATTGGGGTTTGTATAGATATCGGCATTTGGTGGAAAATGCCTTTGCCCGATTAAAGCAGTATCGAGCAGTAGCAACACGATACGACAAGCTGAAAAGAAATTACGAAAGTATGATAGCTATCGCGTGCGGATATCTGTGGCTACCTATGTGAAATGTCAACAGACCCTAGTGAACCTCATATATTTTAAGAAAATTTTATTCCTGGTATTACTCTACCTCGCGTTCTTGCCATTATTTGCGGCGGCCCAGGAGCATATTGGGCGGGTCGTAGGTGTATCAGATGGAGACACACTCACAATTCTGGATGACCGAAAACAGCAGATCAAAGTACGTCTCGCTGAGATCGATACGCCCGAATCAGCCCAGCCTTATGGAACGCGTGCAAAACAGGAATTATCTCATCTTGTTTTCGGCAAGACCGTATTGGTCAAAGTACAGGATATCGACCGCTATGGGCGTACGGTTGGACGCGTCTATGCAGGCGACATTGATGTCAATGCAGAAATGGTCAGAATTGGTGCTGCCTGGGTATATCGGAAGTATGCTAGTGATCAGAAGCTCTACGCTTTGGAAAAACAAGCTAGGCAGAATGGCGCAGGGTTATGGAGTCTACCGGAAGCTCAGCAAGTTCCACCTTGGGAATGGCGAAAAACAAGAAGATAAGGCATGAAATCAGGTTGTTCCAGATTCGTTACTCTGAAGTCGGAGAAACCAAATACCTCGATAGCTTTATCCAACAGCCCGAGGATTCTCGCGGGGTCGGCGTCTTTGATGTCCCTGTGCAGGCGCAGGTACTCGTCGGATCGGATAATTTGGCGTGGAATTTGAGGCAATGGCTGCTACCCATTTTTAGCCCTTTTTCCCGTGGCTAAGGGTGCGAGCTATTGAACCTTCTAATATAAAGCAGAATCAGGTAAGCTACATTTTTTCTAGCCATTCATTTCTCAGAAGCCTTGTCTAAACCGCTTTTGTTGGATATTTTTTTAGGGACGACTAATTAGGAATAAGATGAGCAGTTTCCCGGGTTATCCGAACAAACCTAATTTTTACCAGGGCTAATGCTGTGGCTCAGATTGAGAAATAATGAGAAAAAATAAACAATGCATGTTAAGAACTGGAGTCTGGCGATGAATCAATTTGCTACTTTATTTGAGAGACGGATGTCGATTCTGGGACTATCACAAAATTCTCAACTACACAAAATTCATGACAGCCCCTTAAAATTAAAAATGGAGGAAGCATTTACAAAATTTTGTTAGTTTCCTATTAGCTGAACAGTTAAGATATTTTGGGTTTTGCCAAAAATATATCTATGAGAGCATCGGCATATGACTGAAGTTGCTTGCATCTCTTGGATTTCTTGAGAATTTTGGGCTTAGTTTTTTTATCTAAGGATTTACAATCCTCGCCATAAAGCTGTTTACCATCACTTTGAAATGCGCCGCTATCGTCACGACCGTAAACTTCGACAGTTATCACCGGAGCACCATCTCGATTACCGGGATCCTTTTCTTTCTTTATAGAAACTGGTCCCCAATCTCCAAAAGAGAAGCCGTCCGGTGGGGCTGCTGAAGCAGCGTAACGAATTACCGGGGGGTTAACACCGCCAGAGGAAGATCCCTTTAAATGATTTCCAGGGACAAGCCCTTTATCTATCTTCTTGGCTATCTCCAGAGCCAGACGGTCATCCTTTCTGCCCTCGGAGGTAAGAGCACTGATAGTGTCCTTTGCCACAGGCTGGAATCCCACAAGCTCTAATTTTTTAGCTACTGCCTGTGCCTTAGCTAATGATTCGGTGTGACGTTTCTTTTCCTTGCGGAAACTTTTGGCAACCTCTTTAATCTCTGTTATTTCGGCCTCAGTTACAGGATACATTTTCCGAATGCCTAATTCTAGAGGAGCCCAGAACTCGTCCGTTGTACCGTCGCTCATAGTTAAATCGATCTTATTGCCATTAAGCGTGAGAGTTAAAAAGTTGTTCCCGGATGATAGCCTGATTGTCTCAGTCCCCGCAATTTTTTGCACTGCGGCTTGGCTTATCCAGTCAATCGCATAAGTTTTTTTAAGAAATTCGATGAGTCTCACGACTTCTCCGGGGTTGTCCGGGAGCATTTTCCACCAGAAATAATTTTTAGATAGCCATTCATACATTTGTTTTATTAATCCAATAACAGGACTGGCTGGTTCCAAAGCAAAATTGAACTTGCAGTTGTCGGTTCCGAATATGAGTGGTTCATCATTAGAAGTCAGAGGCTCTAAGGGATTTCTCTGACCAACTCGTTTATCATATTCATACCTGGGATCAACAAAAATCCCAGGTGCATCAATGCCGTAATCTGGTTTATTGCCGAAACCGGGTTCCTCGCGAACAAACATTGCGTGAATGCTTGCTATACGCTTCGGTTTGAGCTTCTCAACCAGTTCCAAAAGTGCCTTGGTTTCCGCTAAAAGGGGAACTTTCTCCGGCAGATCTTCATTATTGGCTCCTTTTTTTATCGGATTTCCGTCTGGATCGACTGGACCTGATTTCTGGCTCAAGTCGCTAAACGGCTGTCCCGGCGGAGGGAATTGCCTATTGGGCGGGATAGAGTAGTAATTTTTGTCGCCCTTAAATTGCCAAGCGATCTCCCTACCGCCTCGGGATGTCTCACACTGCTTTTTAAGCTCTTCATTCTTCGACTTGGCTTTCTTATCGAGGCACTGCCGAGCGAGTCCGACTGATTTGGGGTAGACCTCCGGCACAATAACAGTAGTGAAATAAGGCTTCCAACCAGCCTTCCCTTTTTTCTTCTCATTTCCGGTCAGCTTTTGTAGCTTGACGAGTAGCCATCGTGCCACCTCAACACCTGAGAGTTCGGAGCCATGGATTCCTGCAACTATGAGCGCAATATCCTGAACTTTGCCAGTAAACTTGTATGATTTGATCATCTTATCGTATGCCTGGCCTTGATAATAACGACGAAAACACCCTAGACCAGATCAACCTGACGGCCTGATTTAGGATCGTATTTCACTTCTACTGCTGCCACCTGATCGGTAGGGAGGATCTCCACCCATTGGTCGAATACCTCGAAGTAATCATCATTACCAACATTGGCTTTAAATCCTCCCTGTAAAGGATAAAAACCGTGTTCATAAACCTTGTCGACCGGCGTAGCTGTAACCTTATTGTCTGCATCTTCAGGATCAGAGATTGAGGAGGTTTTCATCGAATCAGTATGTTTCTTAGTGACTTTTTCTGCAAGTATCTCCAAGACTTGGAGCATTGTTTTTCCCTGCAAATCAGGCTCATCGCCGGTATACATATCGTTTTCCGTAATACCGTTCACCCCCTCGATCTGCTTCAGCCAATTTAACGCCGCTTTTTCTTTTCCGGGACGGATCGGGATCACGGCTTTTACCCATGGCGCATTGAGAAAAGCGTTCCGCATGTTATCACCATCAAGCTGCAGCAGCCAGCCCAGTGAACTTCCCAACTTGGCGGGGATCGACTCCTCGGTAATGTAGTAATTATCCGCTCTCGCCTCATTAATACCGCCCCAGCCAACCAGGTCTTCACTCGTGATGGTATTGATTAAATTAGGTTTCATTTCCGGTTTGCCGTCACTACCAGCTTTACCTGTGGATATTAAAGCCCCGAAGGTTTGATTATAATGCTCTCGCGGCTTCCACCACTCAGGCGCCACGAAGTACAGCATTTTATCCACGTCGAAAATGGAATTGATCAGCTCGGAAACGATATGACGGGTTCGGTCATCCGGCTGGGGAATTATATTTTCAGGCGCAAGGAGGTCCTGGATTAATCTACGATAGATGACAATTCTTTCCTCTTCCCTTAACTCTTCGTATTTACGCGGTTGAATATTACTTGCCGCTTTTATTCTGTCTCTGGCAGCATCGACAAACTCCTTGCGATACGCCGATTCTTTTTTAGCGGTATACTGGGCTAGTTTCTTGTCATCCTCTTTTTTGAGAGCATTCAGATCTTGATTCGGTTCCCAGTATAATGTAGCTTCAATATTTATTGTGTTCTGTCCATGGAAATGAACATAATCCAGATGGACAGTGAATGTACCCTTATTGGAACTCTTATCAGGATTTGTAGGATCAAAGTCTCTTACCGAAAGTTTGGCATCCGCGCCCTGAGGTTGCAGCACTACGTCCGCAAGATAATATTCGGCTTCTTTACAAATAACCTTTTGCAGAAATTCATATTCGATGTACTCATCATAATTAGAATACTCAGCGCCGTGAGTGTAACCTTGATCATTGTCACTTGTGCTTTCATTCACAGGTATAAACGGAATTTGAATATTGACCTTCTCGATAAACGGTTTCTTTGGCACTATCTGCTCTGGATTCGGTATGTTATCCGTCTCAGGAGATTTTGCTACATGGACTAGGTTAGCGATCCCCAATTCAGCCCCTGGTTCATCGACATAGGTTTGCCAGCAAAGGTAAGTCCCCACGTCCTGGACCTGCACTCCGACCTGTCGCATCTTCCGTCTGAGTTCATAATTAATCAGTCCTTCTGTATTATTGACTAGCGAATAGCGTTTACTGGTGGTATCGGTATACTCGGTAGTGGTTTTAAAAGTAGATTTGTAGTTTTTCCGAATTTCAGTAGACAGCTTTGAAGATTGCTGGCGCATGTGCTTGTGAGCTTGCTCTCGGGCAGTCTGCTGCGTACTGTTCATATCAAAGCTAGCTGATTGGGTGGAACTGCCCCAAATCCAGTTCTCCTGGGCTGTGACACTGGCTCCAAACTTGGTCTCATTCCGATTCTCCTCTTTTACTGCATCCGAAATTTCATCTTGTTCCGTTAAAGCAGCCTCGGTCTTAACAACATTCTCAGTCTGCATTTGCAGTTCTTTTTCCACGATGGTCTTGCGAGATGATAGTTCAATTAGTTCCACGCTTGAACCAGGACTAAGCCAGATATGCCCTACCGGCGTACCCAGAAATGTATCAAATTCGTAAAAATACTGCCGAAATAAGTGAACGATTCCAATCGGCGACAGACCGACACGGTCTAATTCCTTTTTTGGGTCAATATAATCAAGAGGATTCTTGGACTGCAGTTTAGCGATCCATGCATTAACTTCAAACTGAGACTTATAGAAAATTTGTTTCAGGTAATCAAATTGCTCATTCTTAACTAGATCCAGCAGTAAGCCGGCAACTACCGATTCTCGATTGATCCTATCCTTTAGGGACTGAATTCTAGCCTCCTGAATTTTTTCTCCTGTGGATATTACTGTTTTTACGGATACAGGCATTTTGCCCCCGGACATCCATCTGGTAGCTTGTTCCTTGACAGAAGTATTTAATAAATGGTTGAGTGAACCAGCATTTATGGTAGTTTTCCATTTTTCAGGGGTTATTTCTTGTTCCACAGGGAGCGCTTTCCTGATCTCGTTCAATATTGCCGTATTAAAGCTGCGGGCAGTGCCGGACATTTCAGCGATATTGATCTTTCCTATATTGTCAAAGTTCGAGTTCTCATTGAAGTGGATCTGAAAATTACCTTTATAATGCGCAGCAAGGGTATTCATTAAAGCGAATTTATCGGCATAAAAGCCTTTGTCCATCTGGTTCTGAATTCGTTGGGATTTCCAGCCCAGCAAAGGCTGATAGACCCCAAAAATCTCGCTAGCGTACGGCAAGGTATTTGTAAATTCTTTGAGATCGACTGACTTCTTCATATAACCCCCTGGGATAACTTATAGTTGATCTATTACTGAATAAACAACAAGGCGTATAGGAAAAAATAAATACCTTTTTAATAAAAACCGAATCGCGACAGGAGTCTACATTCATGGTTTTTTGAACATTAGATACCCAAGCGCGGCCCTGTATAAAACACAGTCGCAAAGTGTATAGGAAAAATGAAAGGAAGCCTGGAGCGGCTTGCAATCCCAGCTTCCAATTAATATAGAGGCGAGAAGAGTTAACAAAGTGATGAGTGCATTCACAATACTTAGCCTCTTTTTTAATAAATAGGCTCTGGTTTATTATATTATTTACTTGGCCAACACTTTAAATCTAAAAATGGCTTTAGGTTTAACAGCTTAGATTGATCTAAGGGCCTGATTCCAAACTTAAACTAACTTAGATCAAAAAATATACTCTCTTGATGAAAATTAAAATAAGCAGAAACCTTAATTTAGTCTAAAGAAAGTGCGTAGAAAACAAGAATAGGAAGTTTCGTAAAATGATGGGCCGCCGGATTTTTTAAGTATTCCCTGCATGAGTTTTTATCGGGCGTACATGGAAGCAGCTAGCGTGGCGACCTATGATGGGTTTTCACAGCCACGTAATACTGTAATTCATGTATAGAGTGGCCAAGTATTTTATGTCCTACCCATTGGGCAGCAGTGGACCGACGATCATGTATAAGAAAAAATAAACACCGTTTTTAATAATAATCGAATGTAGCGGAGAAACGGTTTGATCGTCAACTGAACAGAAAATTGTCCGAAATTTGGTAAAATTTGTGTTCGATAAATAGCAAAAAAGGTTGGTTTGGTTCTCTTTTTCGCTATATCCGATCCCCTATAAAACGATTCAAATCCCATAAGCGGTAAAGAGTTGCTCGATGGAACAGCCCTCTCTTTTTCTGATGGCTTTGGCCTGGGCCCATTTTGGCTCAATATCATTAAAATCTGGAGAATAAGACGGAAGATATTCAAGCATATGCCCGGCATTTGCAATAGCAGTTTGGATATCCTGCCGTTTATGGAAGGTTGTGTTGTCCATGAAAATCACGCAAGCAGGCAGAAGTTTAGGCAAAAGGTCCTGCGTCACCCACGCATAGAAAATGTCGGCGGTGATATGGGCAGTAAACAAGCTTACAGTCAGGAGCGCTCCTTTGATCAGAGCGCCGATCACATTGGTTCGACCTCTTGCATGCCAATCTTTTACACCATGACAGCGTTCACCCACAGGCGCATAGCCATGCGTACTGGTATGTCGTGCGCAAAGCCGCTTTCTTCAAGGTAAACGATGACGCGGCCTTCGCGCTCATAGCCTTTAATTTTTTCCTGAAAGATACGCCGCTCTTTTTTGCTGGCCTTTAGATAACGCAAGCTTTTTTATAAGTTACACCGCAAATTATAATCAATTTATTGGGGATATGCTATAACTGAATTATAAAAAATTAATAGGGAATCGCCACTTCCCTTTGTACAATATTGGGGTTAGGTTTCAGCCGCTGCCGGACGCGGTAGCGGCGAATGAACGGATGCTGGAGGCAATCGGCTGCAAGCCTTGGTTAGGCGCGCTATGCCTATTTACATCCTTCTCCTTGCTCACGCAACTCAACCAATAGCTTACCCAAGGGAGTCAGATTGATCTTGTCCACTAGCTTATCACCAGCCCGCAAGTCCCTGATATGGAAAAGTTCGAGATACCCAAGGTCTCGTAGCAACCGAAGGTCGCGTTCAAACCGCGGGTTGGGATCATACCTGTATACTTCATCGTGGTGATACAGCTTGGACAGATGCTCCAAAAGATAGAAGGCCAACGTGTATTTCACCAGCGTGTTGATCTTCTCCTGTGTGATATTAACTTCTGATTGAACTCCTTTTAGCTCTTTTTGCAGGAGTAAAGTCTGCGTTTGGAGATGTTCGGTCTCCGCCTCCACTCTAGATATATCGGCCTGAGTCTTCTTTTTTTGCAGAATCTGCGTAAGAAGTGCCGATACTACCCCGCCACCGAGGATACCTGAGATGACCGCTGCCAGAACATTGTTTTCCATTCCTTTTCCCCATCTCCTCCCCAAAAATAGCGCCTAACTAGTAATTATATAGTTTCTGTACATCTATCATATTCCAGAATAAAGAGCAATAATATTGTGATATTAGTCCGATTAAATGTGAATTAAGAGCTAACTCGTAAAAAATTCCAGAAAAACAGAGCCGCAGCCAGCTTTCCGAATACATGTACCATAAGCCCATTATAAGAACGAACTTTGCTGGCACATTCAATGCCTGTTTTTTCTTCAATCCACGCAAATAAGGCTTCAATCGGTTGCCGAACGCGAGACACCGCTGTAGACAACCATTGATCCTGTGGTTCCAGATGGTGTTGCCCTTTTTGTTTTTTAACCGGTGTCATGACGGTCAGATTCTGAGCTCGCCTGATGCATTCAGCGTCAGGCCGTTGATAAGCTTTATCACCGTACAGCTCATTGTTGTGCAATTGTGGCTGAATCTGATCAAATATCTTGCCATCATGGTCGCTAGCGCCAGTTACACCGATGTACTCAGGGATCGGCAATGAGCCTGGTTGGCGGCGCCCAATAATATGGACCCGCACACCATAATAGTATAACTTCTTTGTGGAGCAGTAGCCTGCATCCGCCAACTGTTTCGCTACACACGCGTTAAACCGATGGCCTTGTTTGGCCAATGCCACTGGAAATGAATCGATCAGCCAAACTTGCCCCGGATTCCTGGTTTCCTGTTCTTGCTGAATCAGTGCTAATAAGGGGGCAAACACATCGGCTACTCGATTCAGGCGCTGAACATAAGCCACATAACCTGGAAGTCGTGGAAACCAATCGCGTAAGTGGCGATCCGCATACTCATAAATACCTTTGATCTGTCTATGCTTGTCCATTACACCGAACAGGAAGAAGGTAATGACTTCTTCGTCGCTAAAGCTTAAATCCGCGTAATGGCTCATTCTTTGGCTATGAACCCAAAGATTTTGCTGATAATGCTTGCAAACATAGAGACAAATCGTTATTAATCGGTTTGCCAGTTCATTGGTTACTGTGATTTATTGAGGTTGGGTGATGTCTTCCTCAATAGTTTAACGTTATTGATGAACTGGCTTCTATTTCAGCTCTTAATTCGCATTAAAGTGAAGTGAATAAACAGTCAAGCCTATCGAATTTCCCTTCCTCCTCACACAAATCGTGTAACATGACTGAGTACTTTGCACTGGGCATGACAAGTCTCAAAAATGTTTTGGGTTTGATTGCATGCACAATTGCTACCCTCTCAAGCGGGACTTTAGGGGCCGGTATGCCAGCGAGCTTAAGGCATTCGCACGCAACGTGGAAACAGTTAAAACGAGTCGCATGGTACTTCAAGATTCTTTGCTCAGAGTCTTTTTTGAGTGAGTATAGATACTCTTGCGTTTTCCGATATTCTTTTTCGTTAATAGACCACGAATTCCAAAAAGAAGGGATAGATATGAAATTTTTCCTATATATCAATTTCCCATCCTGAGCTATCAATGCTGAAATAAGGTACTTCCAGTATGAACGTGTATGGAACGAAAAAGTCTCTGGCGCATTAGGTGGCCCCCATAATACTACATCGATATGCCCTAAATCGAAGACACGCCATGGACGAAATGGATTGAATCCATTGGCAAGCATAACCGCAAGTATCAAATAATATATACGAGGCGCTTGTTGGGTTAGTGAATTATCACGGGACATATGAAAGGCTTCAGTATTGTCATGGTGAATAGGTATATGAAACAACAATACCAGGTCTGTTGCCCTTGGCCTGTATATCACCATAAGGAAGCGTTTGAAGCCAGCTCAGACAAAGATGATTACCGCTAGTCTCGCCGTAAGGGATGCCTGACCAGCGTTTTCTTAGTCGAATATTATCTGTATGCATAGTAATGCAAAAGCCACTTAAAGCACTCCATTCAAGCGTTGTCCATCCATCCCCTAATTTCTTACTACGTTCTACAGAACTCGGTCCACCCATTATTAGTCTCCCTCTTTTGGTTAATGAATAATCTCTATTCATATTAGGAAAAACAAAAGATACAAGCAATAATGCAAACACATTCATTTTAATTACTGGGGTATAGGAAAAATAAATGCTTTTTTAATGACGAACTCAAGCTTAGGCATTCAGCATTAAAAAATATACCATTAAGGCATAAACAAAATAGCGAAGTAATCGGCCCGACGCCGCAAATCACGCCGAACAAGCACAAAATGGCTAGATTATGGCAAAGTGGAATATGGTGCTGCAAAAGACTGATAGAGCGATGGTGCATATTGCTCGTAGAGTAGCGTGGTCATGGGTGGTCATGGGTGACGTCATCGACATTGGTGAATCGGCTCGGTGGTTCATAGCCGCTGAAACGATATCCCGTTTGAGAGAGTGAGCTAGACAACGTACCCGATGCAGCGCCACATTTCACAACGAATGATCGAGCAAACCATGTCAAGACGCAATCGCAATCGTACGATCAGCCTTAAACGGGGCAAATCCCGGGCCGCCCTGACCATCACCCACCCCAATGCAGCCGGCATCGACATTGGCAGTGCCTCTCACTTTGTTGCTGTACCACCCGACCGTGATGATTAACCAGTACGAGAGTTCCCGAGTTTTACGGATGACCTTAATGCTTTGGCCGACTGGCTCGAGGCCTGCGGCGTAGATACGGTTGCTATGGAATCCACGTGGGTGTACTGGATTGCCTTATTTGAGTTGCTGGAATCGCGCGGTTTTACCGTGCTGTTAGTCAACGCACGCCACGTCAAGAACGTTTCTGGTCGTAAATCCGATGTGCTCGACTGCCAATGGCAGCAACAACTCATGATCTACAGCTTGCTTCGTGGTGCATTTCGTCCGTCTGATGAGGTATGCGCATTGCGTTCGCTGTGGCGTCAGCGGGAAATGCTCCAAAAAAACCAAGGGCGCCATTTACAGCACATGCAAAAAGCGCTTACACAGATGAATATCCAACTTTCCAACGTCATCTCCAACATAGCTGAAGAAACAGGGGAGAAGATTCTGCGCGCTATCGTTGCTGGTGAACGAGATGGACAAGTATTGGCTGCGATGAAGAACGTGCGCATCCACGTTAGCGAGGCTGAGATTGCCAAAAGCTTGCAAGTAACTGGCGCATCGAACACTTATAGCATATCTCCAATAAATTGATTATAATTCGCGGTGTAACTTATAAAAAAGCCTGCGTCATCCAAAGGCCAGCGAAGAAGAGCGACGCATCTTTCGACAAAAATTAAAGGCTATGAGCGCGAAGGCCGCGTCATCGTTTACCTTGATGAAAGCGGCTTTGCGCACGACATACCAGCACGCATGGCTATGCGCCTGTGGGTGAACGCTGTCATGGTGTAAAAGATTGGCATGCAAGAGGTCGAACCAATGTGATCGGCGCTCTGATCAAAGGAGCGCTCCTGACTGTAAGCTTGTTTACTGCCCATATCACCGCCGACATTTTCTATGCGTGGGTGACGCAGGACCTTTTGCCTAAACTTCTGCCCGCTTGCGTGATTGTCATGGACAACGCGACCTTCCATAAGCGGCAGGATATCCAAACCGCCATTGCCAATGCCGGGCATACGCTTGAATACCTGCCGCCTTATTCTCCAGACTTTAATGTCATTGACATTGAACCCAAATCGGCCCAGGCCAAAGCCATCAGAAAAAGATAAGGTTGTTCATCCGAGCAGCTCTTTGCCGCTTATGGAATTTGATTCATTTTATATGGGATTAGCTATATGTATGCCGTCCAAAAGATTCCGGACTGAAAATTGAAGCTGCTCCGATTGCCGGCAAGAGTGATTAACAAGCGTATGGATGAGAGGAATTCGGCCAAATTATCTAATCCACGTCCTCAAGGCCAAGGTATTATTATCTGGATCGGAAAACGGACGCGGGTTCGGTTCCCAATTCCACCACCAACAACCAAACCTCAACCATTCTCGGTTGGGGTTTTTTATTGCCCGTTTACCCAGTGCTGGCGCGGATTCCGAGCCTAGCCTCGCGAGCGCCCTCCCCTTCAACCCGACGTTTCCACACTCGCCGACGCTTCTCTGTTCTCCGTTTTCTCTGGTGGTCACGCGAGCGTTCTCGAGACCACTTCCTTTACTGGCGCGGGTTTAGATGTGGTTGGTTGTAGTCGAGAATTGCTATAGAGGTAGCGACTGTGACTTGTCAACCGAACAAGGAGAATGAGAGAATTATTAAATGAGCGAAACACCTGAATCATATAAAGAATCACAGCCGAAGCCCAAAGGCAATAACTTCGCCACCTTATTTGCGAAGGCTGCGGTTAAAACGTCGATCAGTACCCTCTACGTCCGTCATGTCATCGACACAGATTGGAAAAGCTTCGAAATTGATGACGCCTATGAATTGGGCAGGGCCGGGGTACGGCAGCTCAGTAGCCGCATTGAAAATAATCGTGACAGTGCCCCCCTCTCAGAGGAAGATTTAAATGCATTCAATGAGGCTGACTACCTCTTGCTCGTACCAGTGATTTCGAAGCAAAACGGTTGGGGCACGATGCCTGCAGGTGCTGGACTCAAGGAACTCGGAGAAACCATAAAGGCAGCTAAAAAGAAGGAAACCGAGCGTCAAAAAAAAGAAACCGAGCGTCACAAAAAGATGCTCGAGGGCATTCGCAAGTCTATTGATTTAAGCTATGGCTTCTTGGGCAATGACGCACTCGAAAAGCTTCAAGTACAGATGGCAGGACTTGCCGATATTCGTAGTACACTATCTCGCACGAGCACAATTGAGCAGGGTATTCACGATGCAAATCTCAGGGGCATCACTTCAGCTATTGAAACTACTAGAACTAACGAGATTCCAAGGATACCAAGCCTTCATCGACCTGATGAGACGCCTTTGGGTCGAGCATCACTAGAAAGTGCCAAAAATTCTAGAGAGGTTGCTCAAAAAATGGATGATTTGGTCGTCGTCGTTGCGGGGATCAATCAAACCTTGGTTCAGGACGTGCTACCCGCGTGGTTCAAGCAAATTGAAGAGGATCAGAGGAGTGCAAAACATACATTCGACCAAGCCGCCAAAGGGCTACGTTGGACGAAGTGGGCAGTCATCGCTTCAGTGATCGTCACGATATTGGCAACTTGGGTGCAGGTAGAGGTCGCAAGAGATATTGACAATACTGAGCAGCAGAAGCAGTCCGAGGCAATACTGCGTGAGCAGCTTGCGGCTCAACAAAAACTCATCGAACAGCAGATTCAGGATGCAGTTGCGATGCGCGAAACAATCTCTGTAATCAAGACTCCAGCGGAGATAGTCGTGCCGAAGAAGTAACAGTGAAGTTCGACCATTCTCGGCTGATCGCCACAGTACTTTTGAACTAATATGTAGTAGCTCAAATTTGAGATGACAGCTTCAATAATTAGTCTCTTTTCAACTTGACATTGGTTGATTGAATTCAACGCAACCAAACGTGAGGTAGTGCAAAATTCTTTTTTAATAGTGGTAATGGACGAGTCCACCGGTGACAATGAAGCAAAGCATTATTATCATCCGGTGCAGAGTATTATTACGAGCAATTAACTAATCAAGCAATTTCTTGAATGCTGAAATAATTAGTTTTTCTCTCTCTTCTATGAATTGCCGAAAGTTTTCTAATTTAAGGTCAATGTTTGGAATATAGTGCCGCTCCATATACGCCTTTCTTTCATTGTTATCCGGATATTTCTCTTTAATCCAGACATCAAAATCTTTTCCTGATTTTTCCTGGTTTGGAACACCTTCAAGTAATTGCAAATTCGCTAAATAGTTATAGTTGTTAAGGTAAAACTCGATATCATCATCATTTGTCCCACGTTTTTTCAGCCTCTGAGCTGTAAATAAATATTTTGGAAAAATATGATCTTGATGAAACTTATTCCTAAAATCTAGCGATGGATAAATAAATGCCAAAGCTGAATACGTGTATGCTTGCGCGTACTGGTATCCTAGAAGATTATCTATTTCATCATCATCAAACGATATTGCCTTAGAACTACCTTTTAATTTCAGTATGATTTCATCATAGGGAAACCCATCTTCTGACTGATTGATTACCTCTCGTATTGGTCTTAGGACATTGTCAGGCTGACCACTAAAAGTTCTTTTAAGTAGAACCATTACGAGCCACTTAAATATTTTCCTTCTATCATTTAGATATTTTGATAATTCAGAAAAATTATCTGGGCTTTTAATTTTATGTAAATATGCAGCTATTGGAATAAGTGCGTTATTTGACGTCAATGTATCCCTGTGGTATCCAAGACTGGAAAGTAGAATAACTGCTGATCTAATTGCTTTCGTAATGTCTTCCCATTGTTGCTCGATGGCAAGCATATTTTCTTGATTGAAGTTGTCAACCTTAAACGCAATATCCTTAAATCCAGCAAGGACTAAGCAGCTTTTTAGCACAAAATCCTTGTTAAAATTGAAGCCATCACCTATTGAATTAATTTCGTCCACAAACGACGTAATTTCCTCTCGTGCATCCCCTCTCCATTGCGCAGTGGCGATCGAAAGCAAAAGATCTGAATAGCTTAACTGTGTTCCTCCACTATTAACACGAATGAATATATTAAGAACTTTATCTAAGCTTTCACCTTTTTCCAGGAAAAAATTTATTGATTTATTTTTGTGGATAACCTCATATAGTTTGAAAAGTGTTCTGTTAGCGTATCTAGATTTTTCTTTCCCATATTCTGGAATAACTTCTTCAAGCAGATAATCATTAACATTAACAGGTTCCTCAAAATTTAGAATATCGCCTACGAGAAACCAAAAATGATTTTCATCTTTTTGTTTATATTCATGAGTTGTTAAAAATCTAAAATCATATTCAAGATCACCGTTATCATCTGCTGGCGCAACTAGATTTAGATAAAGTTTTCTTACTGGGAAAGCGTCATTATTATCCCATCTTTTATAGGGTAGCTTATAAGCATAGGTACCTTTGAGCCCAATATAAAGCGATGTAAGACGTTGTTGTCCATCCAATATTGCGGTAATGCTATTTTCTCCATTTATCCTTGCTTTTGAGTTATGTGTATTTTTTCTTTCATGGTATTCACGTACAAATTCATAAAATTGATAATTATTAATGTTGCTATTATCTACTTCCCAGAACAAGAAAGAGCTAATTGGATAATCCTTCATAATTGAATCGAAAAGTCTCTCTATTTGATATGTATCCCAAACAAACTCTCGCTGAATTGCAGGAAGAAGGTATTTCTTTTTATGAACACCATCTATAGCTTCTTTTATTGAGATTGGCTCTACAAATGCCATTCATTTTCTCCTTTGGTTTTTCAAGAATCATAAGTAATTTATAGTTAATACATATATTAAATGCTTTTGGCATTAACGATAAAGTTATTACGCTTCTCAGGTTTACTAGCTGTATATCATCCTAAATGCAACGAATACAGTTCTGGAGATCATGACTGTGTTAGCCACCTCATATTATGAGGCCAGATTATCGAAAATTTATTGAAAAAAATTGACTGGCTGGTTTTCTCGCGAAGCAGTCATTTTAATGATGCTAATTGTCAGCGCTTATCAATCTATTTTTGAATACGTCAGATTAAATCTAAATTTTTACAACTAATATACTAAAAATCACTTCAAGATCGAAATTCCTGCCAGAAACTAGCTCAGAAACCTATCTGGCAGCTTCAAGTCATGCATTTGGTCGTCCCATACGTTGGACCATGGGCGGCGCACTACCTGCTCTAGCACTGCATCCGGCGTGCTGATCAATTGTTCAATAACTTCAGGCGCCAACAGGGTCAGCCGCTTGATCCGGCGCACCTGCGTCAAGCCCATTCCCTCGGCATCCGCAATCTCTGCGACTGATGCCACACGCTGCTCGTCCAGCAGACGTTGCCAATAAAATGCAAGACCAAGAGCACGCAACAAGGCGGAATCTTTCACTGATTCACGAGCTTCTCGCTCACGACATGCCTCCTCCGAGAACGCCTGTGGCGCATCCAAAGGCGTGATGATTTGTTTCTTGTAGCCCCGTTTCACCAACGTCCACGGTATAAACGTTTCCATCTGGACGCCGCCTGCCGGAGCAGGCAGCTGGTAGGTGACCGGACTACCGTCGATGCGCCCACGATGTTTCTTGCTCATACTTCCTCCTCAAAGCGCTTTACCATCTGCCGCTGGGCTTCCCATTCAATCGGCAACGGATTGCGCTGAAACCAAATCAAGTTCATGCGACGTGGCTGGCGCCCAGCCATTAACCGTTCGATGATGTCGGGGGCAAGCAAAGTCAACCGTAACAACTCGTTAACCACTGAATGATGCAGTTTTTCTGCCCGGGCAATAGCCGAGCCGCTCTTCATCATGCCAGTATCGATCAAATGCTGCCAGTAAAAAGCCCGGGCAAGACCTTCGAGCAGAGTCACATTATGGGCGTTATGTTCATAGGTAACGCGTTGCATACCTCGGCGGCGTAATGCCAAAGGCACAAAGGTTTCAAAAGAACCATTCGGGAGCTGACTCATGGGTTCTCGACCTCCAGTAACTCAACACCGATCCCCTTCGGGGCAAATTCGCCGAGCAGAGCGTTCCAGCCGAGTTCACGCCACTTCACCCTGATACCCTGCATCTCACCTCTCTGGACGAGATCGACGCGTTCGATCATCAGATTGGCGATGCGATGGCGCTCGACCGGAAACAGTTGCTCCCACACGTCGTTGAGCCGCCCCATGGCCATCACGGTGGCAGCCTCGTCAATCTGGGTACCATTGCGCTGGATGTGGCGCACCACAGCTGCCACTGCTTCAGGACTGGTCAGCACCGTGCGGATCTGCGCAACGACCGCCGCCTCGATCTCTGGCGCGGGTAAACGCGCATAGCTCTTGCCCGGTGCGCCGAAGCGGCTTTCCGACTTGGACACGTAATAATGATACTTGCGCCCGTTCTTGCGTGAATAGGTCGGATACATCCGCTCGCCCGATGGTGCATATAGCAAGCCGCGCAGCAACGCATCAGTACGTGACCTGATCTTGGTTTCCACCGAGCGCGCATGCCCGTCCCTGCTCAGCATGCCTTGAACCTTGTCCCAAAGCTCCTGGTCGATGATCGGCGGGTGCACCCCAGGGTACCAATTTCCCTTGTGCGACAATTCGCCCAAGTAGATGCGATTGCGCAGCAGTTTGTGCAAATACTTCTTGTCAATGCGCGCGCCGCTGCGCGTCTGCCCTTCCTGCGTCGTCCACGCCTTAGTGGTGATGCTCTCGGCGGTTAGGTTGGCAGCAATCTGGGTCGTCGAGCCGATGGTCAACATCTCCTCGAAGATACGACGCACCACCGCCGCCTCAGTTTGGTTGACGATCAGCATGCGGTTGTCGACATCATAACCCAGCGGCGGCACACCGCCCATCCACATCCCCTTGCGTTTGGCTGCTGCGATCTTGTCACGGATGCGCTCACCCGTGACTTCGCGTTCGAACTGCGCAAACGAGAGCAGCACGTTCAGCATCAGCCGCCCCATCGAGGTCGTCGTATTAAATTGCTGAGTAACTGAAACGAACGACACTTCATAGCGCTCGAATATCTCGACCATCTGGGAGAAATCAGCCAGGCTGCGTGTCAGGCGGTCGATCTTATAGACTACGACAATGTCGATTTTCCGTGCGCAGATATCGGCTATTAAACGTTTGAGCGCCGGTCTTTCAGTATTGCCGCCAGAAAAGCCGGGATCATCATAATCATCCGCCACCGCTATCCAGCCCTGCGAGCGTTGACTCGCAATGTAGGCATGCCCCGCTTCCTTCTGCGCATCGATAGAATTGAATTCCTGATTGAGCCGTTCATCCGAGGATACCCGGCAGTATACGGCGCAACGCTTGCGCACCTTGGCTTGGGCAATGTGCACAGGCTCATTCATTGGTCACCTCGCTTGCCAATCAGGCCAAAGAACAGGGGGCCACCACCCCAGTGCGTGCCCGTGATGTGACGGGCGACCGCAGTCAAGCTCTTGAACGAGCGCCCCTCGTATTCGAATAATCCCTCGGCCGTGACCATCACGCGGTGTTCGCGCTCGCCCCATTCGCGCAATAGCACCGTTCCTGGGGCAAAATTAAATTCACGCGGCTTGGCACGCAACTTGATCCTGGAGTGTTTGGCACCAATCGCCTCTAAACGCTCCCTTGTGGCTGTGGCGAGCCCGCCAAAGGCTTCCTCTTGGATCTTATAGGCGATGCGCGATTCGACATGAGAGCGATTCGGATACTCTGGTCGTCGTGTGAAATAACGGTCCCACAGTTGCCAGAGTTCGGACATGGGGAGACTTGGTAGTTCTGCAATACGTGCAGCTACCGATGTTGGTTTATCGCTCATTGCAACCTCTCTTTTCTAGATAACGGGTTTGTATGAACGTATATGGACTCCTCCGTTTTGCGTGAAATTTTTTTGATCTGGCATGGCTGAAACACTTGCACTCGTATATCCGGCCTGTAACGGGAGCTTTCTTGTCTCCCTGACCTTGATGGAAATTCGCGGCTGGGGCCTCATCGCTCTGTCTTGGTGGCGCCAAAGCCCACACAGACCGGCAGGCTGGTCCACTGATGGATACGGTTACGTATCGACTGGCCCATGTCGGTAGCAGTTGGCCAGAGATTGCCCAACCCTTGTAAACCCAGGAAACATTCGTCGATGGAATAGACCTCGACATAGGGGCTGAAATCACGCAGGATGGTCATTACCCGGTCAGACATATCGCCGTAGAGCGTATAGTTGGATGAAAGCGCAATGATGCCATGTTGTCTTACCAAATCCTTGAGCTGGAACCAGGGCGTGCCCATTTTGACGCCTAGCGCCTTGACTTCATTGGAGCGGGCCACTGCACAGCCATCGTTATTGGAGAGCACTACGACCGGTCGATTGATCAGATGCGGATTAAAAGCCCTCTCGCAACTGACATAAAAATTATTGACGTCTACCAAAGCGAAGAGTGGTCTACTGACGAGAGTGATGTCAGTTGACATGATCACACGATAAAACGTGCTACTGTTCCCACTACAACCCCCCATACCTGCAATTCCTCGTTTTCGCGAAAACGGATGGGTGGATAAGCTGGATTCTCAGCGTGCAGTTCGATCACGCCATTGCAGGCATACAGTCGCTTGACAGTATATTCATTGTTGATCACTGCCAGTACAATATGCCCGTGTTTAGGTTCAACCGAGCGATCCACCACCAGCATATCGCCATCGTGGATATGGGCACCCGTCATGGAATGACCGATGACACGAAAGAAATAGGTCGCTGCTTTGTTACGTATCAGATAACTATTGAGATCCAGCTTTTTATCAATATAATCTTCTGCAGGAGATGAAAACCCAGCGGGAATTCGATACTGCAATAACGGCAGCATACAAACGGCAGGATCAATTTCGGCTCGCTGTAAGCGAGGGGGCGCAGATGCGCTCGTAGGCTTAAAGGGAACGATGGTGGTCATGATGGGTCCTCCTTAATAGACGATGATGCCGATAGTATAAAACACTCATTTGACTAACCAAAATGTGAGGAGATATGTGCGGACGGTTTGCCCTGGCTTATCCTCGCTCCCAACTGATCGACTGGTACCACGCAGTGTCGATGCCGGAGATGGAGCCGCGCTATAACATTGCCCCCACCACCGATATTCTGGTCATCCGTGACAGCGACAAAGGCCGGCAAGGATCGATGATGCGCTGGGGGCTGATCCCTCCTTGGGCCAAGGAGACTAGGAAGCTGCCTTTGCTGTTCAATGCTCGCGCTGAATCATTAGCAAGCAAACCCATGTTCAGACAAGCGTTTCGCAGCCGACGCTGTCTCGTTCCTGCTTCCGGATTCTATGAATGGAAAAAGTCGGCAGAGGGAGCTAGCAAGCAACCCTTCTATATTTCGGCCAAGGACGGCCCCCTTTCCTTCGCAGGACTATGGGAAAGCGCGACGATCGATGAAACAGTCATCCATAGCTGCACGATCATCACCACGGACAGTAGCAGCTTGATGCGCCCAATTCATGACCGCATGCCAGTGATTCTCCCGCGTGAAGTATGGGATACCTGGTTATCCTCTTCACAGTTACCGGATGAGGCTCTTTTGTCGCTACTGCAACCTTATTCTTCAGAACAAATGCAATTATGGCAAGTCTCCCCTGCTGTGGGACGAGTAAGTCACGAGGGAGCGCAGCTGATTCAGCCGATCGATGACCAAGGATGAGCACTCCTTCAAATTCACCTCATAGTGCTGACAATCCTCTGGAAAAACTGCAGGGGTCGGTCGAACGCGTCACCTTTCATAGCGAATCCTCGGGTTTCTGTGTGTTGCGCGTTAAAGTCAAAGGTCAGAGAGAACTCATCACCGTAATTGGTTCAGCGGCTTCGGTCACAGCGGGTGAATATATCGAATGTGCAGGTTTCTGGGTCAATGACCGGCAACATGGTCAGCAATTTAAAACGATCTCGATAAAAATCGTCCCGCCTACCACCCTTGATGGGATAGAGAAATATCTGGGCTCCGGCATGATCAAAGGAATTGGCCCTCATTTTGCTAAGAAACTGGTCAGAGCCTTTGGAGCAGAGGTGTTTGATGTCATCGAACTCACGCCAGAGCGGCTGTTGACGTTACCCGGCATCGGCAAGAAACGGTTAGAACGGGTCACCAGTGCCTGGGCTGAACAAAAAGTGATCCGCGAAATCATGGTGTTCCTGCAATCGCATGGGGTCGGCACCTCACGCTCGGTGCGTATCTACAAAACCTATGGCGAACAAGCCATCGAAAAAGTCAGAGAAAACCCTTATCGATTGGCTCTGGACATTCACGGTATTGGTTTCAAAACCGCCGATACGCTCGCACAAAAGCTTGGGATTGCACCGGACTCCCTGATCCGGGCACAAGCCGGCGTGCGTCATGTATTGCAAGAATGGTCCAACGAAGGACATTGTGCCGCAGCACGCGATACTTTGCGCGATATGGCGGCGAAGCTCTTGGAAATACCTGCGCCGGTGATCGAGGAAGGCATCACTGCCGAGCTCGTGGAGGGCAATCTGACAGCGGAAACCATCGATCAGCACGAATTCATTTTTCTGACTCCTCTTTATCGAGCCGAAGTGGGATGCGCCAATCACCTGCTGCGCCTCAATCAAGGTGAGCCGCCCTGGGGGGCCATTGATGCCCAAAAGGCGGTTCCCTGGGTCGAAGAACAGACGGGGCTGACTTTATCAGCCTCCCAGCGTGCTGCCATCGAATTGATGCTGCAGCATAAAGTAACGGTGATCACGGGCGGCCCAGGGGTGGGTAAAACCACGTTGGTCAACAGCATCCTGAAGATCCTGAAAGCCAAACAGATCAATATTGCATTGTGCGCACCTACCGGCAGAGCAGCCAAACGCCTTGCTGAATCCACCGGGCTGGAAGCCAAAACCGTCCACCGCTTACTTGAGTTTGACCCTGCCATCTTTGCTTTCAAGCATAACGAAGAGTTTCCGCTGGAATTGGATTGCCTGGTCATCGATGAATCCTCCATGATGGATGTGACGTTGATGAATCAGTTATTGAAATCCGTGCCTTCAAGTGCAGCACTATTGATTGTGGGGGATGTGGACCAACTACCATCCGTGGGGCCGGGCGCGGTATTGGCGGACATCATCGACTCGGGGAGAATTGCCACCGTCAGGTTGACCGAGATTTTTAGGCAGGCGAGCACATCAAAAATCATTACCAATTCACACCGGATCAATCAGGGGATGCTACCCATAAGCCATAATGCTCAGGATCTGAGTGACTTTTATTGCCTCTATGCTGAGACGCCCGAGGAGATTTTTAGCAAATTGATGCAAGTGGTATTAGAGCGCATACCGCAGCGCTTTAACCTGCATCCCGTCAATGACATACAAGTGCTGGCACCGATGAATCGAGGGGGGCTGGGCGCACGCTCACTCAACATTGAACTGCAGCAGCGATTAAATGGAGTAAGTGAACCCAAGGTTACTCGTTACGGTTCGGTATATGCGCCAGGTGATAAAGTCATCCAGCAGGTCAACAACTACGACAAGGAAGTATTTAACGGGGATATTGGGGTGGTGCTTTCCGTAGATGTTGAAGAGAGCCTATTGCAAATCCAGTTTGATGAGCGCGTCGTAGATTACGAATTTAATGAACTCGATGAAATCTCTTTGGCCTACGCTATCAGTATTCATAAAGCACAAGGTTCCGAATACCCTGCTGTGGTCATCCCCCTGGCAATGCAGCATTACATGCTTTTGGAGCGAAACCTGCTCTATACCGGGGTTACCCGTGGCAAGCAGCTGGTCGTCATCATTGCGCAACCCAAAGCATTGGCCATGGCAATCAAGACTCAACGTTCCCAACGCAGGGTCACTAATCTGATTTCCCGTCTTTCAGAAATTGTCTGA